GACTGGGGGACTCCCCGCAAGTGGTTCCAAGCAATCTGAGCACTTGGCCTCTGAGCTGCGAAAACACAACTGAAGATCGCCCACCAAGATCATCGTTGCTAGATCATTTGCTAGTTAAGGGCTTCCGTCAAGAATCCGACGGTCATGGTGGAGCATGGTAGAGAAGGCTGTTGGCCAGCATAAGTGCCAACGGCCTACTCGTGTTTTCGGCTCGCTATCGACGGTGCGATGTGGTGGAATCGGACACATCCCACCAACGGCGAAGCCCTGGACCGTGCGCACACACGGGCCAGGGCCTCTTGGACCGAGGAGAGCCACCTCCCCATGTCCCTCATTGACGATACCGACGAGACCACCCTTCGCACCTACTACATGATCCGCATGGGCATCATGTTCTCCACCATCTGCGCCGCCGGACTCTCCCTCGGCGACCAGAGCCAGCTCGCTATGAAGATCATGGGCTGGAACGGCTGGGGCGGGGGACAGGCTTACTTCCTGCCGGGGTCCGTGATCGCGCTGGAAGTCGTGTGCCTGATCATCTACAACGTGGTGCGCGACCACCACCGCAAGACGCTGATCTTCCGCTGGAGCATCGTGGCGACCGTGGTGTCCGCGAGCCTCAACGTCATCTGGAGCCGAATCCACAACGGCTACGACGTCCCCTCCGAGTGGCTCGTCTGGTACATCGCCGTAGTGCCCAACGCCATGCTCCTGGCTTCGCTCAAGGTGGGTACCTACCTCACGCCTCCCCGGAAGAAGCAGCCGCTTCCCCTGGCCGAAATTCCGGCCCAGGAGGAGGCTCAGGAGGAGCAGGAGAAGGTAGAAGAGGAGGAGCCGCTTCCCCCGCCGCCTCCGAATGAGGACGAGGAGCGCGAGGAGGAGGAGAAGCCGGAGCCTCCCAAGCCGCCGTTCATCTTCCCGCTTCCCGACTTCGGGCAGGAGCTTCCTCGCAAGACGGTCCTCATCTGCCTCAAGGAGATCGCTGAGCGGAAGACCGCCGATCCGTACGACGACCTGGCGGACCTGACCGGCGCGTGGCTAGAGCAGGAGCACAAGATGATCGGCAGGCGCGGCTGGATCAACGCCAAGAGGGAAGCCACCGCGCTGTGGGAGAAGGAGCCCGCCAAGTGGCGGCAGCTCCTCCTTGAGCGTCAGAGCGCCTGACAGAGCCCTTCCCGCACGCTGAGGCCCCCGAGTTCTCTCGGGGGCCTTTGTTGTACCGTCGGTCCATCCCCAACAACATAGGAGGTGCTCAGTGGTTCAGCTCCCTGGGTTGGTCGATCGGAAGGTGCTCCTGACGATCACCTACGGCTCACGCCAGCTCCATGTCTGCGAGACCAAGGTCATCCCCGGTCCGCACGGAGAGACCGTCACCGAGATCGTGGACTACAACCCGGAGCCGCCAGCAGGGCGCGACCCGTACGGAGCTGGCGCGGTCATCGCGATGGAGGACCTGCGCAAGGTCATCGGAGCGCTGGAGACCATCGCCACGAGACGCGGCCTGTGACCGAGCGCCTGTACTGCAAGGGCTGCGGCGCACCTGTCGCTTACGCCGAAAAACGCGTGGCGGTCTCGTGCAGCCTCGTGTGTCTCTACCTGCGCCCGAGGGTCACCCTCCAAGAGGCGCGCAACCGGATGATCGCCTACCTGTACGACGTCCGCCAGCTCCCCTCCACGAAACTCGGGGAGATGTACGGCATGGAGCGCAGCGAGGTGATCCGCGTCCTACGCCAGCTCGGCATCCCCATACGTCCGCCAGGCAAGGTGCCGTACGGCTCATAACGAAGCCCGGATTTATATCCGGGCTTTCTCTATTTGTACGCTCGAAGGGGGTTTTTCGAGGGTATGAATAGTGGAACAGGTAGACGAAGAATACTTTGACGAAGAACTGACTGACGAGACCGAGGCCGAACGACAGGCCCGGCTCGATACGGAAGTCGTCCTGGACGAGCTTTCGGCCGAATTCGTGTCCATGCTCGTGGACAAGATGATGGTGATCGTCGATACTCTGAGCGGCCATCCGCTGTATGAGTATCAGCGTCCTTTCGCCCGTCGGCTGATCGAGTCCGTCATCATCGGAGACGGCGCCACGATCACTGCGCTATTTTCCAGACAGTCCGGCAAGAGCGAAACGGTGGCCAATGTCGTCGCTGCGCTGATGATTATGCTGCCCGTTCTCGCCCGCATTTACCCGGACCTTCTTGGACACTTCAAGGAAGGGCTCTGGGTCGGCGCCTTCGCACCCGTGGACGACCAGGCAGACAACCTGTACTCGCGTATCGTGAGCCGTCTCACGAGCGAGCGGGCTATCGAGATCATGGCCGAGCCCGAAATCAATGACGCCCTGAAGGGCAAGGGGCGTACCGTGACCCTGCGGAGCGGCTCTCTGGTACGCCGCCAGACTTGTCACCCGCGCGCCATCATCGAAGGCCGGACGTACCATTTGATCCTCATCGATGAATGCCAAGGCGCGGATGACAAAATGGTCAACAAGTCCATCGCGCCGATGGGTGCCTCCACCAACGCCACAATGTGCTTCACAGGCACACCCAGCTATGAGAAAAACGTCTTTTACAAGGCCATCCAGCTCAACAAGAGATTGGCCAGTCGGCGCGGCTCTCGGGTCAATCACTTCGAGGCGGACTGGAAGGCTGCGGCGAAGGCGAACGCCCGCTACGGCAAGTACGTCAAGAAGGAGATCCTGCGCGTCGGAGAGGACTCCGACGAGTTCAAGCTGTCCTTCCGGCTGATGTGGCTGCTCGAAAAGGGAATGTTCACGACCCGCGAAGTCCTGGACTCCCTGGGCGACAAGTCCATGGAGGTCGTGAAGTACTGGCACCAGACCCCAGTGGTCGTCGGAATCGACCCCGCCCGAAAACAAGACTCGACCATTGTGACGGTCGTCTGGGTGGACTGGGACCGGCCCGACGAATTCGGAATGTATGAACATCGCGTACTCAATTGGTTGGACCTGGAGGGCATGGAATGGGAGGCACAGTACTACCGCATCACCGAATTCTTGAGTTCCTACAACGTGTTTGCCATCGGTGTCGATGTCGGCGGTGTGGGTGATGCCGTAGCCTCGCGCCTGAAAGTCCTCATGCCCCGCGCGAATATCGTGGAGATGGGATCCATGCCCGGCGACCAGTCCAAGCGCTGGAAGCACCTCAACCAGCTCCTTGAACGCCGGATGATCGGCTGGCCAGCGCACGCGAAGGCGCGTCGTCTGCGCACGTACAGGCGCTTCGTGCAGCAGATGGAAGACCTTCAGGTCGAGTTCAAGGGACCGAACATGCTGGCCGAGGCCCCAAACGAGACCGGCGCTTTCGACGACTATGCCGACTCGCTCGCGCTCGCCTGTGTGCTGACGCAGGAGACGCAGATGCCGGTCATGGAAGTGGCGAACAACCCGTTCTACTGAGCCGTTAACAAATGAAACTCCTCGGATTCTAGCCTGGAAACGTAGCTACGCTTTTCGAGGAGTTTCATCTAATGGCAGAAAACGTTTCTCCCCTCTCCCCGCACCCGGCCATCCCCGAGCGGGTTACGCCGGTCTACGAGCGCAAGATGGCGTCCAACCCCGCTCGGCGCGGCCCCCTGCGTTTCGAGGAGGGGATCGCGAGCGACACTGACGTCCCGAACGACTTCAGCCTTGGCGTGAACAACGGATACGTCACCGCGCCCGGCCGCCCCAACCGCGTGGCTCCGACCTGGGTTCAGCCGCCGGAGAAGACCCTCCAGCAGCGTGCGCACGTCGGCTCGGCTTCGTGGGTGGAGGCCCCGACCTACCTGGGCGAGTTCGCCCACGGCGGCCTGGGCAACAACGGCGAGGTCGAGTTCGAGCAGGTGGTCCGCTCCGGTGGCCACTACATGCGAACCAACCCGGCCCAGGTCAACGACTGATGACCCCTGCTGATCTCGACAACCGGTTCAGCCACCACCCGCCGGACGAGGAAGCGGTGACGGCCCATGAGACCGTTCGCCGCCTCTGCCGGAATCTGGCCGGATCACTGAACGAGATGCTCCCCGAAGGGCGTGAGAAGGCGCTGGCGATCACGCACCTGGAGCAGGTCATGTTCTGGAGCAACGCCGCCGTCGCCCGCACCAACTAGCAGACCGAGAGAGAGAGGTACCGCTTGTCCATCGATCTTCCCCGAGGCTCTGGCTACACCTTCCTGAGCCAGACCGTCCCGGCCTGGGCCGTGACCACCAGCATCTCAGGCACGCCGTTCCCCACCACGTGGGCAATCAAGATGACCGTCCCCGCCGGTATGAGCGTGAGTTCGGCGCAGGTGGCGATTGTGCGAAAGCCGGGCGCGGCAGGGCGTGTCCGCTCGGTCTTCTACGCCTTCCCTGACGAGCCGGGAGACTGGCAGGCGTTCCCGGTGGCGGCTTCCCTCTGGAGGGAAATTCCCGAGCCGGGCGCAGGCTGGGTGGCACTGAAGTACCCCTCGTCCGTGCCCGCACGCGATCAGGACTGGCACGGCTGGGTGATGCTGGAGTTCGCTGACCTCCCTGAGCTGCCGCACGTCATCCTGCCCGTGGCGCGACCGTACACCTGGGACGAGCGCCACTCCGGCTACGACGTGTACTCGTCCGTAGACTCGGCGACTGTTCCCCTTCCCCCCTATCTCGACCTTTCCGATCTGACGCCGCAGATGAGCATTCCGATGGTCGGTATCTCTTAACGCATTACAACTTCCCAAATCAACTCAAATAGCCTGGATTGTGTGATCAGCAATCCGGGCTATTTGCGTGAAGGGAGGTGATGCCATGAGCGGTTTCAATTTCTATGCCCCGTCACAGCAGGCCAGCGGTCTGTCTGTGTCTATCTCCCCACTGGGTCTGGTCGAACTGTCTGACCAGGAGTGGGAAGTATCCGGGCCGCGCCTCAACAGGTACGCAAGAAATTGGGCCTTCTATTGACCTGGGCTTCCATTGGGCTAGCCGCAGAGAATATGGGGAGCCCCAACTTACGTTCAACTACGTTCGCGCGCTGACCCGCTTCTCGAACGACTTCACGTTCTCTCGTGGCGTCAGCTTCACGTCTGCCAAGCAATACGAGCACATCATCCCAGCGCTTCTCAACCGCGTGTGGGAGACAGACAACGACAAGCCGACCGTGCTATCCGAGATGGCCGAGAACGGCGCTGTGTCGGGCGACTGCTTCGTCAAGGTCGCGTACGAGCGGAACTTCACTGATCCGGCCGGAAATTGGCGGCCAGGGCGTGTGCGGGTGCTGCCGCTGAACGCGGCTCACTGCTTCCCAGAATGGCACCCGCACGACAAGGAAAGATTGATTCGCTTCCGCCTCCGTTATAAATTCTGGGCTACCACAAATGACGGGACACGAAAGGTCTTCACCTACCAGGAGATCATCACAGAGGACTCCATCCAAGAGTGGGTAGATGACCAGCTCCTCGAAGAGCGGAAGAATCCGCTGGGTGTCATCCCGATCGTGCACATCCCCAATGTGGCGGTCTCCGGATCGCCGTGGGGCCTGTCGGACATGGATGACATCGTCCCCCTGAACCAGCAGTTCAACGAGCTGGCGGTGGCCATAGCCGACATCATCAATTATCATTCGGCGCCCGTTACCGTGATTACCGGTGCCCGCGTGAACAACCTGGAGAAGGGCGCCCGAAAAATCTGGGGCGGACTGCCGCCGGATGCCAAGGTCTTCAACCTGGAGAACGGCGTTGATCTCCAGTGGCCGCTCCAATTTCTGGAGATGCTCAAGCGCTCCATGCATGAGATGTCGGGCGTGCCGGAGAACGCTCTGGGCCAAGCTCAGCCGATTTCTAATACGTCCGGTGTTGCCCTGGCACTCCAGATGTTCCCGATGATGCAGAAATACAATGCGAAAAAGCGCCAGTACACGCAGGGACTTCGCAGGATCAATGAGCTGATCCTGCGCACGCTCTTCCTGTTCGAGCCCGCGACCCTTCGCTATGACCAGGCCACAGACGGCATCATTCAGCCCGGCCAGCCTGAGGTCATCGACCCGCGCGACCCGCTCGTCTACCAGACGGCTTGTGAATGGCCTCCGCCCTTGCCGGTGGACGACCTCATCAAGCTCAATGAGATCCAGCTCAAGATGGGCCTGGGCCTCGAAAGCAAGCGCGGCGCCCTCAAGGCGATGGGTGTGGAATTCGCCGATGAGAAACTGCAAGAACTGTTTGAGGAGCAGGTGCGCGACGTCAAGGAGTCGGGCGCCCTGGACCTTATTACCGCGCAAATCGCTTCTGCTATTCTCCAAATGACGGGAATGTCACCGCAAGGTGACGGAACCGCCGCCCCGCTCACTGGGACTACGAATTCGGATTCTGCGGGCAACACGCCTGGCACGGCTATCGGGCAACCGGCAGTCATGGCAGGTGCAGAAGAAACATTGATGACCGAACTCGTGACACAGGCTTATGGCGCGAAAACGCCGGAACGCCGAGATCCGGAGAATAAACTCTAGGGATCCGTGCTAAATGCCCGACCAGATCAGTGAGCAGACCGGCAGCGTCATCGACGCTCCGGAAATCCCGGTCCAGCCCTCCGGCCGGACGTACACCGCCGACGACCTCGCGCGGGTACGCCAGCAGGAGAAGGACAAGCTCTACGGCCGAATCACCGACGCCGAGGAGCGGACGCGCACGATGCAGTCCCAGCTTGAGGAGCTGCTGACCGCGCGCAGGACCGAGGAAGAGGCCAAGGCCGAGGCCGAGAGGCAGCGGGCCGAGGCTGAGCGCCTGCGGCGCGAGGAGGAGATGTCCGTACGGGATCTCCTCGCCACCCGCGAGGCGGAGTGGAACGCCCGAATCGAGCAGATCGAGGCCGACCGCGAGCGCGAGCGCATCCTGCTGGAGAAGGAGCGCCAGATGGCGCAGCTCCAGGCGTATATCCAGACCAGGGTCAACGACGAGCGGGAGCGCATCGCCCCCCAGCTCATCGACCTGATCACTGGCAACAGCCCCGATGAGGTTGAGGCGTCCATCGCCACGATGATCGCCAAGACCGACGCCATCACGTCGGAGCTGGCGGCAGCGCAGGGCGCGCTGGCCGCCGAGCAGCGGGGAGTGTCCGCAGCCGGATACACCCCGATGGATGGCCCCATGGACAACTCTCTGAACACGAAGACGTACTCCTCCTCCGAGCTAAACGACATGCCGATCTCCGAGTGGGCCAAGATCCGTGGCCAGGTCATCGGAGCGGCTTCCTCCAGCCGTGGAATCTTCGGATAGGAAGTACGTCCTTCATGCCTAGCGCAATCACCGGTACCCCCAACCTCAGCGCCAACCCGACGGCGTACACGGGCGGTGCTAACTCTCAGCTATCTCCGGTCATCCAGACCATCTGGAGCAAGGAGATTCTGTTCCAGGCGATGCCTGTGCTAAAATTCGAACAGTTCGCCGTGAAGAAGACTGAGCTGGGCGTTCAGCCCGGTTTGTCCATCAATTTTACCAGGTATAACAACCTCGGCAAAGCCAGTCAGCTCGTTGAAGGTGTGCGGATGCAAACCGCCGCGCTGACTGCCACCCAGTTCTCAATTACTGTCAGTGAGCACGGCTATGCCATCGGCGTGACCGAATTGCTCCTGAATGCGTCGTTTGACGACGTTATGGCCACGGCGTCCCGTCTGCTCGGGCGTAACATGGCTACCTACCTGGATGAGAGCGCGAGAAACACCCTGCTCCAGGCAACGTCGCACATCTACGGCTACGACAAGATCATGTCCTCGGCCGCGCAGACGCGGATGAGCCCGTTCGATCTGGGCACCCTTCCGACCGCCACGCAGGTGACCGGCGAGCCCAACGGCACGACCTCCATGCGCATGGGCCTGACCGGCAACTACCACCTCACGGTCTCAGCGATCAAGGACGGCGTCGAGACCCTCAGCACGAAGAACACCCCCAGGCTCGGGGACTCGTACGTCTGTTTCGTGCATCCTCACCAGAGCCGCCGACTGAGGGACGACCCGAACTGGATCAACATGACCCAGTACGCGTCCCCGGGGAACTTCCAGATCGGTGAGATCGGCCGTATCGACGATGTCGTTTTCATCGAGAGCACCCAGGTCAGCAAGCTGACGAGCGCCACTCGGGCGGAGCTGGGCGGCAAGTACGAGGACGTCTCGCTCGGCAAGGCGATCGACGTTCCCACAGGTCAGTCCGTGTACCAGGCTGTCCTTCTGGGTGACAACGCCTTCGGCCACGCGATCAGCCTGCCGGTCGAGCTTCGCGACGGCGGCATCCAGGACTTCGGCCGAGAGCACCTGCTGGCCTGGTACGCAATCTGGGGACTGGGTTTGATCACTGACCAGTCCGTGGTTCTGATCGAGACCAACTGATTTACCTGCTCATAGCCCCTATCGTATCACGGCGATAGGGGCTTGGGTACACTCACTGGGTATTAAGAAACCCCCGCTCTGGGCGTGAGAGCGGGGGTTTCCTCGTGTGACGGCTACTCGTTCAAGCGTCGTCGCGCTCAACTCGCAGGCGCAGGTGCCGGTACCACCAGCGGAACGCCCTCGCTGTGGGGATGGCGAACTCCTGCACAGGCTCGTCATCACCGTTCAGCACATCGAGCACCGCGTAGCAATCGCGCTCAGGCGGCTTGACATAGCCGACGGCCCGCGCCCGGTTCAGCGATCGGACGATGGATCCCCGTCCGCCGGGTGCCTCCGAGACGGTGTAGGTGCGGCCCTCGCCGTTCACCTCACGGAAGGCGGTGAGGGCTGCGGCGGCTGGGTGAAGCTCGGGGAGTTTGGTGGTGTGCATGCTGGGGTGCTCCTCTTCGGGGATAGTGCTTGATCGTGTGGGAGAGGGCTACTTGTCGGAGTTGAAAGCCGCCTCGTCCAGCGCCTTGTCTTCCAGCTCCACCACACCGTCCGGCCGGATCAGCCGGGCAAGGGACGCGCCGTGCTCAACCATCAGAAGATCGGCGTAGACAAGGGCCTGCCTGCGAGAGTCTCCAGCATCTTCCCGCCAGAAGACGCCGTGATCGGTGTACTCCAGGATCCACTGGTCTTCGCTCATTCGCTCATCCTCATCGTGGGCCAGCGGAACAGCAGCTCGTGTCGCTTCTCAGGGGTGCTGTAGTCCACGGGCGTGATGCCCTTCCAGGTGACCTGAGCCTTGGTCTGCTCCAGGGCCGCGAATCCGTAGGGGATGTTGTAGGTCACGTAGTCGATGACGTCACGGCGCGTCTTGCCGGGCCGAATTCCCGCCCAACTCTCCCAGGACTTCGCGGAGACCTCCACGAGGAAGTCATGATGCCACGGCCTGGCGCTGTTCCAGCGGACGACGGCATCGGTGTCAGCAAATCCGGCGAGGTATGTGATGTGCGAGGAGAGGACCATGCCGACGCCGAGATCCACGTCCTCCTCACCGTCCTTCCACCAGTCCATCCATGGGTCTCGATCGACCCGAATTTCGCAGCGGAGCCGCAGCTTCACACCTGCCTGCCCAAGAGCAGCTCCAGGTCAGTCCGGAGAAGGTCGAAGTCCCCAGCAGCGGTACGTACGGTAGCCATGGCGTTGGCGTGGAGGCCGCGTGCCTGCTTCGGCCGGGCGTCCAGGAAAGCGTTCAAGCGGTCCAGCGCTTGCTGTCGCGCGGTCGGCCGCAGGACCCATTCGGCTGCGCCGTCGGTGGCGTCCTTCACGGACTGGCTCGCTTCGACGACCTCGTACTCCCGGCCGTTCACGTGGACCGTAGGGTGCTTCACTGATCCTCCTTCTCCACCAGTTCGATCCACATACCGCGTCCGTCCACCTTGCCTTCGTAGCGGAAGTGTGCAACGAGGACGAGTTTGCCGTCAGGCTCAACGCGGAACACCGGATCGTCCTTCACGCCCCGGTTGTAGATGAAGACGGAAGGCGTCTCCAGGTCGATCACACCGGCTTCGGTGAGGAGCTTGAGGTCCGTGCTGAACGGTCTGTTACGGCTGACGAGCTTCGTCTCGGCCATCAAGTGCGCGTACTGGCCGCGCTCGACGAACATGGCTCCGCCGTCACTCTTGCGCGCTGCGATGACCACCAGATGCGCGCTGTTGTGTACGTGATGCTGGCCGATGGCCTTGGACCACGTTCGCGGCATGAACGTTTGGCTGTTGACGAAGAGCTTCACTGGTTCTCCTTGTCAGGGTGGGGGGTGCCCCACAGGATTTCGTGGATCTTCATGATGTCGCCCGCGTTTTCGGTGTAATTCGGCGGGATGATGGCGCGGATCGCTTCGACGATCTCTTCGGCCGCGTATTCCTTGCGGCGCTTGACGTTGCGACGGTTGGCGGCCTGGGCCTTGGTGAGCCGCTGCAAGTGGTCCCGTTCGAGGCACAAGCTGTTGCCACACATCACCACGGCGACCTCATCGTCTGCCAGGTCGCAAACCTGAGCGACGACCCAACGGCGGACGTTGATGTGCCCGCTGTTCCGCGCCCCTTCTTCATATACCGAGGAGTCCCAGTAGCGCGGGGCGCCCTTGCTGTCTGCTGAGCCGGTCCAGATGAGGCAGGTCTTTCCCCGGAATTCTCTACCATCGCGAACTCTTCGCGTGTTCGCGGCCAGAACGTCAGCGCTCATTGGAGGATTCGGAGTCCGTTCCTTCACGCCTTCTTCGCGTCGCTTCTTTGCGCGGTAGCAGGCTTGGCAGTCGTCTCCCCGAAATTCCGTCTTCATCGCGTGGCAAGTCGGGCACTCGTGCCCGTCCGGGTACCTCATGTAGACGAAGGTACACTCATTGATGCTTGACGTCAATCTCATTACTCAAATCGTGTACCAGGGAAACGCGGGTGAAGCCGAACCGGACATTAACATTTTTTCCGGGGCGAACTCCAAACTTGATGTGACTAGTCGTCGATCACGTATGGAGAAACTGTGGCTGGACGTCCGAGAAAGAATCCGCAGGACGTTACTGGGCGTATCGCTGAGGAACTCGCGGAGAAGCACGCTGACGAGCTGGCGGCCCGCGCTGGTCAGCTCTCGACCATCACCGGCACTGTTCCGGCCTGGGGCGATGAGCAGCCTGAGGTGGACTACACCAAGCCTGCCGAGCCGGTCTCGGAGGACGCGGGTGAGATCCAGATCGGCTCTGCCACGGGCGAGTCCTTCCGGCGAATTCGGGTGAACACGGATATCGACCAGATGACCGTTGGTGCTGGCACCTCCTACGACTTCAAGCGCGGCGTCGTCTACAAGGTCCCGTCGCACGTCGCCCTGGTGCTGGAGCAGAAGAACCTGGTGTGGCATTAGATGAGCGATCCCAACGACATCCCCGCTGAGGGCGAGTCCTGGCAGCTCATTGACGACTGGGGCGTTGGCCCCGGAATGCTGCTGGCCGGTGCTGAGGTCACGGTCCTCGGTATCTATCCGCCTGGCACTCCCGGCATCGGCTATTCGGAGCACGACTCCGCCGTTTGCCAGCACACGGGCCTGGACGGGAACACGCGATTCCTCGCCCTCGCGGTTCCCGATTTCATCATCATGTTCCGGAAGGTGTCGTAATGCCAGGTAACCCGACCGCGCACGGTGCGCGGACCAAGCTCAACTATTACGTCGGCAAGAACCTGGAGTACAGCGCTACCTTCCAGACCTACCTTGCTCTGCTGACCGCCAATGTGGCTGACAACGTCGAGATGACGTCACTTCCGGAGCTGACCACGCCCGGCTATTCGCGGCAGCTCGTTGCGTGGACGGATGCGACGCTGGCCCGGCCGAGCATCATCTCCAACAGCGGCATCATCACCTTCGGTCCGGTCACCCAGGATGTGACGGTGCCGATTACCCACGCGGTCCTGGTTACCGTTCCGGTAGGTACCACGGGCAAGGTTCTCTACAAGTGGCAGCTCGACTCTCCGCAGCAGCCGGTCAATGGCCAGGCTCTCCAGATCGCGGTGTCGAAGCTCTCCATCAGCGAGTCCTGAGACCGATTGACAAAAGCCCCCGATTTTCGGGGGCTTTTGTCATTAACAAACAAAATCGGGCAGAGCTGAGAATAGGAACGTGCCCACTACTACTGCTGATGTCATCGCTCGGGTACGGACTGAACTCGGCGACCTGGGCGCAGGCTTTCTCAAGTCTTTTGACGGCGGACACGACTCCTACGAGACCGGTGTCCGCAACATCGATGGCTCATCCGTCAGCGTGCGGATCCTGTCCGGCGGCGTGTCCACTCCGGTGGATCCGGAGCTGGTGATGCTCGACCTGCGGACCGGCCTGCTGAGTCTGGCCGAGCCGGTGCCGGTGGGGGACAAGCTGCTCGTCAGCGGCACGGCGTACGCGATGTTCTCCGACGCCGAGATCACGCGCTTCGTGCAGACGGCGGCCCGCCAGCACTGCCACGGCCAGACGCTCCAGACGCGCTACCGCGAGGAGACCACGGGCTTCATCCGGATCTTGCGGGTGGCCAAGACCTTGTCGAACCTGCCTGAGGTCGAGATCGACGCCGTGGCGATCCTGGCGACGATCGAGGCGCTGTGGACGATGCTCACCGATGCCTCCAGTGACACCGATATCTCCACGGCCGAGGGCACGCACCTGCCGCGTGGCCAGCGATTCGACCAGATCATGCGCATGATCGATCTGCTGACCGACCGCTACAAGAAGCTCTGTCAGCAGCTCAACGTTGGCCTGTACCGGATCGAGCAGGGCACGCTGCGGCGCGTCTCCTACATGACCGGCCGCTACATCCCCGTTTTCGCGGCCCGCGAGTACGACGAGTACGGCCCGCCGATCCGCCAGCTTCCCGACCGCGACATCCCCGACCAGGACGAGTCCGGCATCCCGTCGCCGGTGTGGGGCGGTTTTGGTTACTGATGTCTCGACTCGATAGGAAACGCGGGCGCTTCGACGCCACCTACGAAGCCGCTCTGGCTGATGACTCGATGGTGGATCACCAGGACGTGTGGGGCGACTGGGCGGAGTACTACCGCTACAGCAGCCAGGAATCGGCCTACCACGATGTCTATGACGAGCCCGCGTCCGGCGGCAGGGTCTTCCACGGCCCGATCCGGATCCCGGTGATTCGCCTGATCCGTGAGGAGGGCACGCCCGACCGCATGCCGGGCGGCCTGTACTGGACCGACAGCCTGCACGTGACGGTGCCGATCGCGGGCCTGGAGCTGGCGGGCCTGGCGGCCATGGACGTCACGCATGGCCAGTACGTCAGGGACCGGCTGGTCTATGACGACCGCGTCTACCGCGTCTCCCGCATTTCCGTGCTTGGCCAGATCCGCAGGCGTGATCTCGTCGCGGGCATCGATGCCGTTCAGCTCAAGCCCGAAGACCTTCGAGGGGATGCGCAGTTCTCGAAGTGGTACTTGACGGAGCGCCAGCCGGAATTGCCGCAGAATCCGTGACGGATTCCATTTTATAAACGTTTGTGTTTCCGCCCTTACTCTGAATGTGTAGTCGTTTCTATTAAGGGTGTGCATTGTGGATGAGGACGAGGACGAGGGCGCGATTGGCTGGGGCGAGTAACCAGTCATGCCGTGGGTGCTTCGCGAGGATCGCGCGATAAAGACGAGGCTTTCTGGGATCAGTCTTCCTGGTCTCACGGAGCCCGTTCCTGTGCGTTTCTCGCAGCCCGAACCCGAAGCCGCTGACATGACGTACCCCATCCTGGTTCTCACCCGGACAGGCGTCTATCAGGCTTTCGAACGCGAGCACCGAGGCCGTGTCCGCATTCCTTACACGCCCGAAGGTAAGGACCCGGTTCCTGACGGTGCACGCTGGGGTTACTACGCGGGATTTCCGATCCCTTTCGACATCGACTACCAGGTGTCGGTCTTCACTCGCGCGCAGGAGCACCAGACACTCCTGACGGTCGAGCTGGGGAGGGAAGCGCGGATCCCGCATCGCGGTGGCGCACTGCACATCCCGGAAATCGGGGTGCACGTGTCCATGGACGTTCAGGCGGGGCCGACATATTCATCCCGTCTGGACGCCGACAACAAGCGCATTTTCGAGACCTACTATCTGGTCCGCGTCGCCTCTGAGATGACGCCCTGGGACATTGAACGGCTCACCTTCCCCGATCGAGTCGCCGGGACACTTCGGCCCCTGCGCGACGACAAAGAGACAGAGCACTTCGACTTCGTCTACGAAGCCGAAGAGGACTAAAGAGGAGTTCAGTGGCCGAGTACCTAACCCCAGGTGTATACATCGAGGAGGATCTGTCTCCTCGCGGTGCCAATGGCTATGGTGACGCGCGGGCTGTGGCGGCATTCGTCGGGATCACGGAGAAGGGTCCGGCGCTTCCGACGAAGATCAAGTCGTGGGCGCAGTTCGTGAACCTTTTCGGTGGATTCATCTCCGGCAGTTATCTGCCGTACGCCGTCTACCTGTTCTACAAGAACGGTGGCGGCCAGTGCTACATCGTGCGCTCGACGCGTTCTGACGCGACGTACGCCACGGTGACGCTGAAGGATTCGACGCCGTCCGGTGCGCCGAACAACGGTCCGAAGGACGCGCTGAAGGTCACGGCGCTTTCGCCGGGAATCGGCGGTAACTCGCTGTCGGTGCACGTGGTGCCGACGGGTGCGCCTGCTGGCCGGTTCACGCTGATCGTCCGCGATTCCGGGCGAGAGGTCGAGCGGTTCGAAGACCTGTCCTCGAACCCCGACGACAGCCGCTATGCGGTGAACATCGTCAATAGCACGTGGGCTGGTTCGCTCGTGCTGCGGTTGACGAACGTCAAGATCACCGAGACCTACACCTACAGCGCGACCAACGATGTCATCCCCGCCCAGGACGGAACCCTGGGTACCGGAAATGACGGCGTCGCACCGTATGACATGGTCACGGCGGCGAAGAAGCTGGGTGACCTGGACGACAACATCGACCTCAACATCCCGGCCGTCGTCAGCGACTCCATCATCAACCCGGTCCTGGAGTGGGCGGAGAGCACCGGCAAGGTGTTCGTCGTCATCGACGGCCCGCGAGGTACTGAGGGCTCGACGTCCACGCAGATCGCCGCCGGTTACACGGGCCTGGTGCTCGGCTCGGACCCGTACCGGGCGACGTCGTACGGCGCCGTCTACGGTCCGTGGCTGATGGCCAATGACCCGGCCACGAACATGTACGGCGCGGTCAGGCTGCTGCCGCCGGGTGGTGCGGTTCTCGGGCGTTTCGCGCGCAATGACTCGGTGCGGCATGTGGCCAAGGCCCCGGCCGGTACGGAAACGCGGCTCGATGGTGTTCTCGCGGCTGAGTGCAAGTTCACTCCCGCTGAACTGGACGACCTCGCGGACAACCACATCAATGTCATCCGGCTGGTGCCCGGAAATGGCATCTGCATCATGGGTTCGCGGACGTTGAAGCGCGAGCTTCCCGACCGGTATGTGCCCGTCCGGCGCACGCTCATCATGCTGCGAAAGCAGCTCGGCGACATCACGAAATTCGCCGTGTTCGAGCCGAACGGCCCGGACCTGTGGCAGGTCATCAAGATGACAGTGGACCGTTATCTGCTGGCTCAGCTTCGGCAGGGAATTCTCGCGGGACGCAACGAGAGCGAGGCTTTCAACACCATCTGCTCGGACACGAATAACACGCCGCAGACCATCAACGCGGGTCGTGTAAATGTCGATGTCCGTGTCGCGTTGCGGTATCCGGCCGAATTTATCGTCATTAAGGTCGGTCAGTGGGATGGACAGACCTCGACCGAAGAGAACTTCTAAGAGAGAGGTCTGTGAGAAATGCCTACTGGACACCTTCTGACGTCTGATCCGCTGCGGAACTTCAAGTTCAAGGTGGCGTTTTCGCGGGGTGGTGCGAATGGCACTGCCGGTATCGAGCCGCCCACGCAGATGGGCTTCATGTCCGTCTCCGGACTTTCCGTAAATACCGATGTAATTCCCTACCGAGAGGGTGGGTATTCCACTTCGCCGCATAAGCTCCCTGGCCAGACGGATTTCCAGCCGGTGACCCTTTCCAAGGGCCTGATCGTCGGCGACGAGGGTAGCTTCATGATGCGCTGGATGCGCACCGTCATGGCCGTCTCATCCGGCGGTGACATGGGGCTCGGAACGCCGCAGGCGACGCAGGGATACGATTTCCGGGTGGACGTGGAAATCCAGGTTCTCAACCACCCGGTCATGGAAGGCGACGGCGATGTCCGCGCCCGGTTCAAGCTCTACAACGCGTGGCCTACGACGGCTAGCTTTTCCGACCTTGACGCCGGAGCAAATCAGATCATCGTCAACCAGATGACGTTGGTTCACGAAGGGTTTGGATTCACGATCGCGCCGAAGTCGGCCACCGGAACCGCCCAGGAGTTCTCCTCTGCGGGCTGACGTTAATATCTGAGGCGGTAATTCTCCTAACGTTATGTAAGACGAGCCCGTCGCATATTAAGGAGAATTACCGCCTTGGAAACGCACTCGGACATCACCTATCGGAACCCGGCCACGGACCTTGCGGCTGCTGCCGACATGCAGCGCGTCCTGGAGGACATGAACCCCCTCCCGCAGCCGGACGTACCCACAGACGATGTCGTCGAGCTGGCGTGCGGCCTGACGCTGGACGGCCAGGTGATCACTCTGGCTCGGGTGCGTGAGCTGACCGGCGCCGACGAGGAGGCCATCTCCCGGGCGGCGCTTTCGTCTGCTCCGGAGGCGTTCCTGACGACTCTCCTGGAGCGCGGTACCGTGGCCATCGGTGACCGGCCCGCCACCCCCGATCTCCTCGGCCAGCTCGTGGTGGGCGACCGTGACATGCTGCTGCTCGGCATCCGGCGAGCCACCTACGGCGAGAGCATCGATTACGAGCTGACCTGCGGCGGCTGCGGGCAAAAGCTCGGCGCGACCGTCGGCCTCGATGAGATCCCCATCACCAAGAGTCCCGTCCCCGGCGCCACGGAGTTCGAGGTCACCTTGAAGCGCGGCGTCGTCGCGAGGGTGCGCCTGACGCGGGGCGTGGATCAGAACGCGGTCGTCCACGCCGCCCGCGCGGGGAACCTGACGATCGCTGAGGCTGACACGCTGCTCCTGGCCCGCACGGTCATCTCCCTGCGCGGCCCGTCGGGCGCCACGCGCCCGGTCGCTGGCCAGATGGATGCCGAGGTCGCGATGCGTGATCTGGGCCTGGCGGATCGCGCCACCCTCCTGGAGGAGCTGCGCAAGCGCCGCGTCGGCCCGGACGAGGACGGCGTGCCCATCACGTGCGCAAGCTGCGCGCATGAGCAGAAGGTGCAGGTCACCCTGTCTGCCCTGTTTCGCTGGAACTAGCGATTACCGGCGCGTCGTGGATACCGACTCCGACCTCGTTCTCACCTACGGGTGGTCCGTCGGTGACGCGCGTGCTCTGACTGTGCGCGAACGCAGATATTACGTGGCGCTCGCCAGATGGCGCCTGGAGAGGCAAAGGGCCAATGGCTGAGACGTACCTGCTGGAGGCTAACGACCTCGCCAAGAATCTGCGGGACAACACCAAGACGCTGGTGGAGGTTCAGCAGACCTTCGCGAAGGTCCTGGCCGTGATGTCGCGCACCGGCAGCGGATTCGGCTTCGCAGCAGGTACAGGCAAGGGCAGCTACAACCCCACCACCCAGGCCCAGCAGCAGTCCTACCTCCCGGCCCGCCAGGGCTCCTATCTGCCGACCGCCAGGGCAGCCACCGGCCAGCAGCAGTCAGGCAGCGGCTACATCCTGGGCAACGTCATGGCCCCGGGATTCAAGCCGCCGAGCTACGGCACCAGCTACAACAACGGCGGTGCGGCAGCAGCCGGTGGCGGCGGCTCCAGTCAGCCCCCGAACGGCGGTGGCGGCGGAGGCGGGGGAGGGGGCGGCTACAACAACGGCGGCATGCCGCCAGCCGGAAGCGGTGGCAGTGGCGGTGGTGGCATGGCGGCTACCGGCGGGGGCGGCTACAACAACGGCGGCGTACCCCCGGGCAGCTCCGGCAGCTCGGTCCCAGGCAATCCCTTCTCCAGCATCCCGCCGACGCAGCGGCCGACCGCTCAGGAAGTCAGGCTGCCGTCCGGTATCGGTAGCCTGGCGGGCTTCGCGTGGGACTTCGCCGCCGCCTACGGCGACTCCAAGCGCGGCAAGATGCAGGAGATGCACGCCTACGCCTCCAGGGCGGCCCGGCAGATGCCTGCGGTCGCCTACGGCGGGGATCCGAACCGTCGGCGGGACGCCATCCGGCAGCAGACCTTCGGCCAGGACGCGACCAGCAGCTACAGCTTTTGGAGCTACAACCATCAGGACGCCCAAAACTCGAACTGGATGATGGGCAACCTGATCGGCACCCGCAATTTCCAGGGCTCCCCGCAGGCGCAGCAGCAATGGCGGGACTTCACCGGCCTGGCTGCTGCCAACCCGTACGCGTCGGCGACGAGCACCGCCAACCTTGAGGCGTACATGCGCTCCCCGCAGGCGCAGCGGCGCAGCGTGCAGATGGGCATCGGCGACACCTACGCAGGCGGCGGGAAGTACAAGGGCACGATCGACAACCTCTACGGCTATCTCGATTCCATCTATGGGCCGTGGGGCGGTGAGAAAATCGGGATGTCGGAATTCATGAAGTCCATGAAGCCGGGTCAGCTCGCTTCCGCGTCCTTTGAGAATTACACCGCTGGCATGGACGAGGAGATGAAGTCGAATGTCCGCGCCCAGCTCGATGCCATCGTCACCGTCAGCGAGCACGGCCTGAGCCAGAACGACTACAAGAAGGCACTGACCGATCTCACCCTCGACGATGCTGTTGACGGCAACAAGGCGAAGATCAGTGCCGCTCAGGAGAAGCTCAAGAAAGCCGGGCTCGCCGACGACACGATCAACACGCTGAAGCGATCCGAGGCGGTTACCAACGCCAAGGACGCGAACACGAACGAGAACTTCATGGGCGGCATGAAGACCGCCACCGAGCATCTGACCACGTTCAACAAGGCGTTCAACAACCTGTTCAAAACGCCTTTCGGAAAATGGTTGGTCAGCCTCACGGGATATGTCTCCACGGTCAATCCCTCGGTGCAGAACGGGTTGTCCATCGGTGGGTCGATCATGGACTCCATCCCGGGCCTGTCCGGTGCGAAGTCGTTGCTGGGCGGGATCCTCGCGCCGGGTGGTACGGCCACGGAGGCGTCCTCGTCCGCGCCTTTGCCGCCGGAGGCCGGATCAGGGAAGCCGGGGTCGAAGAACTCGGCCAAGAAGGAGTCGAGCAGCTCGCCGAACGTGGCGAGAGGCGTCATCGATGCGGCGCTGTCGAAGGTGGGCGTGCCGTACTCCTGGGGTGGCGGCAACGTCAAGGGGCCGACCCTGGGCACTGGGCGCGGCGCGAAGACTGTGGGCTTCGATTGCTCCAGCCTTGTGCAGTACGCCTACTGGCAGGGGGCGCGGATCAAGATCCCGCGTGACACCTGGAGCCAGATGAACGATGCCAAGGGCCGTAACGTCTCGGCGAAGGAGGCACAGCCCGGAGACCTCATCTATACCAGTGGCGGTGGCCACGTGAAGATGCTGATCAACCGGGGTGCCTACGTGCACGCGCCGCAGACCGGAAAGAACATTCAGGTCGTCCGAACGCGTAATCCTTTCGCGGGCGCGATCAAGATCAAGAGCTGGCTCAAGGGGCCGCGCGCTGGCGTGTCGCCCACTGACGTCCCCAGCGCCAACGTGCGTGATGGTCAGCCGCAGCGCGAGGAGGCCGGGCCGCGCAAGAACGAGGTATCGGCCCCCAGCGAGTCCGGTACCGAGGTCATCGGCGACGGCTCTACCAGCGTTCAGGGCACCGGCTCGCCCAGCTCCGGCGTCGCGAACTCGCTGGGGTCGGTCGAAGAGGTGGACGCGATCAAGGCTTTCTTCGGCTCGCGCGGCACCGGCAGCAGTGACATCGAGAAGGCGCAGAACGAGTTGGCGATCAAGGAAGCGCGTGACGATCCGTCCACGCTCACCGAGGCCAAGAAAGTGGGCGTCAAAGAAGGCAGCGACGTCAAGATCCCGTCCGTGCCGAAGGGGTCAGGCACCGCCGAGAGCAACAAGAAGATCGGCAAGAAGATGGCGGCCGAGCTGGGCTGGACGGGCAAGCAGTGGCGAGCCCTGGAAGCTCTGTGGCAGCGCGAGAGCGGATGGAACCACAAGGCCGACAACCCGACCAGCGACGCCTACGGCATCCCGCAGGCGCTCCCCGGATCCAAGATGGCCAGCGCCGGTAAGGACTGGGCCACCAACCCCGCCACACAGATCGAATGGGGCCTGGGCTACATCAAGAGCCGCTACAAGACACCGGCCAAGGCGCTGGATTTCTGGCAGCGCGCCGTACCGATCGGCGGCCGGAAGGTAGGCCACTGGTATGAGCAGGGCGCCTGGGAGATCCCCGAGGACGGCCACCAGGCGGTGCTGCACAAGGGGGAGATGGTCGTGCCGCGCCGCCCGGCCGAGCGGATCCGCGATGCGCTGCTGAAGGAGGCCGTGGCCCCGAATTCCCTGTCTGACCGCGTGGCCGGTGGCGGCGGCGGGGGTGGGGGGCTGACCTTCAACTTCGGGCCGGGCTCGATTCAGCTCACCGTCGGCGCCGGAGCCAATGTCGCTCTCGCCCGGCAGACGGCAAGCGAGGTCTTCTCGGAATTGGAGCGCCTCCAGCGAACCAAGCGCATCTCGAAGGGACGCTAGAAGTGGTTCAGTTCAACCCAGATTTTGATCCGGCGCTACAGGCAACATACGGGCCGGACGGCCAGACAATGACTGTGGCTCGTGGCTACATCGTCCAGGACAAGGCGATGCCGGGCCAAGACAAGCAGGGCCTCAAGTTCCTGTTCAACCCGTCCGTGATTGATGTGAACTATCCGAGCTACGAGGGCAACATCGCGATGGCGTCCGGTATAGACCCTACCGCGCAGGGTCTTTTTCGAGGTGTCACCAACCAGACATTGTCTTTCAGCTTGCTGTTTGACCGGTGGGCGGAAGCCTTCAATCAGGGGGCAATGGCTGCCGGTGTCAGCGTGGACATCGAGCAGCTCAAGGTCATGGTCGGCATGAATACCAAGCAGGCGTTCAGCACGGATCGCGACAACGGAGGCAGCACTTCAACGCTGAGTACGACCGGGACGGGCGTGCCCGTCTTCGTGCCGATGCGTTTCTACTTCGGCACATCATCGAACTCGCTGAGGTACTTCGGAAACATCACCGAGTTTTCCGTGCAGTATCAGCACTGGACGTCCTATATGGTGCCCACTCGATGTTCGGTTGAGCTGTCGGTGGCGCTGATTCCCGACACCGTTTCTTTCACCGATCCCGGCAGTAGTGACAGCGTTGACGGATACAACCCGGATCCGCTGCACGACTTCGGGAACAACTCCGCCTTGGAGCGGCTGCGGGAGGTTCCGAACTGATGGCCGAGAGCAGGTACGAGGGAATGCGGAGCGTCTACACCAAGCGGCGCGGAGCACTGGTGCGAGGCCGGGAGCTTCGGCCGAACAGGGCGTGGTCTTTTCGTTTTACCGAGTACATCGTCAAGGAAGGGGACCGGGTCGATCTGATCGCCTTCCGCAATTACGGGGATGCGGGATTGTGGTACATGATCGCTGACGCTAATCCTGAGATCCTGGACTGGATGACCGTTTCTCCTGGCATGAAGCTGAGGTTGCCGAATGTACTGGCGTAAGCCCTTGCTGGATTTCAAGGTCAGCGGAAAGAAGGTCTCACCGCCCGCCCTGGAAGTTCGGGTGGAGCAGAAGGTCTCTGAACACACCTTGATGTATATCTCCTTGCACTATCCGATGGACGGCCAGTTCGTCATCAAGCCGAAAATGTATAAGGAGAACAGCCTGGTTGAGGTGCGGTGGGGCTGGGAGCCGGACGACCTGCACACCTTCTTCGGCTACATCCACCACGCCGATTACGTCTCCGAGTCTCCGATGCGGCGCCAGAACGTGCAGGTGGATTATGTGCTCGTCGGCAGCGGCCAGGCGCTTTCGGTGACGCGGACCAAGGACTGGCGGGAGATGACCGACAGCGCGATTGCCAAGGAACTCGCGCGTAAGCATCAGCTTTCCATCGTGGCGCACAAGACCAAGCGGGTTCACAAGTACGTCTACCAGGACCGTAAGACCGACTACGCCTTTCTTCAGGAGCGCGCGGCAGCCTCCGGGCGGCGCTGCTGGGTGGAGAACGGCACCCTGTATTTCGTTGATCCTGCCGCATGGGCTGCTGCGAGGAAGGCGACCGCGCCCGAGTTCGAGATCCACAAAAGCGGCAACAAGTGGTACCACATCAACGACTTCAGGGCTTGGGTCGGCGACGACATGCCGGACCCGACCGGCCGGAAGATCGAGCACGCGGCCTACGGTGTCGATTTCAAGACGGGCCGGGAGATCTTCAATACGCAGGGTGACCCCAAGGCCCGCCAGGAGGTCATCCCAGACACGCGCCTGGACAGCCAGGACGAGCTGGACTACACGCTGGACGGAGCGCAGATCACCAGCCAGGACTACCTGTCGGCCACGGCCACGCTCAAGGGCTCCACGCGCCTCCAGCCCGGTCAGCCGATCAAGCTCAAGGGCGCGGCGGTCGCCGAGCGGCTGGCCGGTGAGTGGGTGATCACAGCCGCCACGCACACCCTGCGCGCTCCGGTCAACGCCCCGAGCGCCGGTATGGCGAAGATCGACTTCACCTCGCACGTGACGCTCGCGCGCAACGCCCCCGACACCTACACCTACCGCGATCAGAGCGCTCCGATGGTGGACGATTCGGCCGTGATGGCGGGCGGAAAGTGGCGGTCACGCACGATGCAGGAGGTGATTTTGTGAGCGAGGAAAAGCGCCCGGTTCACGAGGGCTATTTCTGGGGGCTCGTCGTCTCCACCCAGGACCCGGAAAAGAAGCGGCGCATCAAGGTACGGGTTCCTGATGTGCTGGGCAAGACCATCTCGGAGTGGGCCGATCCGGGTTCCATGACGATCTCCAAACTGAAAGTCGGGGAGAAGGTATGGATCCGGTTCCTTCACAGCGATCTGCGGTATCCGCAGTACTTCATCCCGCATGACGTCAAGAAGTTCGCGTTCCTGCACAATGACGAAGAGCTGCTGGAGCTGACGCACCCGGAATCTCCGGTGAAGGTCCGGGCTCCGAAAAGCCCAGCGATCGTCTCTGGAAGTTCGTCGTCGGTGAATCTGACCGGCGGAGAAGTGCACTGCATGGGCAAGGACGGTGCGGGTTATGTCAACTGCGTCGCAGCCGATTTCGTCTACGGCTCCAGCCGGGAACTCAAGGAGAACATCCGAGAGCTGGACTTCGACCCCGAGCAGGTGGTCCGAGATGCGCCCGCCAAATTGTGGAACTACAACGCAGAACACGCCGATCCCGTCATCACGCGCGTCGGCCCCATCGCGGAAATGCTGCCGGATCTGGTTCGCCAAGACCAGCATGTGAATCTCGCGGGGATGCTCGGTGTTCTGTGGGGAGCCGTCGCCCAGCTCTCCGAAAGGGTCGAAAAAATGCAGGCCGAGATTGACATTCTAAAAGGCGTATAACACCCAAATACACTGGGATTCGTAGGAGCCGGATTTCCAGATGTGAACGGGTGAAAACGTGGACGACGCGCTGAATTTGTCTGACTACGCGGAGGCTCAGCGAGCCGCGCGTATCGCGGCCGAGGATCGCGCCGTGGTGACCGAGGCCCGGCTGCGGACCGCGCAGGCGCGTATCCGGGAGCTGGAGACGCTCGTGCTGCTGTACCGTCCGGCGGATGCCGCTCCCCAGCCGGAGGCGTCTTTCAGACCGGCAGGCGGTAGCTACTTCAGCCCGGCGGGTCAGTACGGGGAGTCCTGATGCCCGTTGCCCTGGATTTGCCGTTTCGGATCGGAGCTGACGGCGGCATCGCGGTCACCCGTGATCCGGCCAAACAGATCGTGCAGCGCATCGTGTCCGTGGTCGGCACCGAGCCCGAGGAGCGGGTGATGCTGCCGCAGTTCGGTGTGCCGGTGCTCGACTATCTCTTTGAGCCCGGCGGCGGTCTGGTGGCGGCTGAGCTGACCGAGCGGACCAAGGTCCAGATGGCCATGTGGGAGCCCGGCGTCATCGTCAACGACGTCCGGCCTTTCCCCAAGCCGGATCAGATGAGCATCGCCTCCATCGACATCCGCTACACCCGCACGGACGCGCCGGACTCCCCTGACGGGCTGGCCCGCTCCATTCACACGGCGTCGATCGACTCGCGCGGCCGGATCAGGGAGAGGCTCCGTGGCTGACGTCCCCATCGACTACACCAGCGCCGACTACCAGGAGATCAAGACCGATCTCCTGCGGCATGCCGACATCATCCTTCCGGAGTGGACCAGCCGCTCGGAGGCCGACTTCGGCGTGGTGCTCGCCGAGCTGTTCAGCCACAGCGCCGACCTGCTCAACTACTCCATTGACCGGCTGCTGGCGGAGTCCTACCTGCCGACAGCCACCACGATGCAGGCCGTCATGACCATCGCCGACGTGCTGGGGTATGTCAGTCACTCCAACGTCGCAGCCGTCGGCACCGTCACCTTGATCACCGATGCCGACGGCCCGGCCGTCGTCGTGCCTGCGGGCACGGCCTTCAGCAGCCGCTACCTGGAAGCGATCGACGGCGTCTTGCGCTTCGAGTCCACCCAGGAAGTCACTGTTCCCGCCGCTGGCGGCACGGCGGTGGTACCCGTGGCCGAGGGCCGCACCACGACGAAGATGCTGCTCGGGGTGAGCGACGGCACCGAGCTACAGAAGTTCGAGATCCCCAATCGCGGAGTGATCGACGGCAGTGTGCGCGTCCACGTCGAAGCGCCATATGCGGACCTGGAGTGGACCTACGTCGCACGGCTCATCTACAGCGCACCCCACGACCCGGTTTTCACGATCCGCCCTGACCCCGAGGGCAGCGTCAGCCTCTTGTTCGGCGACGGCGTCAACGGGGAGATCCCGCCGCTCGGCTCCCGCGTGTACGCGACCTTCCGCAGCGGCGAGGGGCGCAACGGCAACCTGGGCGCGGGCCACATCTGGACCATGTCCGACGGGATTGACGGCGTCACGCTGGCCACCACTCCAGCAGGTGTGCCGATCTCCACGGCCATGACCGGCGGCGGGGACCGCGAGGACATCGAGGAGATCCGCCGCAACGCCTCCCTGGCCTACGCCGCTTTCGGCCGCGCCATCACTCTGGACGACTACAGCAAGATCGCACTCACGGTGCCGGGCGTCTCGGCGGCCAACGCCGTGTCCAACGTGAGCAGCTCCGTCGTGGTCTACATCGCCGGTCCCGGCCGGACGACCCCGAGCGTGGATCTGATCAACGCCGTGACGGCCCAGCTCACCGCCTCCTCCGCAGCGGGTGTGCGGGTCAACGTGCAGGGGCCGACCATCATCAAGATCAATTTTGGGTCGGTGACGACTCCGATGCAGCTCACCGTAGCGCCGACCTACCGCCGCTTCCAGGTGGAGACCAGCGTCCGCAACACCCTCACGTCGCTGGTCAACAGCCCGGACAACGGCTTCGGCTCCAAGATCACCATCGGTGAGGTCTACGGCGCACTGACGGCGATCCCTGGCGTCGTCAACATCACGATCCCCGTGTTGGCCCGGCACGACGCGGCGCAGACCGTGCTGGCCGATGCCGTCATGGCCGCCTACGAACTGCCCCAGCTCGGCACCATCACCATGGCCACTACCGGCGGGGTGGCTTGATGCCTGCGAACTATCCCGCGACGCTGCGCGGCTGGAGCACCAAGCGCGATTTTCAAGATCCAATTTTTGCCGCCCACTTCAACCAGGTCCAGGACGAAGTTGCGGCGATCGAGCGCACGCTTGGCCTGATGCCGCACAAGGCCACCAACAACCCGGCGGACCGCACGGTGGACTACGGCACGGTCACCGATCGCATCTTGGCCGCCGCCCGCGCCGAGCCCATGATCACCTACCGGGGTAGCAACATCGGCGCCCAGGTCGTCCCCAACGAGTACTTCCGGCCGCGCCTGGACCCGATCGAGGACACCCACGACGGCGCACACGGCACCGGCTACCGCATCCCCCAGACCGGCTACTGGGTGATCGTCGCCAAGGCCGACTGGCACGCCACCAGCCAAAGCCAGCAGCAGATCACCTCGCGCATCCTGTCGTTGGAGATCAACGCGAAGGACGTCGGGTTACGCGATGTGCTGCTGGAGACCGACGGCAACCGAGACAGCATGACGACCACGGTCACTTGGCAGGAAAACCTCGTAGAAGGCACGGACATCACCGTTGCCCTGCACGCCATTCTCGCCGACGTAAACCGCGCCGTCGCGCCGGTCAACGTCTACCTGCGCTGCTACCTGGTGCGCTGCCTCAACAAGGGCGGGCCGGGCATTCCGAATTCAGACTTCGATCCGGATCCGCCGCCGCCTCCGCCTCCGCCACCTGATGACGGCTGCCGCATTCACACCAGCTATGAGCCGCCACCGAAAGACGAGTGCAAGCAAACCTACACGGTGCGCTTCAGCAGCTACATGAACCGCTCGTACACGTACGACAACTGCGGAAACGCGGCTCCGTCTGAACCTAGGCCGCCGGGAGTCATGTACGAGGCCACTCCGGTCGGAGGCGGCATGTACGCGTACGACCCCGACAGCGGGTTCCCCAGCACTTAATCATTGAGAGGGTCCTGTGACCGCGTCCTATCCCCAGTCAATCCCGGTCTGGTCCACAAAACGTAATTACGTTGACGTCGTGTGGGCCGACCATATGAACCGCGTTCAGGAGGAGGTTGAGGCGATTCAGCGCACGCTCGGAATTGTGCCGCAGCGTGCCTCGAACAACCCGGGCGGATTGACTCCTGATCACGGCACCGTCGCCGCGCGCATTCAGTCGGTGGCGCGTGGAGAGCATGTGCCGTTTTTCCGGGGCAGCGTGCGCGAGTTCGACGTCACCACAAATGCCTGGCAGCGGCCGACCCTGCGCGCCGATGAGGATCCGTTCGGCATGTCCACCGGCACGGGAATCCGGCTGAACGAATCGGGCCTGTGGTGCTTCACGATCAAGGCGGACTGGCAGACCAACTCTGACACCCAGCGCTATGAGGCGATCCGGTCGCTGCGCCTGGAGATCAACGGCAACGACATCGGCGTGCGCCACGTGCTGGAGGAAGGCTCTCACAACAGAAACGCCTTGCACCAGCACATCACCTGGACCGAGACGCTGGCCAAGGGAACGCGGATCAGCATGGGAATCCGGACCGATCTCAACGCCAGCACACGCGAGCTGGACGCCCATTGCTACATGCGCGCTCACCTGATCCGCTGTCACCCCCACACGGGAGAAGGTGAGTCGGTCCCTTTTGACCAAATGCCCGACCAGAAGCCGGGCGATAAACCACCTGTCTGCATCCCCAAGCCGAGGCCGGACGAGTGCCGTTACACCGTCTACTGCTGCTATGAGGGACTGCGGACGGTTCCTCGCAGTGATATCAATCGCGGCGGGTCTGCTCTGTCTCGTATCCAGATCATCGACAACTCACACCGGTTCTACGACATGTCCCCGCACCCGATTTTCACCACGCTGGACGAAGCCATGGAATATCGGGATGAGCTGTGGTACCAGATGACCGGCTGGCGCGGCGCCTGGCAGGAAGCCGATAACGTTGTAGAAAGCGGAATCCATTGGCCATCTACCTAACCCATAACTACGGCACCCGATTTTATGGCCCCGAACCGGATTTGCCGAACTTCAATCCGGCATCCTTCACCGCGTACTCGCTGAACTACCTGAAGATTCACGTCACGTGGGATCCGCCCACCGGAGAATTCGCACGCTTCCGGCTGGTCAAGAACCGCTGGGGATACCCCGTCTCTGAAATCGACGGAGAAATCCTGCTCGACTCGGACACGCCCCAGACCTCCTACACCGACAGCGACGTCTTGCCGGGCACCTTCCATTATTATTCGGCCTTTATCAAGCTCGGCGGCCAGTGGATGTGGGCGGCCACCGCGAGCTGCCTGCACGTTGCCGACCACCAAAGCGCGGCCTGGCTGTGGTCACGCCTGCCGATCCACTACCAGATCATGCGCGGCAACCGGCTCGACCTGGAAGCCGACACCAACACCACACTGCGCCGGTACATGTCCCTGATCGGGTGGGGCCTGGACAAGGTCCGCACGAGCTACGCCGCCGCCTGGCGAAGCCAAGATCCCGGGTACGCGCACATCGGAGCCATCGACCTGCTGATTCAGCAGTTCGGCCTGCCCGCCTACCCCGGCCTGTCCGGTGCCCGAAAGCGGAGCTTCGTACGCGATGCCGCTTCACTGCTGGCCCGGCGCGGCACCATGGAGGCGATGATCGCGGAGGCACGCGCCGCCTCCGGCTGGGACCTCGCGCTGCGCCCGTCCCCGAACCTGATGTTGACGGCCGACCGCTCCCAGATGCTCAACCCGCGCCCGCGCGAGTGGGACCCGACGATCATCTACAAGGTCGGCGACCGCGTCACCATCGAGGGGGCCGACTACGTCTGCAAGGTCGCCGGATCCACCGGCTACGCCCAGATGCCAGCGGCCGGTGACCGCGTGGCCAACACGTGGTGGGATGTCCTGCTCGTCCTGGACGCAGCGACCTCCGCCTACGACGCGACCAGCCGATCCCAGCACGGCTGGGCGCCCCAGTCCTTCACCGGGACCGTCGCGGAAACGCTCGTAGCCACAGAGCTGGTGCTGGGCGCTCCCAAGCCGTTGGAAAGCCACCTGTCGGTCAACGCCGTCACCGTCAAGAACAACGCGGCATCCACGACGGCGAACATCGGTGCCCGCCTGCTGCCCGAGGCCGCTGGCCAGACGGTCAAGCCTCTGACGGCGATCACGCATGGCATTCCCCTGCCCAAGCCGCAGCCGTGGAGCGCCACCGCCGACTACCCGAGCGGCTCGCTGGTCACCTACCAGGGCAGGCTGTATACGGCGGTACGACCGGGCCGTCTGGGCATCGCGCCCGCCAGCTCCGATCGCTGGCAGGTCGTCGGCACCGACACGCGCCTGAGACTCACGCTGTCGGCCTACACCCACCAGCCGCACACGGCCACCGCGAAACCTGTCAACCCCGCCCAGGTCTACGCGGAGTTCTACGACGAGCGCGGGGCCTTCCTCGGCCGCGAATTCGGCGTGGCCACGGACACGCGCGTCCTGGACACCTTCACCGCCTACACCGACAACGCCATAACGCCACTGACCGGCCGAACGACGGAGTACGGCAACAAGGCGTGGACCACCCCCGCCACGGCATCGGCATTCCGGCGCGACTCCTACCTGTACGGCGTCGCCCGGCCGAGCAACCCTGACGCTGCCCGATCCATGGCGCTCATCGACTACGGGGCCGCCAACGCCACCGTCGCCGCAACTCTCGGGGCCAACGCCCCCACCGGCAAGGTCCAGGCCCTCGTGCTGCGCGCCGCCAGCGAGACCAGCTACATCCGCGCGAGCAGGACCAAGCTCCAGACGGTCAACGGAGCGGCGATCACGGACCTGGTCACCTACTCCACACCGCTCAGCGACGGTGACCGGCTGACCGTACGGGCCACCGGCACGGCCCTGACGGTGCTGCGCAACGGCGTGCAGGTCGCTACGACGACCTCGACCTTCAACCAAACACAGACGAGATTCGGCATGACCGTGGAGACGCCGTGACGAACTACGCGAACTACCTGCCGAACCCGTCGTTCGAGACGAACACGGCCACCTGGAGCAGCCCTGACGGGGCGAGCCTGTCGCGCGGCACCGCGAACAAGCAGGTCGGCAACAACGGCCTCCAGATCGCGGTCACCACCACCAGCGAGCAGAGCAAGGGCATGGAGACCACCGTGCCCATCGACATCGGCTCGGGTCCTTTCACCCTGTCGGGCTACGTCGTGGCCCGAGCCGCCCAGCAGGATCCGGCGGCCAACCGGATCACGATCACCGTCTATGATCTGCTGCCCGGCCAGAGCGCCGCCCAGCGTCAGCAGCGGGCCACGCTCCAGGTGGTGGCCACCGGCCGGTGGGCGCTGCGCAACATCGCGCCGCGCGCCGGAGCCGACCGGCTCATGGTGCGGATCGCGGTCGGCAACGTGTACTACCAGGCCGCGCACTCCGAGACGACCCTCATGGCGCGCTCGAACAGCTATAGCAGTAGCTCTGCTGCGTACAGCTTCTACAACTCGCTGCCGAACTACCTGCGCAGAGGCGCCCCCTACCAGCAGGTCACCCTCTGGTGGGTGGACTACTACGAGGAGGTCAACACCCACTACCCGGCGGTGGACGGCGGCACCGCCTCAGCATGGGTGGACGCCCTCCAGCTCGAACAAGGCACTGTGGAGACGGCCTACGTAGACGGCGGCTTCCCTGGCTACACCTGGTCCGGGACGCCCCATGCGTCAGCCACTCTCGGTGTCGCCACCACCCAGGCGCACGGCGATACCTTCTCCACCGGCAGCCTGGGTACCTACGTCGTGCTCCTTCCCGAGCTGTCGGGCACCGCTGCTTCCACCGGGCGCATGGAAGCCGTCCTGGTCGGCATGGCCGGTAGCGGTACGGGAAGCTCAACCGGCCGCCTGGCCCTGTGGCAGTTCGGCCCGGCCGCCGCGAGTGGAAGCGCCGACTCCAGCGGAAGTCTCGATGCCTACTCGGTGATCTACGTCGGCGCGAGCGGCACCGCCGCTTCCGACGGCAGTGTGGCGCTGGACATCACCTACCCGATCTCGCTGAGCGGCACGGGAAGTTCCACGGGAAGTGTGGCACTGACCTTCCCGCCCGAACTGGCAGGGTCGGGAACTGCCTTTTCCATCGGTAGCCTGATTGCCGCCATCGCCGGGCAGTCGGAAGGCCACGGAACCGGGTCTTCCTTCGGAAGCCTGGATCTGGGGCAGGCGATTCCCGTTGGTGGGTTCGCTGACTTCGCGATTTTCGGGGCGAACGAAACCGACCCTCTCCTGAGCATCCGCGCCAACAGCAACGGCGGTGTGAACACCGGAGCCAACGGCGCCGAATGGGTACGCGTCTACTGCGATTTCGTCGTACCCGAGGACGTCGCCACCTCCAGCGGAACCCTATGGAACCGCGCCGCGTACCTCGTCCCCGGAATTCGATTCGAAAACGTCGCGGCCACAAACTGGCAACAATTCACCATGTATCAGGTGGAAATCGCCGGGGCCAATGGGCCGACGTTGTATCGCATGGCCAACTCACTGGTCCCCTACGTGTATCCGGACCGGCTGAACATCGCCAAGACCAAGCTGACCATCCTCACCGGGGGCACGCAGACGACTTCCCAGGACGTGGCATCGCCGCTTCCCAGCGACACCCAGCAGGCCCAGCGCGTGACGTTCCCGGTAGGTGTTTCCCGGCAGGTCATCACGCAGTACGACACCCTGCGTGGCGGCGCGTGGTACACCGTCTCGGCCTACGTCCACAAGTCGGCCGGGATGGGCGATCTCTTCCTGCGCGTCTACAACCCGGCCACGGGTGCCCAGCTCGCGAAGCCTGCTTCCTACACCGAGGGAAGTGCTGCCCCAGCACTCGGGGAAGGCTGGAAGCGCATCGTCGCCGTCTTCCAAACACCTGCGAACGGCGGAGTTCTTATGCGGTGGGAACCGCAGATCACCCAGCCGCAGATCTCCGAAGAGGAATTCGCGGTGGCAGGCCATCTTCTCGAAGAGGGAATCGCGCCGGAAGACTACTTCTCATGGCAGTCGGGCAACATCGATCTGTGGTACCGCTACGGCCACAATGACGCTTCCGGCGGCACCTTCTATTACAAAGACTTCGCGCGCCGCAGCTACATTCTCAAGCAGGCGCTCGACGAATCTGCGCCAACTGGAGTCATCGTCGAGTATCCGGAATTCGGGAAGATCCCGTACCTCGACAATTAGGAGTCAGGGAAAACCGTGTATACCGTTCAGCTTCTCACCGTCGTCCTTTCCACCATCCTCCCGGTCCTCGTCGGCCTGGTCACCAAGGCGAGCTGGGGCGGCGGCGTCCGCGCCGTGCTGCTGGCGCTGCTGTCGGTGACCGGCGGTTTCGTCTCGGCCGCCCTGGACGCGGTCAACGCGAACGTGGCCTTCGACTGGAAGAGCGCGCTCATCACCGCCTTCACGGCCTTCGTCGGCGCCGTCGCCACGCACTTCGGTCTGTGGTCGCCGACCGGCGTTGCCGACTGGGCCAAGAGCAAGCTCGTGACGGACCGGTTCGACCTTGCCGCCTGAGGCCGACCTTCTCACGCTGGCGCAGGTCGCGCTGACGTGCTGGGTCGCCTGGGAAGTGCTGCGGGAAGCTGGGGCAGCCCGGCTTCCCGTCCTTCTTCAGTCGGTTCTCGTGATCGCCGTGGCGCTCGCGCTGCTGTGGTGCCCGTGGCCGCTGGTGACCGACGCGGGGACCGTGGCTGCCCTCGTGGCGCTGCTGGGCCTGATGACGCGGCGAACTGAGCAGCCGCAGGTGATCCGGCGCACCGCACGCCTGTCCGGACCTTGATGTAGGGTAGGTCCTGCTACGCAGAGCCTTGTGTCGCTACCAAACGAAGAACCCCTGCTCAACGGTACTCCGGTGGCCAACGGAGTTGAGCAGGGGTTCTTTTGCGTATGCCGACGGACGAGGGCACCGTGACTGCCCTGACCCTCGCTCCCTGAGCCCCTGGTACCGTCGCCAGGGGCTCAACAGTTTCCGGTTGAATATCGGTATGACTTTCCAAACTCACCGCAAAGACGGTAGAACTGGTCTGCCGAATCCGACCTCTTGAGCTGAGGATCCCCCTTGTCTGATTCCACTCTCGCCGTTGGCGTGCTCGGAACCGCGAACCCGAAGGCCGAGCTGATCGAGCAGGCCGTCACCGAATGGCTGGACAGCGTCCTTCCCGAGGACGACGGGCACCTGATCATCTGGTTCCCGGCCGACCGCACCGTCACCACTCCCGGCGTCGCCGCCGTCCACGCGTGGGCCATCGCTGCCGAGGAGCTGACTCACGCAGTGGTCAGCACGACTCCCGGCGTTCGCGGTCGCGAGATCGCCGCCGCCGCCGACGAGCAGGTGCCTGCGACGGGTGACGTCGTGACGGACCTGCTCACGGCCATCGTCGGCACCGACAACGGCACCTGTGACCCGTACCTGCTGCTGCTGTGGGAGGAGGGCACCGACGGCGACGCCATGGAGGAGATCGCACGCCAGGCGTGTGACCTAGGCATCAAGGTCATGGCCCTCAGCTCCGCCGGTATCGACGACATCAACTTCGACGACGAGGATGACGAGCCGCAGGCGGACGCCGAACAGGAATCGGGGGAGGAGGACGAGCCGGAGATGCCCGAAAACGCCCCCACCGCAGAAATTTCAGAGCCTCACAGCCCCTCCCCGGTATCCCAGGACCCCCCGAACCCTCAGGACCTCCAGGACCCGCTCCCGGGCTTCGAGCACTACGCGGTCCCGGCCGCCGCCGACGAGGCGCAGACGTTCGCTCCGGCCGCGCTCGACGACAAGATCATCCCGCGCCTCATGGCCGACTTCGCCGAAAGCCTCTACCGGGTCATGGACGCCATGGTGCGCGAGCGCGTGGAAACGGAGCTGCTGCGCCGGGACGCGCTGGCGCTCCTGGCCGAGAAGCGTGCGGAGGTCGTCGCGTTCAACACCACTCCGGGCAAGTCTCGTGACGAAGAGAACAAGGTCACCGTGGTCAAGAAGAAGGACGGCACCTACGCGCCGGTCAAGCCGGGCCGCCTGCCCGGTGGTGCGCACAGGGTGCAGATCCCTGAGAGCCAGGCCAGGGAGCTGGGCCTGGTGGCCTAGACACACGAAGCGGGGGTCCCCCAAGCCATGGGACCCCCGCTTTTGATCTCCCTCGGAACGCTTCCAACGATCCGGACACTACCGGACAAATCGGCCTCATGCAAGCTAAGATTTAGATACCAAGGCCGATACTCAAGCCGAAATTCTGGAGCCCTACACGTGGCCGACGTCTCCACCGAAATCCGTATCCCGCGCCGTCGTGGCGGATACACGGTCCTCTCCAACGACCTCCTGGAGCCGGGCATGATCTCCGCCCGCTCCTACGGCATCCTCGTCTACCTCGTGACCCGCCCTGACGGCTGGGTGGTCCGCGTCGGCGACCTCATGAAGAAGTTCACCGAGGGGCGCGACGCCATCTACGCAGCGCTGAAGATCCTCGTAGACGCCGCGTACATGGGGATCGAGGACGTCCCCGACCCTGAGCGCCCTGGCCTGGTGCGCAAGCGGTACTTCATGCGCTGTGACAACGAGGGGAAGTTCCCCGAAGTTTCCCCAGGTCAGCCCCCGCATCCTGAAAATCCGGATCCGGGTTTCCCGCATCCGGAAAAGCCGGATCTTAGTAATTACGGAGTAGTACCAAGTACTAAGCGAACTACAACCCCACGCACGCGCTCCGCGCGAGCGGCGGCGGGCAGCCGGTCCAAGGACCGTCTTTCACACCGGCAGAAGGATGACGACTTCGACCCGGCACGAAGCCAGGGCCTCTTCGACCTCCCCGAGCAGGATCCGGCACCGGCCAAGGGCCGCAGCACCAACCCCGACACCGGCCTCGGCCTCGCCCAGTACTTCGAGACCCGCATGCGCGCCAGCAACGACCTCGCCGCCAAGGTCGGCACCACCAACCTCCCGGCCCTGGCCAAGAGCCTGAACGGCTGGAAGCAGGCAGGCGTCACGCCCGACCAGATCCGCTCCATGATCGACATCTACGCCAGCGACCCCAGCTTGCACTGGCAGGGCCGCGTCGCCTGGGTGAGCTTCCTGGCCCGCCGCGCCGCGCTGGCCGAGCGCCTCCAGGCCGCCGAGCACACCGACCAGCACCACAACCCCGCCGCCGACGGCTACGCCGAGAGCTGGGGCCTGAGCCAAGACGACGTCGCCCTCTACGACACCCCCAAGACCTGGGCCGAAATCCAGGCAGAGAGGCAGGCCACCCATGCTGCCGATTGACTACTCCTGGCGCTGGGAGACAGCCCAGATCCCCCACGAATGCCGAGGACGCGGCTTCGACGACTGGAAGATCTACAACCCCAGCGCCGAGAAGGCCATCGCCGCCGCCGCCGCCTTCGCGGCCGACTTCCCCGAGCACTACGGCCGGACCTCCACCGACCGCAGCCGCGTCGGCAAGGGCCTGCTCCTCATCGGCGACCACGGCACCGGCAAGACCACGCTCGCCTGCATGACGGCGGCCGAGATCCACTGGGCACACGACAACACGATCATGTACGTCAAGGCCAGCCGCATGCTCTCCGACATGCGTGCCGTGGTCGCAGGCAACGCAGGCCCGAAGATCGTCCGGCGCGTAGCGCGCCTGCGCACCGTGCACAACCTGGTCATCGATGACGTCGGCAAGGAGTACCGCACCGCGAGCGGTTACGTCGGCGCGGAGATCACGGACCTGATGCGCGGCCGGTACGAAGACGGGCTGCCCACCACTGCCAGCACCAACGAGAGCCTTGAGAAGTGGGACGAGATGTACGACCCGTCCATGTCCAGCTTCGCGCACCAGGCGTTCACCATCGTCCACCTCGCCGGATTGGACATGCGCCGTGTCTGAGTCACCCTCTGCCCGGTTCTTCGTCGCCGAAGCCACAATTCCGGTCTGGCTGAGCGAGAGCAACCACAACATGATCGCCGCGAACATGGCCAGCCATCTGCGCGACAAGGCCATGGACGCGCGGCTCCACCCAGCGCAGGCCCACGTCAAGCGGAGCCAGGACGGTGACCTGGTCACGATCACCGTCACCGTCGGAGCCATCTCGTACGAAGAGGTGCCTGATGCAGGGCGGTGACCTGTCGGCGGAGGTGATGCCGACCGTTCTCGTGGTCTTCGAGACCGTGATCGCCACGCCTCCGGCCGCCCCGCCCAAGCGCCTCTTCCGCAAGAGCGCGCCTCCGGCCGCCGCCGACTGCGCCTTCGACTCGACGGCCGAGGCGGCTCTGTGGCGGCTCACCCTCAACGCCGACATCAACGTGGAGATCGTCACCTTCCGGGGCGAGGAGTTCGCCGCGTCGATCCGCGAGCTGCTGAACGAGCACAACTACCCAGCCCGCACCGCCTGGGCCGCGCCCTCACCTGACGCGCTCGCCCGCCAGCTCGCGCACATGCCGCACGTCCTGGCCGTCTACGACGGCGACTCCACCCGGCAGTTCACCTACGGCGGCCGGACCCGCGTCGTCACCAGCCACAACAAGCAGCACCTCGGGGCATTCTGATGGACATCTACCGGCAGATCATCAGCCACACCGTCTCGGCCGACGGCATCAAGGCCGTCCTGGACGCAGGCGTCAAAAGGGATTGGTTCGCCGATCCCGACGCGCTGGCGGCCTGGGATTTCATCCTGGAGTACTCCGGCCGGTACGGCAGCGTGCCGTCAGCGCGGGCCTTCAGCTCCGAGTACCCGAACTACGCCCTGGACCGCGAGCTTGAGCCTCTCGGCTACGTCCTGGACGAGGCCCGCGACCGGCGCACGGCCTTCCATTTGGACGCCGCTGTTCTGCGCGCCGCCCAGCTCCTCCAGCAGGGCCGCACCCAGGACGCACTCAAGGGCCTGTCCGCCACGGTGGCGACCGTACTGGCCGACGTACCCACGACGCTCGCCGTAGACGTCACCGCAAACGGCGCAGAGCGCATCGCCCGCTACCAGGAACTTCGCGACCACGACGGCGCGTTGAAGGGCATCACCACGGGCTTCTCACTGATGGACGAAGCTCTCGGCGGCTGGCGCGGCGGGAACCTCGTCATCTTCGGAGGTCGTCCCAAGTCCGGGAAGTCCACCTTCCTGCTTCTCTCGGCCATCGCTGCGTGGATGTCAGGGAAGAAGATCCTGTTCGTGGGCTTCGAGATGAGCCAGGAAGAGCAGGAAGAACGGCTCGACGCCATCCAGGCCATGGTGGCTCACAACGCTCTGCGGGACGGCTCGCTGGCACTGAAGGAATTCCGCAAGGTCGAGAAGTCGGTCAAGAGCATGGAACTCTTCCCGAACTTCTGGCTGGCCACCGACCCGGACACGTCCACGAGCCCGAGTGGCATCCTGGCCATGGCCGACATGCTCAAGCCGGACATGGTCGTCGTGGACGGCCTCTACATGATGCAGGACGACCAGGGCGAGGACGTCGGCTCCGACAAGGCGCTGCGTCACATCTGCGCGGCCTTGAAATTCGGGGCGATGCGACGGGAGATCCCCATCCTGGCCTCCACGCAGATGCTCCAGTCCAAGATGCACGGGGAAGACGTCAGCCTCGCCAGCTTCGGCTACTCCTCCGGCTTCCAGCAGTGGGCGGACGTGCTCATCGGCGTCCAGGTCACCGAGGACCCGATCATCGCCATGATCAAGGTGTTGGCCGCCCGCAACGGCAGCCCGTTCGACTTCTGGTTCTACCGCAATTGGGTGCAAGGCAAGTTCTTCGAGATGGAGCACAACCCCTTCGGCGACGACGACGGCGACACGGGCGGCCACCATGGCTACTGACCGTCTTTCACCCCGGCACAAGATTGCGAAGGGCTGGGATGCCTTCGTGGACGTCGTCCCTGGAGACGTGGCCGCCGCCATGGAAGCCCTCAAGATCGAGGTCACGGGCGAGGCCCTGGGGGAAGTCTCCGCCCGCTGCCCCGCGCACTTCGAGCGCCTCGGCCACGAAGACCGCGACCCTTCCTTCTCCGTCAACGCCTCCAGCGGGAAGTTCAACTGCTTCTCCTGCGGCTTCTCCGGCCGCTTCCCAGATCTGGCCGCCTACATGCTCGGTGTCGAGCACGGCCAGGCCGTCGCGTGGATCCGCAGCCAAGGCACCGTGGCCGCCGTCGCCCGCATGTACGAAGAGCGCGAACCCGAGCCCGAGCGCATCAAAGTCAGCGAAGCGGCGCTCGCGCTGTACGTCGATCCGCCCTCCGAGGAGCTGGCCAAGCGCGGCATGTCCCTGGCCGCCGCCCAGAAATTCGGGATCTTGTGGGACGCCAAGCACTCCGCGTGGATCACCCCCATCCGTGATCAGCGCGGCAAGCTCCTGGGCTGGCAGACCAAGTCCCAGGGCTACGTACGCAATCGCCCCTACGGCGTGAAGAAGAGCGAGACCGTCTTCGGCTACCACGTGGCCCGCGCCGCCCCCGGCACCGCCGTCCTGATCGAATCCCCGCTGGACTGCGGCGTCCTGGCGACACACGGCGTGGAACACCCCGTCTCCACATTCGGCGCGAAGGTCAGCGCCCCCCAGATCGCCCTGCTGAGCGCCTTCAGACGCGTGATCATCTGGCTGGACAACGACGACGCAGGCTGGCGAGCCGCCCAGTACGTGGCCCGTGAGCTGCACAAACGCTATGTCGCCGTCTCTGTCGTCACCTACCAGGGCTTGCCCGCCGGATGCGATCCGGGCGGCTACAAGGACGACGACGGCAACACCGTCCTGCTCACCTCATGGCAGATCAGTGACCAGCTCACCATGGCCATGCCCTACTCCCTGATGCGGTGGTAACCCCCCATGCTGCTCACCCCCCTGTTTCCCTACCAAGCCCGTGAGGTCCCGCGTCTTGCGGAGTTGGGCGGTCTGCTGCTGGCCTATGACACCGGCCTGGGGAAGACGATCACGGGCCTGGCCATGGCGGAGAAGGTCCTGGAGCACGGCAACGGCACGGTCGTGCTGATCATCTGCCCGGCCTCGCTCCGGCTCCAGTGGGCACGCGCCATTGCCGAGCACACCGACGTGGAGACCACCACGAAGAAGATCGGCAAGAGGGAGATCCGCATCCCCACCGACACCTGGTGCGTGGTCGTCGGCGGAACCCCGGCCCAGCGCAAGAAGCAGCTCGCCGACGTGATCGAGCGTCGCCCCCAGTACGTCATCGCCGGATATGAGACGGTCGCGGCCGACATCCGCAAATTCCGGCACCTGGCCGACATGGTGATCATCGACGAGGCCACGGTCCTGTCCAGCCGCACCTCCAAGCGCGCCAAGAAGCTGCGGACCGTCATGGCCGCCTACCGGCTGGCGCTCACCGCGACTCCCGTGGAGCACCGGCCGGAGAACATCTTCGGGATCATGGAGTGGGTGAATGACGACGTCCTCGGTGATTTCGAGGACTTCGACGTGGCCTACATCGTGCGCGACCGCTGGGGCCGCCCGCAGCGATACCGCAACCTGCCGACGCTGCACAAGATCCTCGCGCCGGTCCTGATCCGCAAGCGGATCGAAGATCCCGATGTTGCCGCGTATATGCCGAAGACGCGGTATGAGACGTGGCCGGTGGAGCTGACGCGCGCTGCTCAGAAGGTGTATGCGCAGGTGGCAGGCGACCTCGCGGCCGAGCTGGCGCAGACCGGCGTGGCGGGGGAGTTCGACATCGGCGCCTACTACGGCGGCTACGACGAGTCCACCGGAGCGGGCCGCGCGATGGCCGTCTACGGCGCGATGCAGATGCTCCTCAATCACCCGCAACTGGTGGTGTCCTCCGCGCTGGAGTACACGCAGGCCGAGGCCCGGCGCGCAGCCGGTGGCACGGTACCCAAAGACCTGCCCGGCTCCGCCTACGCCGCACGCTTGGTGGCCTCCGGCGCGCTGGCGAACCTGACCAGCTCGCCGAAGCTGGACCTGGTCGTGAGCAAGGTCCGCGACATCCTGGCCGCCGACCCGGCGCACAAGGTGGTGATCGTCTCCCGCTATCGGGGCATGGAGCCGATTTTTCGGGAGAGTTTCGGATCCAGTATCGGAACTGTCAGCTACCACGGGGAGATGACGGACCAGGCAAAGGCGGCTGCGGCCGACGGGTTCAACGCCGATCCCGACATCAGGGTGCTGTTGATGAGCCACGCCGGAGCGTACGGGGTGGACCTGCCAGGAGGCTCACACCTGATCAACTACGACCCGCCCTTGAGTGCTGGCCAGCGGGTCCAGATCAACGGCCGGATCCGCCGCGCCAGCAGCAAGCACAAGGCTGTGACCATTGTGGATGTGCCGGTACAGCAGACGATTGAGGTCCGGCAGTACGACCGCCTGAAGATCAAGAACCAGGTGGCCACGGCCATCGTGGACGGCGTCGGGGCGGACGAGTGGGGCAACGTGGAGGCCCGTGTGGAGTCGCTGACCTGGCACGCTGAGCGGGCCGCGCTGGGTGCGTCTGGATGATCTTGACACTTACTATTCCGGATGCCCGGATCGTTACTGGGGGACCGTCAGTATCGGGTTCAATATCGGGGTACATTTAGATTAGTTTCTACCGACGAGCCCCAGCGAGGACGACCCCGTGCCCATCCGCCGCACCCCGACCAGCTCAGCATCGCTGCCGAGCCTGGAAGAGGTCACGACGGCGGCCCGGCAGAAGTTCGCCCTCGATGAGGACGTCAAGCGGCTCGGGGATCGCTCAAAGTCGCTGCGCGACCTGATGGACGCGTACGCCTCTCGGGCCGGTACGGCGGACGCCAAGGGCCACCGCCGGGTCCGCTTCCCCGAGCCCCTTGAAATCGGGGGAAAGCAGGTCAGCGGCTTCATCCGCCAGCGCAGCGAGACCATCACGCTGGATGAGGAAGCCGTCTACGACCTGGCTACGGAGAAGGGCGTCTTGGACCGCGTCGTCCGCAAAGTGACGTACGAGGAGATCGACCAAGACGCCCTCTTCGCCTTGCAGCAGGAAGGCGTGATCACCCGCGACGAGCTGCGGGCGCTCTTCACCTCCAGCACCACGTACACGATCAAGAGGTTCTGATCATATGGAGCATCCCGGCCGTCCCCTCTGGTCAGCCCTCCCGGCCGACGAAGACCGCGCCCGCCTCAACGAACTTCCCTTCATCACCAAGGAAGTCACCGTACGCGGCGCGACCAGGGAAGTCCGCTTCTGGGAAATCGCGTCGTTGGCCGAGTTCCTCAACCGCAAGCCCAGCGTGATCCGCCTCTGGCGCACCAACGGAACCCTCCCCGCGAGCCCGTTCCACTCCAACGTCGCCACGACGGCCACCGGCTCCAAGCACGGCATTCGCTACTACTACAGCGAAGACATGATGCTCGGAATGCGGAGAATCGCCCGCGAAGAGGGCGTTCTGGAGCGCTACAACGCCCAGATCAGCCGCACACACTTCACCCGCCGCGTGCAAAGCCTGTTCGACGCGGCACAGGCCGCCCTGGTTCAGAAAGTGGCCGCCTGATGGAAGTTTCCGTACGCCGAGGAACGCGCGTCAACCTGGGCAATTTCGAGTGGGAAGAGATCAGCTACCAGGTCAAGCTGAACGACTCCGACTTCCCCGACGAGCCCGGCACAACGCTCGAAGACCTTGAGAACCGCGCCAAGGAGTCGGTTAACCGCCTCCTGGCCGACGACATCATCCGGCTCCGTGATCTGGCGATCAACAAGTCCCACGTCCACGACCAGCAAGTCTGAGAAAGGCACACCCCCCAACCATGGCCCGCACCATTTCGCGCCGCAGCGCGACCCCCACCGCCAGCCAGTACACCCCCGAGCCGGAGACCGACGACGAGGCCACCGAGCGCACCGCCTCCGCCCGCCGACACCCCGCCCGCACCCCCAGCCAGAACAAGCGCGACACCAGCACCTCCTCCGCCACGGGCGGCTGGGGCGGATACAACGCGGAGAAGAAGAAGGGCGGCAAGAGCTACGGCGACCCGCTGAAGGTCAGCACCAAAGCCCAGATCATCGCCTTCCTTCAGTCCGATCCCTTCGCCGTCTACCGCGAGCACTGGATTGCTGGTGAGGGCCGCCAGTCCTACACCTGCCACGGCACGGAGAAGGACGCCAAGGGCAAGGAAGTCAACATCTGCCCGCTGTGCGAGGTGGACCAGAAGAAGCCCGCGCTGCGCGTTCTCTTCAATGTCGTCGATTTCAGCGACGGCGACCCCAAGGTGGTCGTCCTCCGCGCTGGCGTGCAGCTCTCCGACCTGATCTACGACTGGGCGCAGAACGACAAGAGCAGCCCGATCGACCGCTTCGGGGACCCCGACGGCAAGCCGGACCTGTACTGGTCGATCAAGCGGCTGGAGAAGCAGACCGGCGGCCGGACCAAGTACGACTACTTCATCACCCCGGTCAAGGATCGCGACCTGGATGAGTGGGACATCGAGCCCCTCACCGCCGAAGAGCGCGACGCGCTGATGGCGAACCTCTTCACCGCCGAGACGCAGGTCCGGATCGACCCCGTAGAGGACCTGGAGGAGCTGGCCGACGGGCTTGCCGCTTAGTCAGCCCCTCCTGCTCAACCCGGCCCCCACGACTTTCCCCGCTGCCCGGTAACCCCCCAGCCGGGCAGCACGGTCGTGGGGGCCGTTCCACCCTCGGAGCCCCTCATGCGCCTCGCCAGCAACATCGTCTACGACGTCGAGCACCTGCGGCACGTCATCAAAGAGATCTCCCGGCACGACCACTTCTCGTGGGACATCGAGACCATCGGCCCCTACGCGACCACGCCCGTCCGCAACGACGTCGCCTGGATCGCCTTTTCCGCGCCCGGCGTGGACGCCGTCATCCCCATGCGTCACCCGATCGGCAGCAGGATCATCGGGGAGACCAAGGAACCTAGGGCCGACAAAAACGGCAAGGTGCGCTACTTCCGTGTCCCCGTCTGGGACGAGCCGCCCGCCCAGCTCCGGCCGTCGATCGTCTTCGAGGAGACCTTCGACCTCTTCGAGAGCGACCGCGAGAAGATCGCCCAGAACCTCAGCTTCGATGCCATCAGCATCGCCAAGCACCGTGGCGGTGAACTGCCGAAGCCGCCCTTTCACTGCACGCTGGTATCGAGCTGGCTGCTCGACGAGAACCGCCTGAACGGCCTGAAGCCCCGCGTGCGCGAGGAATTCGGCTCCGACTACGACCAGGGCCACACCGGCAAGCACATCGCTAGCACGGCTTTTGACAAGGTCGCCCGATACAACCTGCTCGACACCCGCTTCACACGCTGGCTGCGCAACCGCAATCTGGCCCAGATGGCAGAGCAGCGTCTCTTCCCGGTCTTCCACCTGGAGATGGACGTCCTGGAAGTGCTGCTGGCCATGGGGCAGGAAGGCGCACCGCTCGACGTTCCCGCGCTCCACGATCTGCGCGAGCACCTGGAAACGCTGGTCGAGCAGCAGGAGGCCGACGTCTACCGCGCGGCCGGGAAGGCGTTCAACCTCAACGCCGCGCGCCAGGTCGCCGAGGTGCTCTACTACCCGCAGAATCGGGGCGGCCAGGGCATCAAGCCGCACAAGCTCACCAGCGGCGGCAAGAAGAAGAAGCAGGCCGGAGAGCGCATCACCCAGCTCGACTACACCACCGACGCCGACGAGCTGGCCAAGCACGCGGGAAACCCGGTCGTGGACGCGCTGCTGACCTACAAAGAGACCAACAAGCTGCTGTCCACCTACGTCTACGGCTACCTGGGAGACCCGACGGCCAAGGACCGGCCCTGCCAGATCCACTCCGGCCGGATCCACACCAACTTCAAGCAGTACGGCACGGTCACCGGAAGATTCAGCTCCTCCGAGCCCAACCTTCAGAACATCCCCCGCCCGAACACCGACCTGGGCAAGAGGATCCGGGGCCTGTTCATCGCGCCTCCCGGATACAAGCTCATCATCGCCGACTACAGCCAGATTGAGCTTCGCGTCCTCGCGCATTTCGCCGGACCCGGCGCTCTCTTCGAGGGTTTCCAGGCAGGCATTGACCCGCACACCATCACCGCCGCCGGGATCCTCAAGCTCCCTCACGACCAGGTGACCGGCACTCAGCGCACCGATTATGGGAAGCGAATTAACTTCCTGATCGGATATGGCGGGGGCGAACACCTCCTTGCCGAAGTGGCGAAAATCCCGCTCCGCGAGGCAGAGGGAATCATCGCCCTGCACAAGCAGGGATTCCCGGAGATCTACGCCTACAAGGCCAAGCTTCTCGAAGTGGCGCGCTCACGCCGACCGTGCCACATCCGCACCCTCACCGGCCGAATTCGGCGGGTTCCTGACCTGCTCTCGCCCGCCAAGTGGATTCGGCTCAAGGCAGAGCGGCAGATCATCAACAGCCACATCCAGGGATCAGCGGCAGACATCATCAAAATCGCGATGGTGCGAACGCACGCCGAACTCCCCGAAGAAGCGAAGCTGATTCTCACTGTTCACGATGAATTGGTCACACTAGTTCCAGACCATTTGGTCGAAAAAGCTGTCGAAGCAATCCGCGAAGGAATGCTCGGCGCCGGGATTCAGTCTCTCCTATCCGTCCCCTTGCAATCAGACATCAAAATCGTAGACCGCTGGTCGGAGGCTAAAGAATAATGACTCACTACGTCAACGCCAAGCCCATGTACGGCACCCGTCTCGCGTTTGACCTGCTCCCGTGCGACGAGGCCGTGGCAGGCATGACGAAGCTGGGCCTGACGCCGCCCAGCGCAGACACCGCCGAGATGGAGCACGCCCACTCCCACGCTCGCGCGGACGCCGTCGAGCAGTACGCGCCGCGCATCGAACTCATGGCAGACATCTGCGCAGACCTCGTCCTGGGGAGGGTCCTGAACGAAGAGGACCTGGCGATGCTGGGGCCTGACCAGCTCGAAGCACTCAAGCACTCGTACTCGCAGATCATCGCCCTGTGCTCCTCGGCGATCCTGGGCAACCTGATGGCTGACGAGGCTTCCGGCCTGCGCTCCATGGTCCGGGAGAAGCAGTGAGCGACTTCTGGAAGCGCCGCCTCGCGCAAGCTACGCCGCAGGCCCCAGCTCCTCAGACTGCCCCGGCCGCAGGTCAGGCGTGGTGGCAGCAGGGCATCCCGCAGCGACCGCAGCCCGCCCCGGCTCCCCAGGTCCCGCAGCAGCCTGAGCAGCCGACGGAGTACAAGCCCCACCAGGCGAAATCGGCCCAGGTCACAGACACCATGTGCCCGGCCTGCTACAAGGACACCCTCCTGCCAGTGCCCGGTCAGCCGACCATGCGGCCCCGCTGCACCGCCTGCGGCTACCCCGTGGAGCACTCCACCTCCGGGATGCACGTCCCCACGGATCCGAGCGTGCCTGTTGAGTCCGCCCGGCAGGTGTCCACCGCGAACAACTTCAGCTTCGGAAATGTCTTCGCCCACATTGGCGACGACGGCTCGGTTCGCTAACCCCCCGCAATTTCGTAGAGAAAGCCGCTTTCTGTGACCATTCTTAACGCCGATGGCTCCCTGAAGGATCCATTCCGCAACTACATCGTCCTTTCCCGCTACGCGAGGTGGCTGGAAGAGGAAGGCCGTCGCGAGACGTGGGCGGAAACCGTGGACCGCTACATGACCTTCATGTCCACGCACCTGATGGAGAAGTTCGGTTACGTGGTCCCGAGCGACGACTACCACGAGGTTCGCGAGGCAATTCGGGAGATGGAAGTCCTCCCGAGCATGCGTGCCCTTATGACGGCCGGTCCGGCGCTGAAGCGTGAGAACCTGGCGGCGTACAACTGCGCGTACCTGCCGATCGCGGACATGGAGTCTTTCAGCGAGATCCTCTACATCCTCATGTGCGGTACCGGCGTGGGATTTTCGGTGGAGAACCGGTATGTGAGCAAGCTCCCGCCCGTCGCGAAGAATTTCAACATCTCGCCTGGAACCACCATCATCGTGGACGACAGCAAGGAAGGCTGGGCCATCGCTTTCCGCACTTTCTTGCAGGCCGTCTGGACCAGGGGTGAGGTGCCCCATTGTGACCTGTCGCTCATTCGCCCGGCCGGTTCCCGACTGAAGACGTTCGGTGGCCGCGCCTCTGGCCCCGAGCCGCTGCGCCAGCTCTTCTCCTACACGGCCAACTTGCTCCACACCGCGCGAGGCCGCCGACTCACGAGCCTCGAAGTCCACGATCTGGCCTGCAAGGTGGCGTCCGTCGTCGTCGTGGGCGGCGTGCGCCGGTCGGCGATGATCTCGCTGTCGGACCTGGACGATTCCGAGATGGCCACCGCGAAATCGGGGGAGTGGTGGGTGGCCTCTCCCCATCGCGCCCTGGCCAACAACAGCGCGGTCATCGATGACACCATCACCCGCCCGCAGTTCGACGCCGAGTGGGACAACCTCGTCGCCAGCGGCAGCGGTGAGCGTGGCCTGATCAACCGTGATGCCCTGCGCCGGACCGCCTCGCGCTGGGGCCGCCGGAGCGCTGACATCGAGTACGGGGTCAACCCCTGTAGCGAGATCGTCATGCGCCCCTACGGCCTGTGCAATCTGTCTGAGATCGTCGTCCAGGCCACCGACACCCATAACGACCTGCTGCGCAAGGCCCGACTCGCGGCGATTCTCGGCACCTGGCAGGCCACCTTGACGGACTTCCACTTCGTCCGGCGCGAGTGGATCCTGAACGCGGAAGAAGAGAGGCTGCTGGGCGTCTCCCAGACCGGCATCGTCAACTCCGCGAACTTGGTAGCCGCCGGTCAGGGAGACCCCTGGGCCTGGGACGAGCTGGAGGACCTGCGCGAGGAGGTCCGCTGGGTCAACCTCAATCTGGCTGAGAGCATCGGCATCCCCGCCTCCGCCGCCGCCACCTGCGTCAAGCCCTCCGGCACCGCCTCCTCCGCCGCAGGCGTCTCGGCAGGCATCCACGGCTACCACGCGGAGTACTACCTGCGGACCGTCCGCGCTGATGAGAGGGACCCGCTGGCCGCCATGATGATCGACGCCGGAATTCCGCACGAGCGCGACGTCATGCAGCCGAGCAACTGGGTCTTCACCTTCCCCATGAAGGCCCCGGCCGGTGCGCTGACGCGCGACAAGATGACCGCCATCGAGCACCTGGAGCTGTGGCTGGCGTTCCAGAAGCACTGGTGCGAGCACAAGCCGTCCATCACCGTCAGCGTGCGCGGCGCGACCATCACCGACCCCGGCCCCTTCCCCGAAGACCTCGCGCTGCGGCTCATCGCGAGTGCGCTGTCCGTGGAGGACAAGGTCACGATCATGCAGATGGTCGGCGAGAATCCGGACCTGCTCAAAGACTACGACCCCACGAGCGGCACGCTCATCCTGGACCACCTGCGCTCCCTGATTTCCTTCACCTACGAGTGGGACACGGTCCGCGAATGGGTCTGGACGCACCGCGCCGACCTGTCCGGCGTCGCCTTCCTCCCCTTCAGCGATCACACCTACGCGCAGGCCCCCTACCAGGAGATCACCAAGGAGGAGTACGAAGCCGCCGTCGCGGCCATGCCGGATGTCCGCTGGGCCGACCTGATCTTCTACGAGAACGAGGACGGCACCACCGGAAGCCAGGAGTTCGCCTGCACTGCCGACGGGTGCGATGTGAGGTAATCACAGCCATTTCCCTGAGAATCCCCGTGCTCGCCGTGCGGGGATTTTCCCATTTAACCAGTTACTAGGTTAGTGGAGATGCCCCACTTCGACCTCATAGCGTAGATACGTACACCTCCTGAGGGGAAGTAAATTGGGACTCGATAGTGATGCGCTCGCTCTGATCGCAAAGGTTCGGAAGGCGCATGGGGAGAATTCCATCACCCTGGCTTCCAACATTGCTGCGGGCTCGTACATCACGAGCGGGTCCCTCGCCCTGGACGTAGCGCTCGGCGGCGGCTGGCCCGTCAACAAGTGGACCGAGATCATCGGACAGGAAAGCCACGGTAAGACGACGATTGTCCTCAAGACGATCGCTGCCAACCAGGCTCTCGATCCCGCGTTTACTACGCTCTGGATCGCCGCCGAGCACTACAACAAGGAACGCGCTGAAGAGCTGGGCGTGGACAATGACCGTGTCATTGTAATCCCCACGCAGGCTATGGAATTCGCCTACCAGACCATTCTGGAATTCGCCGCATCGCGCACCGTGGACTGCATCGTCCTGGACTCCTACCCTGCCCTGGTCGCTTCTGAGGAAGCCGAAAAGGACATGGCGGAGGCAGTCATGGCGGTCGGCGCGAGACTGACCGGGAAGTTCTTCCGGAAAGTCGGCGAAGCGATGATCCGCAGCATGGACGGAAACGACCGCGCCATCACCTGCTTCTTCATCAACCAGTGGCGTGATGCGATCGGCCAGTACAGCCCCCGAGGCACGCCGAAAACGAGTCCCGGAGGCAAGGCCAAGAACTACAGTTTTTGGTGCCGGGTCGAGATCACGCGAGACGAGTTCATCGACGAGGCCCGCCCTGGAAAGGGCAAGGTACGCGTCGGCCAGGTCATCAAACTGAAGACCGTGAAGAACAAATCCGCGCCCCCGCAGAGGATCGCGAGCGTGGACTTCTACTTCGGTGACGCCCCTGTTCTGGGTTTCTCCGTCGGGGACTACGACCTCGCCAAGGAATTCCTAGTGTACGCCGTCCTGTACGACGTCATCCGGCGCGGCGGGGCCATCTACACCTACGGCGATCGAAAGTGGAAGGGCAAAGACGAGCTTCTTGCCAGCATCCGCGAAGAGGTCGATCTCCAGGAAGAACTGCGGGCAAAAATCCTCATCGAGGCGGCCAAGCCCGACTCCGAGCGCATGAGAGAGCTGGAATCAGCATGATCTGGGATATCACCGTCGGCTTCTTCGCGGTCGTAGGCGTTTTCTACTTCATCTCCTTCCTGCTCGGCCTGTGGATCCTCTGGAAAAGCGTTCAGTGAGCGAGCTGGAGTGGGCCGACGAATTCGGGGGCCTGGAGGAGTTCATCCGCGTCCTCGGACATGACGTGCTCCTCCGTGTCGAAGACGGCTTCTACCGAGGCAACACCCGTCTCCTGCTCCGCTCCGCGCTGGGCCTGTACGGCGTGGTCAACCTAGCGGGCTGCTCCGGTTGCTACCTCGCCGCCGTCTGCCGAACCCAGGAACAGGCCGACCAACTCCTAGCCGCGATTCGCCGGGACATCGCCTGGAAGCACAACGCCCGCGCGATGCGGGACTACCTCAAAGTCCTTCAGTGGCCGTCCGGCGAGCCGAACAAGACCGAAGACTTCCGCCGCCAGGCGATCGAACTACTCAACCAGATCATGGAGGACCCCTCGTGGAGCGCGCTCTCATCGTTGGACTGGCAGCCGTGACGGCCCCGACCGTGAAAGCGGGCAAGTGATGGATCCTGAGCTGGCCTCCTTGCTGCGCTTCAGCGCTTTCCTCGTCTTCCTTCTGGCCTTCTACTACATGTGCTTTTGGAGGGACCGGACGTGAAGACCGGACTGCTGATCGCCGCCGCCACTGGCGCCCTCCTGGGCCTCGCCTCGTGCGCGACCCCCCAGGCTGCCACCACGGAGCCGAATCAGACGCGCGTCCACACGAGCTGGATGAGCACCACCACCGACGCGGCTGGCACACAGAACTGGGGCGAGCACCAGGTCCAACTGTCGGACGGCTGGTACGTCACCTGCATCACCTACACCGGCTACCGCGAGGGATCGGTGTCATGTGACTACGGCCACCCCCACCCGGAGGTGGCTCGATGAGCGCCCACCGTCAAGACCAGGTGGACAAGGAGAACCGCTTCTTCCTGGCTGCTGTCGGCGGCACCATCGCTCTGCTCGCCATCGTCCTGCTCGTCCTCGTGCTGGTGATGTTCTGATGCTCACCTGTGGAGGCTGTCCTGCGAAGTGGAGCGGGACTTCCCGCGCTCACTGTGCTGGCTGTCACCTGACCTTCTCCAGCGTCAGCACCTTCGACGCACACCAGCGGCAGGCCACCGGCTGCCAGGACCCCGAGAGCATCGGCATGACGGTGCTGTCGGAGTCCGGGAACCAGAAAATCTGGGGATTCGCACGTCCCGCTGAACTCCCGGCGCTCTGGAGCGCGGCATGAGCGAAATCCACAAGGCGTCTCAGTCCCAGGAGAAGAGCACGGCCAAGAAATGGGGCGGCACGCAAAACTCGGGTTCTGGAAACGGCTGGGTGCGAAAGAACGACGTGCGCTCCGCGCGTTTCTCCATCGAGTGCAAGACCACCTCCGCCGCCTCCTATCGGCTCACCGACAAGGAGCTGAGGGAAGCGGAGAAGATCGCTCTCCTGGACGGCCGGACCATGATGTTCCAAATCGAGATGTGCGGCCGAAAGTGGGACGTCATCGCCGACGAGGACTTGCACGAGCTGGTCGGTGAGTAGTGGTTCTGCGGCTCCGAATCCCATCGATCGACTGGGCCGGACGCGGTGCGCGATGCGTGCGGCACGCTCGGCCGAGCGAGAAGGAAGATCCCTGGTTCGACACCTCGCAGTACGACGAGGTTTTGGGGGTCTGCAACGGCAGTGACATCTACGAAGGCCCTTGCCCGGTCCGGGATTACTGCCTTCGATTTGCTTGTGTCAATAACGAAAGCGCGGGCGTGTGGGGCGGAATGCTTCCTCACGACCGGCACAAATTGCGGCAAGAGGCCAAGGCCGACGGGATCCCCCTGAAGGAGGTGGAATGGGAATGGCACCCGCCAACAGAACCGGACGCACCGGAAGAGGAAATTCTGGCAGCGGCAGCGGACGAGGAAGACGACCAGCCATAAAGCTGAGCGGCACTCTCGCCGAGATCAGCAGGCGCAAGGGAACGCACTGGGACGTCCTGGGAGACATCTCAGAGAACGTCGCGGCCGAGCTGCTCAAGCCGACCGACCGGCGTGCCGACGTCATCCACCCCTCCGAGATGGCCAAGGATGATTGGTGCGCCCGCTCCACGTACTACCGGATCGTGGATGCCCGCGCTGGCAAGATGCCTGCCCGGCCAGATTTCAACTTCCAGATGGAGAGCATTTTCGCCACCGGCCACGCTCTGCATGACAAATGGCAGAATTGGCTGAGGCTGAGCGGCGACCTGTATGGCCAGTGGAAGTGCCTGCACTGTGGCCATGTCACCGACCTGCGTCTTGACCCCAAGCAGTGTCCGCGCTGCTGGTCCTTCGCGGTGACGTATGCCGAGGTGCCGATCCGGGCCGAGAAGGAATTCCTGATCGAGGGCCACTCCGACGGCATGCTTCTGGAGAAGGCCCGGCTGATCGAGATCAAGACCATCGGCATGGGAACGCTTCGCATGGACGCGCCCGAGGTGCTCAAGGAGTGGTATTTCGCCAGCGATGAGGCTGGGAAGAAGCTCTACGACCTGGACGGCCTGTGGGCCGACCTTCAGGAGCCGCTGCCGTCGCACGTCCGCCAGCTCCAGATCTACCTCTACATCACGATGCGCCTCATGGGCCTGGGGGTCCGGCGCGGGACCTTTTTGTATGAGTACAAGAGCAACCAGGCCGTCAAGGAATTCGCGATCTCGCTGGACATGGCCGTCGTCGAGCCGCTGCTTGAGAAGGCCACCTCGATCAAGGAAGCCGTCTTTCACACCGGCATGATTCCGGCGCGTGAGTTCGCCCGCGATTCCAAGACCTGCACCGACTGCCCCTACTTCTCCCGCTGTTGGAGCGACGTTGCGCCGGATCAGCCGAACACAGAACCCGCCGGAGCAGACCAGCCAGGCCAACCGGCAGGCACGGCTCGCGCTGGCAAGAGCCGGACTGGAGCTGCCCGAGCAGCCCGACGAGTCCCGGCCGCGACTGCCGAAGGACCTGACGGAGCTGTCGGACGGCGCGCTGATGGAGCTGTTCAGCCTCCTCAACGCATGGGTCGCCTACGCCGGGAGCCAACTGGCATTGGCGGCGATCGATGAGAAGGACGCAGAGGCAGAGCTGGACGTGCGCCGGGCTCGGGTTCTCATCAACGGCAAAGCCGAGAAATCGGTCTCCGCTGCAAAGGCCAAAGCCGATGAAGACCCCGACGTCGTAGAGGCCCGCAATTCCGCAACAGCCGCCTACGCCGTCCGCAAGCTCACAGAGACGATTCATGACTCCCTGGAACGGGACTGTTTCCTCGTTTCCCGCGAACTCACCCGAAGAACCGGCCGAGCAGATCGCGAGGCCAGAAATCACCGCTGGAACAACTAACTGGAGCACAAATTGGAAGTCACACTGATTGCCATCACTCGCCTCGAAGGCGAGGTCGTGGACGACAAGCTCGGATACGGCTGGATCAGTTCTGTTCCTGAGGGCGGCTACCCCAAGGACACCGAAGCGCTGATCGAGTACGCAGGAAGGCTCTGTTACCAGAGCTGGGAGAAGAAGAACCCGGCCACCCAGAAGAACGCCGACTACATCGCCCACATCATCTCCCAGGGCCACCTGTCGGTCCTGGAGCACTCCTCCGCCTCACTGTACGTGGAAGGCGTCTCCCGCTCGCTGCTGGCTGAGCTGACCCGCCACCGCCACCTGAGCTTCTCCGTGATCAGCCAGCGCTACTGCTCGCCCGAGAACGTCCCCGTCATCCCGCCCGCCATCCAGGAAGACCTGGAGCTGACCAGCGCCCTCCTCACCCGCTACCAGGAGATGAAGGGCTGGTATGACTCCCTGGTCTTCGACCTGACCAAGAAAGGGCTGCCGCGCAAGCAGGCGCGCGAAGCCGCCCGCAGCGTCCTGCCGAACATGACGCCCGTCGAGCTGGTCGTCACCGGCAATTTCCGGGCCTGGCGCGAGGTCATCGCCCGCCGTATCGACCCCTCCGCCGACGCCGAAATCCAGCAGTTCGCGCAAATGGCGCTCACCGCTCTGTCCGAGACCAGCCCGTCCGTTTTCGCGGACATGCTCTAAAAGGAGAACTGACAATGTTTTTCAACACCGACGCCCCCACGCACAAGGTCGCCCCTGAGCCCACTGTGGAGATTCAGCTCGTCTTCAAGGACTGGCGTGGCAAGGACATCACCATCGGCAGCAAGGTCCTCTACCCGTCCGAGTACGGCAACGGCCTGCGCATGGTGGAGGGCGAGGTCACCAAGATCGTCACGCGCCAGGGCTACTCCTGGGATGGCGACAACCTCGTCAGCAAGCCCGTCACCAAGGTCACCGTCAAGCCGGAGCGCCGCTCGCAGGGCAACAACTGGCGCTACCAGGCTGCCACCGTGACCATCTCCGTCCTGTCGAACCTCACCGTCGTGGAGTAGCGCGACCAGGGCCGCGCATGCGCCGCGCGTGCGCGGCCCTGTCTTTCACACAGGCGCACCAGTCGAAGATCACAAGGAAAATCACATGTCCCAGCTCCTCCCGATGCCGCCCTTCTACCAGGCGCCGCGCATCGTAGACGACAAGCTGCCCGCGACCATCTACCTCCTGGTCGGCAGCAACCGCGACCGGCCCTACACGACCAAGGCCCACGTCCAGCAGCGCCTCAACTGCATGTCGGACGCCGAGCTGGCCCGAACGAAGGTGTACGCGGCGTGTACCGCGATCTTCTACGGCCTTTCCGGCTGGGTGGACGTCACCGACCGCTTCATCCTTCCGAAGGACGCCGAGCAGGAGGCGAGCGCATGAGGATCTACTACGACCTGGAGTTCTTCGACTCCGGCCGGACCATCGACCTCATCAGCATCGGAATGGTCGCCGACGACGGGCGCGAGCTGTACGCGATCAACGCGGAGCTGCCGTATCACGCGTTGGTCGATCACACGTTCCTGCGAGAGAACGTCGCTCCGCACTTGCCGGTGCGCTTGCCCGAGACCGACGGCTGGGAGTGCTGGGACTTCCAGCACCCGGACATGACCAAGGTCATGTACCGGAACGAGCTGCGCAAGGCCATCTCCGCCTTCGTGGCCGAGACGCCGGACCCGGAGCTGTGGGCCTACTACAGCGCGTATGACCACGTCGGCCTGGCCCAGATTTTCGGCCGGATGCTGGACCTGCCTTCTGGCATCCCCATGCAGACAGACGACCTGATGACGGAGTGGAAGCGGCTCGGCCGTCCGGCGCTCCCGCAGCAGGCAGAAGACGCGCAGACGGCCATCGTCCACCACGCGCTTCACGATGCCCGGTGGAACAAGACCATCGGCGACTTCCTCACTGCCTACGAGGCCGAGCAGAACCGGCCGCTGCGCGAGCTGCTCGAAGAGCTGGCTTCCGGGACCTGGCTGCGGTCCAACGGTGACCAGAGCTGGCACGGCAATGCCGCCAGGCTCATGAATCGTGCCAAGAACCTGCTGGAGGCGGCGTGATCCTGGAAAACGTTCCCTTCGACGAGCAGGGCAACATGCGCCACGACACATCGTGGGGTGTCGCGGAGCGCCGTCCGCTCGCTCCGTTCGAGGGAACCCTTGAGTACGACGGATACACGCGTGGCCGGTCGGCCATGACGATCTACTGGCGCGGCGTGAACGGCCTCCGCTACCCGATGTTCTGGTCCGACTTCGACCGGCTCATCAAGCACCGGAACATCATTTTCGGCAACGTCTATGGGATTTGGCGAGGCGTTAAGCGAAGCGGCTACTACGGAATCCAGTACGTTCCCGAATCGGAGATCTCGCTGTGAGCCTGCGGATTATCGGCCTGAGCGGATACGGCGGCGTGGGCAAGGACACCGTGGCCGACCTCCTGGTCCGCGAGCACGGCTACAAGCGGTTCGCCTTCGCTGACGCACTCAAGGTCATGCTGACGGAGATCAACCCCATCATCGACGCACCTGGATATGAGGAGGCGCGGGGTTACCCGATCGACTGGGCGGCCCGTCGTCTCGGGGATCTCGTAGCCGACCTCGGCTGGGATGACGCCAAGCGCGAATACCCCGAGATTCGCCGCCTGCTCCAGGACACCGGAGAAGCGGTCAAGAAGGTCGCTGGCGAACGGGCCTGGGTGAACATCGTCTTGGACCAGCTCCCTGGACATGGGCGCGTGGTCGTCTCGGACGTGCGCTTCCTCCATGAGGCATGTGCCCTGCGTGACCGGGTCTCCGTGGTGGACGGCCGGTTCAAGGTGGTTCGCATCCACCGGGACGGCGTGGGGCCTGTGAACGATCACGCCAGCGAGTACTTCATGCCGGGAACGGAGAACCATCTGTTCGACCTGTCCAGCACGCCACTGGCGGATATGCCGCTCAAGGTGCGCGAGCTGGCTGCGCTGGTGGAGACCTGGTGACCCTCTACCTCGGGATCGACCAGTCCTTCGGCGGCTTCGGCCTGACCCGGCTCTACCCCGCCTACGCGGACATCAGCGTCGTGAAGTTCACCAGTGTGAAGTACGGCAAGGGCGTGGACCGGTTAATGGATGTGGAGTCCTGGCTGGGCAAGCAGATCGAGTTGCTGCCGGAGTATCCGGTCCATGTGGCAATGGAGGGCTGGTCACGCGGGTCGAAGAATCGGCGGGAGGAGATGGGGGAGCTGGCCTATGCCGTGAAGCGAGTCCTGCGCTGGCACCTTCCGGAGCCTGTCTGCTATCCCACGATCATCGCGCCGAGCAAGGTCAAGCTCTTCGCCACCGGGAACGGCAATGCTTCCAAAGAGGAGATGATCGCCGGAGTCAAGGAAAGGTGGGGAGTCGAGTGCGCTGACGACAACGCGGCCGATTCCTACGCGCTCGCGCGAATGGCTCAGTATCTTTCCGAGCCGCACGGAACCGACACCCGCCTGCATGAGCGCAAGGCCATACGCGATGTAACACGGCACACAGAGCGTATGGCACGATAGAAGAGAGCGGCGAGGTCCGCGCTAAATGCCGAGAGGCCCCCGTTCCGCTGATGCGGGCGGGGGTTTTTCGCGTTACAAACATTGCTCTCCTTTTCCCTAATCTGAATTGGACGGCTCAGATTGGGAAACCCGAAAAGGAGAAAAACATGGTTTCCGAGAATGCAGGTGTTGAGAAGAACGAGGATCGCAGCGTTCTTCTGCGCGTGTCTGCCAGCAGTGACGCAGCGAAGCTGGCCAGCGCCATCGCGCACGCGGTGTACGACGGCAAGCAGGTTTCTCTGCGAGCCATTGGCGCGGGTGCGGTGAACCAGACCTCGAAGGGTATCGCCATCGCTCAGTCGTATGTCGGCTCGCGTGGCATCACCCTTGCCGCGCGCATCGGTTTCACGACCGTGGAAATGGCTGACGGCAAGGTGAGCGCTCTGGTTTACAAGATTCTCGTGGATTGATCGTAGCCTGGAAGCGATCCGCTGCTCGGGCTTCAAATAACCGCTTTGGAGGAAATCGTGGGTGACAAGACCACGACCAAGTTCCCGACTATGGGCACGAGCGCGGCGACGGTGAACAACGTCTCGGGTGCCTCGTCTCCGTACACCACGGAGGTCAGGCGGCACGGCGGTGTCGGCGGCATGATCGAGGCTGCGCTGACCGAGGGCGTTAGGCGTCAGACCCACGAGCGCCACGGCGCCTCCTACGCCCCGCGCGCTCAGATGGTCGTCGGCAACGACCCGGCCGCTGAGGCGAACCTGCGCAACACCCGGCTCGTCCGCAGTGCGATCGGCAACCGCGACTTCTACGCGCGTCGGCAGTACGGGCAGGGCATGTAATGGTGTGGCCACTCGTCGCGTCGATCGCCGCCCGAGCGCTGCCGATGCTGGCCGGTGAGGCTGCTGGCGCTGCCGGTGGCGCAGCCGCGCGCACGGCTGTCAATGGGGCCGCCTCCCGCGTGGGGTCCTTCGCCTCTGGCGCGACACAGAACGGCGTCGGCCGCGCCCTGGGCGGTGTCGTCGGCGCTTCCGAGCAGCCGCCGCAGAGCGGCGATCAGAAGTCGATCTGGGTCTGATGGCTCGCCCGTACGACTCCAATAGCTGGTACGTCCCGCAAGGGGCGGGCCAGTCCGAGGCACTCACGACCGGCGGCGGGGGACAGCTCCCCGTCGGCTGGCGTGACGTGCTGGACGCGCGCCGCTCGGGTGATGACCCGCGTACGCCAGAAGCCCAGTACCCGGACGGCTATCTGGGTACTGTGCCCAGCCGCCGGTCTGACCGGTTGCTGGACCGCGTCAAGCTGAAGATCAACTCCCGGCCTGGGCCGACCGGCCCGCATGCGGGGATCCGGATCGATCCGGGCGACTACGACTGGCCTCGTGATTTCAACATGGCGACATCGCTGGAGCATCAGGCGCAGGGCAAGAAATGGGCTCCGCAGGGAAATCCGGATGAGTACCTCGTGAACAACGGCAAGACCGAGGTCGTCGGCCCGCTGGAGTTGCGCAAGAAGGAAGACAAGTTCGCCCCGAGCCAATACACGGCTGATCGCCTGCGTGCCTTCATGCCGTCGTGGCGAACCTGAATTATAAAAAGTCTGATCCGTCCCCATAATCTATTGCTTGTACGTTTCATCGTCAGCAATGGAAGGGGTCGGACGTGAGTTATCCGCAGCCGCGATCCATGAACGCCAGTCTCGCTAAGGGCGTCCGTGAGGGCGCGGAATACGACTCCACGCCGAACCGTGACGGCGCCGTTTCCGCCCCCACTGCCATCGAATTCCGCGTCTCCCGGCGCACCTCTGGCGTCCGCTAACCGTCTTTCACACCGGCATGCGTTAGGAGCATCTATGCCTGAGCCCGTCCCCGCCCGCCCGCGCCACGGCAACGGCCTCACCGGGCACGACCGCGACCCCGCCACCCACGTCGTGGACGAGCTGGAGCTGCCCGAATTCGTTGAGGAGTACCGGCATTGATCGGCATCAGTTCCCGTGAATTCCTGGCCGTGGCCAAGGAGCAGATCGGCACCTACGAGGACAAGAACGGCACCACCCCCTACGGCAAGTGGTACGGCGACCGCGTCAACGATTCCGCATTCGACGGCGCCGCCTGGTGCGATATGAGCCTCGCCTGGATTGCGCACGAAGCGGGCAAGCGAAAGAACGGCGCAGACGGCGCAGAGGAAGCTCTCAGGCAGACCGGCTGCTTCGCCTACACGCCCTACCACGCCCAGTGGTTCGCCAGGAAGGGTCGTTTCGGCACCCACGCCACCATCGGATCTTTCGCCTTTTTCGACTGGGGCGCGAGCAAGGGCATCAGCGCCATCGACCACATCGGCGTCGTGGCCGGAAAGACCGCTGACGGCCTGCTCGTCACCTACGAGGGCAACGTCCAAAACGGCTTCCGGAAGATGTACCGCTCCTACCGCAACATCGTCGGCTTCGGCTACCCGACCTATGCAGAGCCCGGCCAGATCGAGCCGGAGCCCGCAAAGGCCGACCGGCCGAGCGTCAAGACCGCCCCGAGGTTCCCGCTCCCCGCTGGCCATTACTTCGGCATCAGCATCACCACGCCCGGCTCCCACTCCGGCACCACACCCGTGGACAAGAAGAGCATCAAGCTCTTCCAGGCCCGCCTCAAGGAACGCGGCTGGAATATCGCCGTGGACGGCGTTTTCGGGCCGAAGACCAAGGCCATCGTCATGGACTTCCAAGACGAGAAGAACATCAAGGCAGACGGCCTCGTCGGCGCCGTTACCTGGCCTCTTTTCTGGACCTCCCCCATCACCTGAGAAGGAACACCCGAACCACTATGCGACTCCTGCTTTGCGGCACCTGCGGCTCCATGGAAGAGCTGCCGGATTATGAAGGCCCCGTTGAAGGCGACCACCTCCTTGATGTCCTGGTCTCCCGCCACCGTTTCCCGTCCGGCGCCGAGCACGCTGGCGGCCTTCTGGTCCGGGACATCAAGGAGGAGCACTGGCGCGACAACAACATCCGCCGCCAGATCATCGAGCAGATCAATGCACGGTCCGCCGAGGGTCTCGGCAATCACTTCTACGACTCGAAGAACACTTTCCAGCTCGACGCGGCCAAGTGCTGGAAGCAGCACAACCGTACGCATAACTGCGGTGACTACATGAGCGACCGCAAGCGTCTCCTGCCCGACACCAAGGCCGAGCGCAAGGAAGCCGGGCTCAATCACAGGAACCGGCCCAACACCTTCCTGTGCAATTTCTGCCCGTACCACCAGATCGTGGAACAGCGCAAGACCGCAGCCAAGGGCGCATACGACTACACCGAATAGGAGAACGACATGTGGTTCATCCGGAGATCAAAGCACGAGCGCATTGTTGACAATCTGACCTACGACCTGCTGTACGCGCAGGCGGCCCGCGACAACGCCTACCGGGAGCTGGACGACCTCAAGGCGGCCCACGGCCAGAACACCACCGTGGGGAGCCCTGCCTGATGAACGGCTCCGGAGCCGCCTCCCTGCACCTGCCGCCCTCCGCTCAGTCGGCCGCCGCGCCGGAAGAGCTTCAGGTCGTGTGGGGCTTCGTCACTCTGATGACCCCACATGGCATGATCCTCACCACCGACGACCCTTCCATGCTGGCCGACAAGATCAAGGTCGTACGGCAGCCGACGCAGGATGAGATCTCAGGGGCCTGCGCAGTCACCCGCGAGGACATCCAGGCGCAGAAGACGGCCGCCCAGGTGCACCACGGCATGATGGCCGCCGCCCGAGCATCCCAGGACCAGGCACTCACCCAGCAGATCATGAACGACATCGGGATGCCGGGCCGATGAACAACCCGACCTACTTGGTTTTCGCGCGAGAGCGGCGCATAGCTGACTTCGTGATCCGTGACCTCCAGCACCCGGCCGTGCGCGCTGTCTACGTCAGTGGTCCGGAAAATCTGCGCGGGATCCACGGACGCGGTATTCGTATCGTCCTCGCCTACGGATTCGCGGAACATAGAGACTGGCCAGAGATGCGATACCGAATCAAGATGATGGCCAACGAAGGAGCCGTCATCCTGCGACATGTAGAGGAACGAGACCTCTAAGCAGAAAGCGCCGGTCGCCCGGCGCTTTCTGCGCTAACGAGCTAAAAGGCCAAAAAGGTAATCTGGGTATGTGGCCATCCAGAACAAGTTCCTTCGTCAAGCAGCCGGAATCGAAATCACCCAAGGGGAATCCGGCTACTTCTCGACGCCACGCAACGACCTCGATCCAAACCTTTTCCAGGGCGACAGAATCCGGCCCGAGGTAAGGACGCACGTCCTCAACACCCTGTACGGCTTTCTGACTCAGCACTTCCACCGGCCGCAGTCATGGAGCAAGGTCTGGATAGCCGGATCCGGCGTCTCCTATCAGTGGGCCGCCTCACGCGGAAATGGTGACCTCGACTGCCTTTTCGGCGTGGACTGGATTACCTTCCGCAAGCACAACCCGAACTTCGATGGGCTCGGAAACAGCGAAGCCGCCACCTACATCAACACACTGCTCCGCGACCATCTGTGGCCGCGCACCGCTCACACGCGTTTCGGGCAGAAGGCATACGAGTTGACGTTCTACGTCAACGTCAACACTGGGCTCGACATCAGGTCCATCCGGCCCTACGCCGCGTACTGCCTGACTGACGACACCTGGAGCGTCCGGCCGCCGAAGCTCCCGAGCGACCCGGCCTCTCTGTTCCCGGCCGACTGGCACAGCGCCATCGTGGCCGAAGCCCGGCAGGCTGCCCAGGTCGTCAAGCGCTTCCACCAGGCCGCCGTGGACGCCCAGCAGGCCGCCCCGAATTCGGGGGCCTGGACGAACTCCCAGACCGTCATGCACCTCGCAGAGGCCCAAGCCGCCGCCCTGTACGAGGACATCCACACCGGCCGCAGATCCGCCTTCACCGAGCACGGAGCGGGCTACTCCGACTGGGCCAACTTCCGCTGGCAGAGCCACAAGCGCAACGGCGTCGTCAACGCGCTACGCGCCATCTCCCAGCTCCGCGACCGGCCCAGCCACTCGATCGAGGACATCCACAACGAGCTGCTCCGCGCCCAGCTCAGCACCGTCCCAGGAGTACGCCTGTGATCGCCTGCGCCATGACCATATGGGGCATTCTCCGCGACCCCATCAGCCGTCAGCCCAGCGACCACGGCCGGACGCTGTATGCCGCCATGAAGGAGGGCTACCGCGTGCACCTGCTGGCCGACGACCCGGCCGACATCGAGTGGCTGCGCCTGGAACACATCACCGGCCACGTCTCCATCAGCACACCGCGCCCCGGCCACCCGATGCACACCGAGCGGCTCTACCAGGTTGCCCAGCTCCGCGCCGCCGGACCGCTCGACCTCGTCATTGACCCCGATCCCACGATCTGCGCCGCCCTGTTCGACGCAGGCCAGCCCACCCTGCTCTACAGCCACCCCCGCTATGCCCACCTGCGGCACCGTCCCGGACTCAAAGCCTGGGCCGACCTGGAAACCACCGTGAACCGCACGCGCCAGCTCGAAGCGAACGCCGCCTAGGAGAGCCGAAAGTGTCCACATCCCCCTTCAACTACTCCACGGTCTCTTCGCCGGGCACCAACGCCGCCAAGAGCCCCAACAAGTTCGGCTTCCAGACGTTCAAGGAAAGACGGGAGAAGAAGTACCGCGAGTCCGTCCGCCGCACCCGCCAGCAGGACTTCTACGACAGGCGCGACTACTCGGTGGGAAAGGACATCGAGAAGGAACAGCACATCCAGCGCATCCGCTGGGATGCCGCACGAGCCAGCGATGCCGCCAAGTCGCAGTACCGCTCGCAGGAGCGTTGGAACGCCTTCCGCGATGACGAGGCACAGGCCGACATCTCCACGGTCACCCAGTCCCGCCGCGACAACTTCGCCCATGGCCACAAACTGCGCCGCCAGGACCAGACCAACGCTCAGCGCGTCTCCCACCAGGACGCGATGCACCAGAGCAACCAGAGCCACGCGGCGGCCATGGGTGACATCAACGCCGACGCGGCCCAGAAACTCGGTAACGCGAAGGCCCAGACGGCTTTCAACGTCAGCTACTCCACCACCTACGGCAGAGGCAAGGGCTCGGCCGACGGCGCACAGCTCCAGGGTCAGGTCAAGGCCGACAACGTCCGCCTGCACGCGAATGCCGACGCCGACGCCAGCCGCATCCGTGCCACCGGTATCTCCGACGCAGACCAGATCAAGGCGCGCGGGAAGGCGTCCGCAGCCCATGTCGGACTCACCACCGCCGACTACGACGCCCAGGCGACACGCACGCGAGCAGTAGGACATGCCGAGGCAGAGCAGATCAGGGCGCGGGGCAAGGCCGCCGCTGCGCACACGGGAATCACCACCGCTGGCCACGAAGCGTCCGCCGCACGCGTTCGCGCTCAAGGCGGCGTAGACGCCGCCATGATCAAGGCCCGTGGCGGTCTGAACGTGGCTGGCCATGCGGCCGAAGCCTCGCGCGTCCGCGCCCAGGGCAGCGCAGATGCCGCCCGCACGGTCGGTCAGGGCCGAGCCGACGCCGCGCGGAAGATTGCACACGGCCAGCTCGACGCCGCCTCCAACGCCCCCGCCATCGCGACCCACGCGGCCGAGGCAGCCCGAATTCGGGCCGAGGGTGACGCCAGCGCTGCCAACATTCGCGCCACCGGCCACGTCAACGCACATCAGATCCGCGCTACCGCTCCCAGCGCTCCAGCTCCCAAGCGCCAGGCAGGACAGCGCTCGCGCCTGGGGGATCCCGTCCAGAGCACGCCCAGGCCCACCGTTCCCAGGAACGCGACGCCGAACGCCGTGCCCACCACACCGAAGCGCACCGACCCGATCAGCGCGCCCGCGACACCGGCTGCGGTCAACGCCCAGCAGATCCCGGCCCCCAAGCCGAAGCGAACCCGGACCCCGAAGGCTCCCGCCAGCAATGGCCAGCAGTCCCTTGACCTGACACCCGCCTCGCCCGCGCCGTCAGCCCCGAAGACGCCCACCACTCCCACCAAGAATCCGGCTCCTACAGGAGGAACTCCCGTGTCCCAGCTCCACCACAGCAACCCCATGCAGGCTCGCCAGCTCCCCAACCTGCCCCGGGCCACCGGCAAGGTGAACCCGGCCATGAAGGTCGGGGAGAAGATCGAGGTAGGGGGACACGAGCCCATCGGCGCAGGTGAGCACGTCCACGGCTCTTTCTCCTGGGACAAGCGCAGTCTCAGCGACCGTCAGACGCAGATGCGTCCCGGCCAGCGCGTGGAGACCCGCGCGGAAAGCTCCAGTCGGCTGCGCACCCGCAGAGCCGCCAAGCCCGCCACGGATTGATCAGGCACACTCACCATGACCCGCCTCTACTACGCGGGGGCCGAGATTCCATCGTGGCGCATCCTCCTGCACAGCCAGGGAGTGCGCCACGTCTCGCTCTCCTTCATCGGACTATCCAGACGAGTCAAATTCTCCCGCCCGTGGCTCCTGTCCACGAAATTCGGGGAAGACACGGAAATCCTTCTCGACTCCGGCGGGTACAGCGTCAGAGCCAATCCCGGAAAGTACGATCTCCCGGATTTGGCCGCGAAGTATCAGTCCTTCGTCGAGACCAACCTTGACCGCGTCTCCCTGGTCACCGAGTGGGACGTCCCCCAAGCACCGGCCGACATCGCCACAATCGCGGGAGACAAGTACCTGCCGATCTGGCACGCCGAAGACGGGCTTCCGCACCTGCGCGAGCTGGCCGACGCACACGGGCGTGTAGGCGTCCCTCAGACGAGCGTGGGCGGCCGGGACATCATGCCGGTACTGCGCAGCCTCGCACGCTCCGGCGTCAAGCTGCACGGCGTGGCCATGACCAAGCCCGAGGTCCTGGAGGCGCTGCCGTGGGACTCGGTCTCCAGCACCTCATGGCTCAGCCCAGCCCAGTACAACGACACGATCGTCTGGACCGGAAACGCGCTGAAGAGATACCCCAAGAAATACGCCGAGCAGGCCAGGAAGCGCCACCGGCAGCTCTTCACCAAGAACGGCTTCGATCCCGAGCTGATCGAGTCCGGCGACTCCAACGAGCTTCTACGCCTATCGCTGTGGAGCTGGCAGCAGTACATCGACCATTTGAACGGAAGAAAGCTAGTTACTGTGGACACTGAATCGCGTGGTTGGAGTTTCGCGGAAAATGACGACGAAACAGTTGATAACCCACCCTCCGAAGCGCGGAAAAGGCTAGCAACTCCCCGACGCCGTGAAGCCGCGAAAATCGCCCCCGGATTCGGGATCGAAGAGGTGGAACAGCGCGTTGTCGGCGAAGACGGCAACTTCACCACCCGGAAAATCGGGCTCATCAACGTATCCGGAGAGAGCCAGCGACTCTGTGACACCTGCTTCCTGAGCCCGAGCTGTCAGGAGTTTGATCCCGGCTCCACATGCGCCTACAAGCTACCCGTGGAGGCCCGCACGGTTGAGCAGCTTCAGCGAATCCGGGAGATGGGAATCGAGATCCAGGCCCAGCGTGTCGCCACGATGTATGCCGCTGAGCAGCAGGAAGGCGGCTACGCAGACCCTAACCTGTCACGTGAGCTGGAGCTGCTCGACAAGATGATTGAGAAGAAGGTGGCCGCCGAGAACGAGGGCTTCTCCATGACCATCAAGGCCAGCGGACGCGCGGCGGCCGGTACCGGACTCGTCGGCCAGCTCTTCGGAGAGAAGGCCGCGCAGCAGGCCCAGGCGCTCCCCGAGGCCGTGCCCGCCGACGACGTACTCCGGCAAATGGGCGTGATCTCCGGCGAGATCGTCAGGGAAGCCTAGTAACTGGCTTACAGCCAAATGCAGCGGAACCGTGTTCGAGCAAAAAAAAGCCCCGGCGCGAAGCCGGGGCTTTTTCACGGGATGATGACAGAGCCGTCTTCGGCAAACGTGCAATCACTCAACCGCACGCCCCTGGCCTCACACTCCCGAAGGACGTGCTGAAGAACGGCGGGGGAGAGGCGGATGTGACTGTCCAGCTTGCCCGGAGGATCAGGATCGTCCAGGGAGCTAGGCCGCCAGCGTTCGTCTCGGGTAGGGATGATGTCCCGGCCCTCGTCGGCTGGCGGCTGGCCCGTCTCGGTCCTGTATACCCTGCGACCTGTCATACCGTCCCCGATCGTCCTGCGCACCGAGGATCGTATCGCTAGCCTCTGTCTTCGGCGATCTTCCGCAGGAGGCCACCGATCCGCATAGCGATGTGCACAGGCTCAGCCTCCGGAAGCAGCGGACGAACCTGGTTGAAGATCTCCGTACGTGACGGCACCTGACCGCCGTTGTCAGCGATGATCTTCCGTAGCAGTTCCTCGTCGAAGGTCCGCTCGACCTCGCCCTGTCCCAGCTCGTTGGCCAGCTCAGCGTCACGCGTACCCGTAGCGTTGCACTTGCCGCAGAAGTGCTCTCGCGACGGCACCAGCCGGACCGATCCGCGCCCGAGACAGGCGGTGCAAAGATCGTTTTCCGCTGCATGAATGACGGCTTCGATGCTGGACTTCAGCTCCGTGCGGCAGAAGCAGGCGTAGGTGGAGAAGTCGCCGCGAAGGACCTTGTCAAAGGGAGCATCTAAGGGGAAATCGTCCCAGTTAGTGATGATGACGTGCATGCCTTGCGTTACCTGCTCTCCAGCTACGCGTCAGCGGATTTGGGGTCGAAGACGATCTCGACTGGCTTGCCGTTCTCGTCCAGGTACGGGCTTCGCCTCCGCATGTAGTGGGGGCCGAGCATCACCTTGCCCTTGTATCCGGGGCGACCTCCCGTGAAGCTGAACGACACCGCGATAAGCGGCCCAACATCATGGGCAGTCAGGACGGTGTTCACGGCGTAGATGGCGAACTCCTCTTCGTGCTCCCAGTGCCGCGCGAGCCAGGCAGGCATGTCGCTCTCGCGGATGGTGCTGATCAGGTTGGGACCGATGATCACGAACACCGTGCCGTCGATGGTCTCGCCCTCGTGCTGCCTCGGCAGATCGACGCGGCCAGGGATCAAACTCTCGCTCATGCGCTCACCCTCTCTTTGATCGCGATAACGCGGGAGGCGATGGCGTCGGTGACGCCAGGGTCCTCGCCGTACGGTGTCACGAAGACATCCCCGCTCACTCCCACGTCCAGCGTGTGCGAGTCAATCCACGCCCACGTTCCTCTAGTGAGCTGACTACTGCGAATCGGAGAGTCACTGGAGAGGAGCAACGTGCCGTTCCAGCTCTCCGGAATCGGGTCATTCGTGGATTCGCGGGGAAAGATGGTCAGAGTATATCGGGTGAGACCCTCGAACAGGTTGTACTCGAAGGACAGCACCTCACCGTTATGCACGTAGGGTTGGCCGCTCTCCAGCTCCTCGAAGCATACGTAAACGCGATCGCCCGGCTCGAAGTTCTTCTTCAAAATCGGCCTGGCGCGAAGCCTGAGCGCGGGGGAAAGAACCTTCGAGCCATCCTCACGGATGTAGAAGACAGCCGTCTCCCAGAACTCCTTCTCGTCGTCCTTCGCCTCGCCGAGCGTTATCCGCTCCATGTTCTTGATGTAGTTCGTCTTCCACCAGTCCCACTCGTTGATGCTCATGCCGCTGTCGTACATCTCGACGACGTTCCTGCCCGGCGTTGATGTTCCAGCGCCCATATAAGTTCTCCTAAATCCCGAGACGAACCATCTCGTTATCGGCGTAGGCATCCGCAGCTTCTTGATTGGCGAAGTCGCGGGTCCACTTGTTGGTCCCGCTCCAGCACTCGACGGCAACGCGCGGCGTCTGAAGAATCGGGCAGACGAAGGAGGTAACACACACCTCCTTTCTCACGTCGTCTCCGAAGGCGTAACCAGACTTGCGGAGGGTCTCGCATCGCAACTGACTACCCGAATAGATCGCCTCAAGAATGCGCTTAGCGTCCTCCTCCGAGACATCCTCCTTCCGGCTAACGGATTCGATGATGCGCTGTTCAGGCTGTTCGGTCATATCAGTTCTCCCTGATCAGAAGAGAATGCCGTCGCAGCGGCACTCACGAACTTCGGGCTTGTAGGATTGTGCGATGTTGGCACCCATGCGCTTGGCTTCCAGATCGTCATGAACTTGCGCGATGTCGATGCGCCTACCTTCGACCTCGATGGACACCTCATAGTGATTGCCCATAGCAGCTCCTTTCGATGACCTGAGTAGACCCCAATGCCGCCCGCCCCGAATTCGGGCGACAAAGGCGCTCACTCAGCCCTGCTTCTGCTCACGAGCGATTCTCCGACGCATCTTGTTAGCGCATTCAGGGCAGATCGGCATCCGCTCCGACCGCGCCAGCTCCTCCGGCGTCGGCGTGCGCGTCGGCGTGCGCGTCTCTGGATCCGTGTCCGGTGGAAGACCGGTTTCCGGATCGACCAAGACCGAATTGACCGTCTCGGGATCGAAGTCGAAGACCTTCCGGCAAACGGGGTTGTAGCACGTCGTCACGTGCAGCTCGTGGCCCATCACTTACTCCTTGTCGTAGTACGTCATCGCGCTGCGTCCTCCACTCGGACCCTGTTCGCGGTCACTTCCACGCGCGCCACCCTGCCGTCGTACAGGGTGAAGGAGCCGCTACCCTGCCTCAGCGTGCCTACGAGGACACGTTCGAGAACGGGTTCTTTGATCTCGTCCTGTAAGGCCAGGCGCACACGATCCGCGAACTCCTTTGCGATGAACTCGGCAGGCTGGTCATCGACACCGAGAGCAGGTTCGGCCGATGGGTTCTTGTGAACCCTGAGCGTCACCGTGAGTGTCACGGTCTCCTCTATGCCGTTGTAGCCCCGCCCCGAGCCGCCGCACGATGTGCAGTGACCGTGCGCCCCGCCCATCGGGGTGGCCTCGCCAGTGCCCAGGCAGGTCTCACAGCCGCCGTTTTCGCGGATGTGCATGATGGCCTGGTCGTTGTTGCCGATGAACTTCGCACAGGCACAGGAGTACAGCTCCGACCCGAGTACCCACGTGTAGCCGCAGGGCTCGCAGAATGCGCGCGGAGAATTGGGGACGATGCTGAATTTGCTCGTATCGCATTTGGGGCAGTTGGAAGTGGTCTCCGCCGCGTAGATCGCGTGTTCCCGGTCTATGGCGTCCATCAGATGAGCACCCTTCGGCTCACTCGTTGTTCTCCGCGTCTTTCACTATGGCGGTGGCCTTGGCGATGATCTCGGACGGCGTTACGCCGAGCCGCTCTTCCGCGTTTTCCGGATCGTCCAGAGATGCGATCCAGCGCACGAACGCATGAAAGGGCGTGTCCTCGATAGCGTCACCGTTCACGTCGAATTGGACTGCTTCGAACTTCCCGTAGCTGGTGACCTTCTTCCGGCGTACGAGCTTGACGTTCGGACGCGGGATCCGGTGCGGCCAGTTGAACGGACCGACCACCTGAATGTCCGGGTTGCCGCGCTTGCGGAACAGGTTGAAGTACTCCCACCCTTCCACCAGGCCGGTTTCCTTGCACACGGCGTCGAGCGCAGCTAGTTCCTCGGCCGTCACCTCGTTCTTCTCAGACATCAGTCCTCCAGCTCCCAGCCGGGGAAGAAGAAGATCGTGGTCCTGGCTGTGTTTACCAGCGCCACAGCGCCCGCCAGTTCGTAAGCAAGTTCTTCGTCTGCGTCGTCGTAAAGGAACATTCCCAGGCCGACGAAGAACTTGGTGGCGTCTCCGTAGGACTTGAATTCGATGCCGAATCCAACCCGGCCGGTGGGCGACTCGTGGGAGTTGAGAATTTCGGCGGTGTGATCGATACCGGCGTTACCGAGGGCCTCCGTGATGTGCCTACGGTGGATCTTCTTCACTAGACGCGCCCCGCTTCCCATGCCTTGTTCCACTGCTCTTCCGTTGCCTGTCCCGGCACCTCCCAGACGAACCCGCATCTCAATCGCGGGCACGAGAGGATCTTGCCGGTAGCGTCCTCGCTGGCCTCCAGCACCCAGCCGTCATCCTCACAGCGCGGTACGTCGTCCTTCGGCTTCTTGGGCTTCCGCTCTTCGATCATCTGGAGCCCGTACCGAAGTGCCGTGATCAGAGCGCGCGCCGTCTCCGCGCTGACGTGCCCACCCTGCGACATGCCTGGAGCTACGCGATTTCGGGTGGTGTAGCGGATGGACGGCTCAGTGTCGCCCGCCATGGGGTCGGCGACTTCGACCTCCACCAAAGGCTTGTCACTGCTCACTCTGCGCCTCGTTCCTGAACATCGCTTCCAGCTCGTCTTCCGCCCGCTGTAGGGTCTCGCCATCGAGCGGGTTCTTGCAGTGCTGGCACATCTGGTTGAACGCGCACAGGTTGCAGACGGGCTTACCGCACTCGGGACAGGGAACCGTCGTCTCTACGATCCTGACGCGCATCTCGCTGCTCACTAGTCGTCCTCTCTCAACTGCTCGATTCCGGCTATGACCTGCTCGCACATCCACAGCAGGTGCTCCCGGTCCTCCGGGCTGATCTCGCGGAGAGCGTTCAGCATGGCCGTGCCGTCGCCGGTCTTCCCCGCGACCAGGGCACCAGCCATAGCCATCACGAACTCAGCCGAAAGCGGGGCAGGAGCAGAGGGCTCCGGCTGGCAGTCCTTGCCGCCCTTGTACTCCTCGCCGTTGATGTAGACGTGCACGTTGTGGCCGATCCCCTGACGGGAGCCACCGCCCGCGTGTCTCACGGCCTGCTGGAGCGCGGTCGCGTCCTCACGCCTGTGGAAGGAGCGACTGTCGCTCGCGAAGGTGCCGGGGTAGCCGGTGTCGCCGTCGTCGTTCGTGCTCCAGTGGAGAACGGCCTCTTCGTCGTCGCCCAGAATGTAGTACTTGCTCCAGGCTTCCAGCTCGCCGTGCTCGTTGTCGGACACCCTTACTCCTTGTGTGTATTCGGGGACGAAGCGGGGCGACGCCCCATGGTAGGACGCCGCCCCGACATGGAACCGGCTATCGAGGAATGGCCCGCGTCTCGCTGCCGATCCGGGCGTCACCCAGGTCAGCTTGCTTGCCGAGCCGCTGGCCCTCGCGGAGGGCATCGCTGTAGAGCTTGCGCGTTCGAGAAGGGCGGAGCTTTGGCCACCGCTCCTTGAGAGCGGCCTCCAGTGCCGTCGCGCGATCGTAGAGGACCAGAGCAGCCGTCGATCCCTCCGTGGCTTCTTCGTACGTCTTGGCCATGCGCTCTTGGATCTTCGCGGCAACGCCTCGTCCGTAGCCAACGAGCACCGATCTGAACCACTTGGTCACCGCGCGAGACAAGTTCGCAGGGTTGAGGTAGTACATCTCCTGTTCCTTGCGGAACTTCTTCGCCGACTGACGAGCTGCGTCCTCCATCTGCAACAGCAGAATTGGGATCAACAGCTTCAACCGGTCCACTGTCTCAGCAGGTCCCAGGACTTCAAAGTCGATGGGCTGTCCATACGTGTTTCGTGCGCAGCCAATGGACACCCCCTCGCAGTTCATCGCGCCTACGAAGGAGAACAGCGCTTCGATCCGCTCTGGTCCGTGCTGGCCACGGTTCGACACTTGGAAACGATGCGAAGAGATCGTGATTTCCGTCTTACCGGCGTTGTTCTCTGTCCGCAAAACGGCTTCGTCGAGGTCATAGGTATAGACCATCTCGGAAACCGCCCCGAAGAACAGCTTCGCTTCTTCCATGTTTCCGAGCTTGACGGCAGATTCGGCCTTGGCAAGGTAAGCCTTCACCCGCCGCTCGATGTCTTCCTTTGTTCTCAATCCGCTGCTCTTTCTGTGCGTGTATCAGGTGACTGTTACAGATAGCTGTACGTCCACCAGGCATCGGGAGTAGGCGTACATCAGCGCCGTGACGAACCTAGGGCGCTCATTTTCAGGAACCGTCTTAATGACTCCGTCAGCCGTCCAAACACTATCAGGGACGTAGACATTCTGATTGCGCTTCTTCAAACCCCGCTCGAATTTCGGGAGGTCGAGAAACTCGGGGGGGAGTTTATCCCTCAGCGCTCTGGCTACAAGAGCCGATGCAACGAACGACAGGGTGAGCCCGCTTCCTTCCGCCTTTTCGCTCATTGCATCGATAGCTGAAACGGGCAGATACATCGTCAGGGAATTCGCCATGATTCGGCTCCGATCGGGGTTGGCTCCAGGTCTACTCGATTCTAGGAGTCAACCCCGCCGAGACATCAGGCGTTGCGTTGCGTGCGCCGGGCCGCCTCCACCCGGCTCCGCATCAGCTTGACGAGATTCTCCAGCCGATCGAGCTGCCGTACGGCGTCCAGCTCCGTCTCGGTGTACCAGCCGCCGTCCAGGCAGAGCGCGGCGATCTCGCCAAGCTTCAAGGCTGCGCCGCCCGTGGCCACCGCCAGCTCTGCCACCTGCCCCCATCGACCGTTCTTCGGCTCGTCCGGGTTGACCACCATGTGATCCGGCAGGATCTCTCGGGTAAAGCGCGGCTGAGTGTCGCTCCACTCATAGACGGTGTGCCCCTCAGGCCCCCAGGGAGCAGGACCAACCAGCTTGCCGCGCGCCCCGTCGCTCTTGCGGATGCCATCAGCCATGACTCAGCCCTTCCCAAAGACGGCGATGCGGCCGGTGGACAGCTCGACAACCCGGTGGTCAGCGGCGACGTACTTGCCGTACTCCGCGAAGTTGAAGAACTGGTCCAGGATGGGCATGTGCCGGATTTCGTCCTCCATGAGGGTGTGTCCATATTCAGCGAGGTCTTCGTAGTCGCCCTCGAACTCCCTACGGAAGTCCCTGATCGCCGTTTCCGGGTCAAGACTCGCGAGCCCGCCCGGCAGGATGCCCGCCCAGGCCATGAAGCAGTTCGCGTCACGAGACTCGGTGGCCAGCTTCGCCAGCTTCCAGAGCTGCTCAATGGTGGTCCCGGACACCTGGACGCCTTCCCAGTTGCCGTCGTCCGTGTCCACCTCGACGTAGATACCGCCGAAGGTACTGAGAACCGCAGCCTTCAACTCGTCCAGTTCGACAGCCAGGAGATCAACCGACATCTCATCCGTGTCATCCGGGTTCTGGGATCGGAGCGTCACGCACAGCTCATAGGGGTAGAAGGACATGACTATTACCGTCTTTCTGTGTGAACGATTAGGCAGCGAGCCCGCGATTGATGAGGTTGTCTCGCCATTGCTTGGCGAATTTCGGGCAGGAGACGCACCGCTTATGCGAGCACCCGTCAAGGTGGATCTTCTGCTTGCGGGCATGCTCAGACCAGGCCATCGAATCGGCGGAGGTGAGGAGATGCCCGACCTTCGCGAGCCCTTCCGTCTTCAGTCCGAATCCGTGTAGCTTCCGCAGTCCGGCATCGTGCAAGGTCTCGATAATCTCGACGGCCTTGTCCGTGTGCTGAATTCGGCAGATGGAACCGACGCCAACGATCTTCTGTGCGAGGGGATCGACTCCTGCGTCTGCGTACATGTCGAGAATGCGGAGATAGGCTCTCGGCGTATCACCCTGCACAGCCATGGCCCACGGAAGATCGGGGGCAAGCTGAGTGAGCCGGGCGAAGTTCCGCACGGTGCGTCTCTGGTGTTCGAGCACCGTAAGACCAGTGTTGGCTAGCTGCTCTTCCTCGCACATCCAATCTTGCGGAGCGATCCACAGAAGGTGGTGGCCGCCTCTCCAGATGAAGCGCTTGAGCCTGCGAATCGCCGCGATGTAGGGCTCTTCGCAGCCGTCCGGCCAACCGCCATTGGAAAGCTGTGTGAAGCCGCCACTGTCGATAGCGAAATCCGTGGTGACATCGATGGGCCGAAACTTCAATCGGCAAATGCGGTTGAAGCTGATGAAAAGCGGCCCGATGTCGCCGTGATCTTCGGCCCAACTCAACTCCGGAGCACCACAGAGAAACCGGGCGCGCACTCAGATCTCCCGGACAGACGGATAACCGGCCTTGGCGTAGACGTGGATGCTCCGGATGTCCGCCTGGATCTGCTGGAGCAGGGCCTTGAGCTTGATCCGCTCGTCGCCGTCGAAGGTCATCGCCATCAGCGCCCGCACGGCCCGCTCCTGCCTCTCCAGGTGGAAGGCCGCGCGGATGATGGCGGCGCGACGGGCCACCCAGTTCATCCCGCGCACGTTGGGGACGCTGCTCTGCGGAGCCTTGTCGGTGGCGATCAGGATCTTAGGCATGGTGGAACTACCGCCTTTCTGTGTGCGGTTGGGGAGTCTCAGTCGCTCTTCGGCCTGATGCAGTACGTCCACCGCTTGGGGCTGCAACGGCTTCCGCGCTCCAACGGCCAGGCCCGCAGCTCTCGGCCGCAACGGTCACAGTGCACGCGGATCTACCGCCTTTCCGCGTGGTTGCACGTACCGTCAGCGCACTTACCGATCAGTCGGAGCGCTGCGGCGAACACCCAGCCGCCCTTGCGGTTCCGCCAGTACTTCGGGTAGGTGATGTTGACCGCCGGACCGCTCTTGGTCCGCGTCGAGTAGCGGAGGTTGTAGGGGGAGTTCGTCTCCGCGTGCGGGGCGATCGTCAGGGTGGTCGAGTTCCCCGGAAGGCTCTTGAGCCGTGCTCGGCAGCCGACCGGCCACCGCTCGCGCATGTAGTCCTCGTTGATGTAGGAGAAGCGCATAGATCTCCCGCCTTTCTGTGTGTGTTGGTCGTGATCGCCCCAGCGGACGCCCCGACCGGCCGCGCATCTCTACCGGTGTGAAAGACGCGCGGTGATCGGAGGATCCGCTAGGACGTGTGCTTGTGGTACTGGCCGTTCCAGTACTCGACGTAGGTCGCGCCGTCCATGCGGTAAGCGAAGGTCTCGCAGACTGACCCCGTGCGGTTGTCGAAGCAGGCCCACGCGCCGCCGTGCTTGATGAGAGAGAGCCGCTTGGTAGCGCGAATGCGCCTCACCTCGCGCCGGATCTCCTTGACGTGCTCGCGGTTGCCAGAGCGCCGAGCCGCGCGCTCCCACCTGTGCAGCTCTGCCACGGTCGCCTGTGTCGCGCGCTGGGAGGCGAAGAAAGCGGCCCGAGCAGCGATCTCGTATGCAGTCATCACGCGTCCCCGTCCTTGAGGTAGGGGAAGACCTCGGCCAGAGACAAGGACTCGATCAGCTTGTCAGCCCGATCGGAGAGCGACAGATTGCCGTGGCGCTTCCGGTTGTCGTCCAGCGCCATCGACAGCGCTACGGGGTTGCAGCCGGTGAACGCCTCGTACGCGGTGGACATCCCAGTGTAGTAGTCGGCTGGGCCAGAAACCGGACCCGTGGCCTTCATGATCTCCCATGCATGGATGAGCCTGTTCGTGATGGTGCGGGTGTTCCTAGCGCGATCCGCGTCCGTCATGCGTGCGTGGTTGTAGGTCATGGTTCTACCGCCTTTCGGTGTCTTCAGATTTGATGCGCTCCCAGACCGCTGCCCACAGCTCGACCACGCTTTCGGGGTCGTCGAAGGAACGGAGAGCCGCCTCCACAGCCCGCTCCGGAGCGAAGCCGGTAGCGATGTTGTGACAGACCAGAGCAGCGAGCCGGACGAGAGCCTCGCTCTCAGATTCCGTGACCTGTGAGCGGTCAGGGGTCGTGCTGCTGGCCGGGTACGGCGATCGGTTCCTGCTGTGCCTTCCCATCTCCCGCCTTTCTGTGTGTGTGTGGTGGTGATCGTCCAAGCGGACGCCCCGGCCGCCCATGCCCGCCCCCGATATTTGGCAGGCATGGGGACCAGAGGATCCGCTAGGCCGACCGCGCGTCCAGGTGGTCAAGCACGATCCGCCAGGCGGTGTCCAGCACGGGGTACATGACGTCGTTCCTCACGTCGAGATCCAGCCCGTAGCGCTGCGGTTCGTCGCAACCGTGCAGGGACAGCACGTCGATCCCTTCGTTGAAGTCGCCGAACACCTGGCCGAACACACAGCGGCTCGTGTGATGCATGGCAAGGGTGTCCTTGTCCACCATTCCGCGCCATTCCGGCGTGTGCTCGTTCAGCATCACGACACAGCGGTAAGCCCGCTTGATGGCTCGCTTTTCGGGGGCGGTAAGAGGCATGGTCACTGGCCTTCCGTGTCGTTCTTCGCAGCGGGGATGTAGAGGTTGAACCCATCGATTTTCAGATCGGTCCGGAACGTGCCGGGCACGCGCGGGTAGAGCCCGGTAACCCCCGGCGGGTAGTTCTCCTCGTACTCCCTGTTGTCCGCCTCCTCCCAGCTCTCGAACAGCAGGCCGCCGACCTTTTCGATCTTGTCCTGTTCCGTGAGCGTCGAGACGGAGAGCACTTCTACCGCGTGCCGGAATTCCGCATGCGATGTGCTCCCGCTGTGCTGTACGAGCGTGTATTTCGTGGTCGCCTTGCGCCGCTCTGGCATTACTCCCGCCTTTCCCTTACTTGTACTTTTCGGCGATGGTGTGCAGCGCCAGATGTAGGGAGAGCACCGCAACCGCGTCATTTAGCAGCTCATCCCTGGACTGTCCGGGAGCATCGCCGATGTGCGTTGACACGTACGCCAGCGCTGCCCGTGCACCATCCACCAGGTCAGACGTGTTGTTCACCGCCTCGTGTGCCGTCCACATAATCATTCGGGCATTGTCGTGCCGGGGAACGCTGCGCGCCATGCGTACGAGGAGAGCGGGGATGTCCATCACTACCGTCTTTCTGCTAGTTGTTCTCGATCTCGAATGACATTGCGCGCCAGCCGGGAATCCGGGCACGGAAGCGGAATTCCCCGTCATCGGTGATCGCTTCAAGGACCGACTTACGCCCCGCCTTCCGGTAGCGGAAGCGCTGAGCCTCTCCATACGGCTCACCGAAGGGCATGGGGTTGGTGAAGCGGATGATCTGACCGTCGGTGAGCTTCCGCGCCTTGTCCAGGCGGGCATTGTGGGCACGGCAGCGCTCTCGCCACCTGGTGGCCCCTGCATGTTCGGTCGGTGACAGGAGGTCAAGAATCCGGTCCGGGCAGGTGCTTTCAACCGGCCCCATGGTCTCGTCCAAGTCCTTGTAGTAGAAGTTGCACCCGCCCGACGATTTACGGTCGTTGCGCATCAGCACGACCAACGCCCACGTCTCGCCCGGCTTATACGACGCGTCATCGTTGTTGGTGACCGCCGCATAGAAAGCACGGTTCCAATCGCCACCAGCGGGGTTGGAAGCACAGGCCACGATCTGCCCATACTTGCCGAGCATGTTCGGGAACTCCTTCTCGAAGAATTCCCGATCGGTCATGCCAGGCTCGCGGTGAAGTCCAATCGATCCCATCTGTCCCGCCTTTCTGCGTGTTGCTCTGACACGTTCGCCGTGCCACCAACACCGCCCGGAAATCCGGGTGATGTCAGAAGCGCTCACGACCGCACTACATAAGAGTCCGAAGGAATTCGGCGATCTTTGCGGCTACCTCACCATCCGTCTTGATCTCGATAGCCACGCTGCTACCGGACATGACGCGGAATTCCGAGCGTGTAACGGGCGCCTTCGGACCGCACCAGCCGCTACGGACATAGACTCCGGATGGGTGGACGGTCTCCGGGCAATCGACACCAAGCGCCGTTGCGACGGTCTGCGCTATGGTCGCCTGCCGCCTTTCCTCCGCCTCGTGAGCGGCGATCCGTGTGACAACGCTCTCCAGCTCGCGGAGGTAGTCAGGCATCAACCTCCGCTTGATCTCCCGTGCGATCACGACCGCGCCGCGCTTGTAAGACACGCGGATGCTGTAGCCCTTGATGCCGTGCACCACACTGGAATTCTTCGGGTACGAGGCACTGATGCTGAGCCTGCCCGTCTCGTGTGTGAGATCGAACATCAGGCACAGCTCTTTGTTCTCGTCGGCGATGAAGAACTGGCCGTTCATGTAGCCGTCGCGAATGGTCCAGTTACCCATCTCGCGAGCAACATCGGTAGCGATGGCACGGATCTCTGTGAGCATTACAACCCTCTTTCTGTGTATGTTCTTAGGTCTGACACGTTCGCCGTGCCACCAACACCGCCCGGATTTCCGGGCGATGTCAGAAGCGCTCACGACCGTTACGCAGCCTCGTCAATGACGTTTGCGCGGTTCAGATACACGCGAACACGGCTCTGGTGCTTGGTCGTCGTGGGTGAGTAATAGGTGTCAGAGACGTACGTCTCTCCGTTCTCCAGAACCCAGGCAATCGGGGTGGCGTACGAAAGAACGGTGTACGTGATCTGCGGTCGGTCGGTCTCGAAACGCTCGCGCTCATCCTTCGGCATGCGGCCGGTCCCGGAGGGCACGCCAGCCATGGCCTGAAAGGCACCAGCCGTCTTGAAGGGAGTGCAGGTCTCCAGGGCCTCAATCAGCGCCCGCAGGCCCTTGCCGTGCGTCCCAACCTGGATCTGCTTAGCGGTGTTGCTCATGGGTCTGTGCCCTCTTTCTGTGTGGTCTGGCTCATCAGGCATCGGGTAACGACTCCCGACGCGACGCGCGCCTACCGGTGTGAAAGACGCGCGTTTCGCCTAGTAGATGAAATTCGGGAGAGAGGCGCCGGGACCGGCCTGCTGCGTATAGCTCAGCAGGGCATAGGCGAGGTCTTGTCCCGCGCGGTGGCCGTTGTGTGCGTACCAGGCTTCGCCCTGGTCGGCGTATCCGTATTCGATGGTCCAGATCACGAACTCTTTCCGCGTTGGACACCAGCACAGCGCAACCGCGCGTGTGATCCTCGTGCTGCTGTGGATGCCGGTGTAGGCCAGCACGTGAGCACCGTTCGAAATTTGGTCACCGAACTTGAGAGCGATTCCCTTTTTAGGACTCGCGAGCATCGAGACCAGCTCGGCATCCATCTTGCATTGCGGGCACCCGTGCAGTCCGTTGCACCGTGTGACCCTGTCCGGCCTAGGCCCGGTGGGCTCACCGTCGCCAAACCAGTGACCATGTGCCGTGTACGGCATGTCATCCGCCTTTCTGGATTAGTTGGCTTCGATCTGGACAATCCAGCAAACGGCCTGGACTGTCAGAGGCAGGACACCCAGCCGCCTAGCGGCCTCCCTGTAGGCGTCCGCAATGGCCTTGTAACGCTTGCGAGAGCTAAGGCCACGGTCCGCACTGCCATACCGGCGACCAACCGCCACATCATGCGCGTGACGGTCCACACAGACCGCCTCAGGGTCCGTCGGGTCAGCGATGCATCGGAAAAACTGGCCCGTCTTGACGTCCATGGGCAGGACATCCGAAGGTGACTCACCGCCCATGATCCGAGCCGCTTTCGTGAGCGCATCACCGACGTGCCCCGACGGTTCACCATTCACGAAAGCGCGGGCCGCAATCTTGGTGTTCTCGTCCCATCGCTTATTGGCGGACAGGGCAGCGATGACACCGGCCCCGGCTACTACGTCGCCACCAGAGATCATGGCGGCGAACTGGTTAGCCTGGGGATACCAGCGCGTTCCACGCTCCAACTGGTCCGGCGTAGCGCTGTGCCAGACGTCCAGGATGCTGGACACGAACCGTTCGTGCGTCTCACCAGAAATCGGGAGGGGGATAGGTGTCATAGCCGCCTTTCTGTGTTGCGCCGTGCCTGTGTGAAAGACGCATGGGGGTTTAAGCAGTCCGATGTCACATCGAACTGAGGGAGGCACGGCGCGTGTCCGCACATCCCCCTAGCTCGCCTAGACCGGATCGGATCCGTCGCCTACGCAGACACCTTGTCCGCCGTCTGCTGTGCGACCCACGAGCGCATACCGGCCACGTCCAACCACTGGTAGTGGGTGCCGTTGGCGCGCATTTCGCGATGCCTAATGGCGAAGCGGTTGCATCCGATCGCGGCGGCGAAGTGCGCCAGGTACTCCCCATAAGAATCGGGGTAGCCGTGCGCGTCGCGAAGCTTGTTCATCTCCCGGTCTATCTTGCGGAGAGCCTTCGCCATGACCTCAGCCTCACGCGTGCGGACCCTGGTCATGTCGGCGTACTCGATTTCGTAGCCGTAGACACACGAACGGTTGGTAACGTCGTACTGGCACGAAGCGCGAAGGTTGCCCAGGTGGTTGTACGGCTCGTCCCAGCCGTACCGGTCACCCAGTCCCGGAGAGAGCAACACGGGGGCATCGGCGTACTTCTGAAAGCCGTTGTTCTCCACGCGCGGCCTGGCGTAAATGTGACCGTATCCGTAGTTCTCTTCGACGTCGAGAACCAACACGATGTTCCTGTCAATGCGCGGAGCCATATCTCCCGCCTTTCTGTGTGTTAACGGTGGTCTGCCGTCATCAGGTACCGGGTAACCAATCCCGGTACGACGCACGCCGTAGCGTGCGTTTCGGCTAGTAGTCGAGAGCGACGAGCATCCGGTTAACCGTCTGGCGCTCCCTACGCCGGATGTGGCGCCGCTCGCGCCGCTTGTTCGACCAGATCGGGCAGCAGGTGAATTCGCAGCCGGAGAATCCGACACGGCCACGGTTGCGGGGGGCCATGAGCATGTGTTCCGCCTTTCTGTGTGTTAGCTAGGTGCGTAGCGCGGGCAACCATCGTCCATGTACACCTGCCACGCGCTGATGTTGTTCTGTAGGGCTTTGTGCTTGGTGCGGAGCTTGTTCCGTCGCGACGCGTTGCGCTCTTGCTCTATGCGCGCTTCGATGCCGGTTAGCTCTGTCTCGCGTTCCCCGATAATCCACAGAGCGGCATCCGCCCGGACTTCCGGCGAGTCATCAGAAAGCGCGGGAATGAATCCAGGCGGGTATGCCGCCATGGCTACGGCTTACGGATCAAGCCGGGGTAGGCGCCACAGTCGAATTCCCCGATGAACCGTCGCACGGCTGCGGAATTGGGGATGGTGGTGTACCTGAAGCTGCCGAAACAGAGGGTCACGTTGTAACGACCTACAGTCACTCGCGTCGCGTGCGGGTACTGGAGTCTGTAGTACGCGGACACAGGGCACTTTCTAGCGAGCTGCTGGACGCCCGTGCAGCCGAGCGAAAGCAGGAGAGTAGCCACCTGTTGCGACGTCCGCAGTCTGTTGATCATCGTTAGAGCCGCCTTTCTGGGGGAGGTACCGACGTCACATCGGATTGAAGGACACGCGTCTCCCGGTGTGAAAGACGCGTGCCCAACGAACCGCCTAGACGGTGGCGAGAACCTTGGTCAGCGTGGCGAGCGTGCTTCGGTCCAGCTTGTCGAAGTCACCGCTCACGGCCTTGTCCATGTTGCGGTCGGCCCGGCTCATGCCGCGCGTGGTGGCAATGTGGTGGTCGTACGTGTTGACCGCAGCCAGCACGCCGTAGGCGGTGTTCTGCCAGGGGGAGACGCGAGCGTCGTGGTTCCACAGGCGGTTGTACTCCGCGCGCTTGTTCTCCGCCATGGTGGCACCCCGCTTGTTCTTCGGGTCCTCGGGCAGGGGCGCGATCTCGTTCATGAAGGCGGCCCACGCCTTGTCGGACACGTCGATCCGGCACAGCTCCGCCACTTCCGCCGCGAAGTCGTCCGCAGCGCTGTAGACGATGTTCAGAGCCTCGCGAGCGTCAGTGATGCGGTTGAGGCTCTTGCTCGTGTGCTTGACCTTGTACTGCTGTCCGTTCTCGCCCCTGGCGATGCTCAGCGTGTTGTCGCACACGACCACCGTGACGTGGCGCTTGTACGTGGTCGCCAACGAGCCGTCGAAGGACGTGCACGCCAGCAGATTCGGCCGGAACTCGACCCCTTCTGGCGTGGTGATGTTGTCCGGCACTTCCACACTCACCCACGCCTGAGCACCGCCGCGCAGCAGACCGGCCGAGCCGATGGAGAGGTTCCCGTCCAGGATCCGCTCCACGTTCAGCACGAGCCACTCGTGGTAGGGGTGCGGCTGGTACGAGTCCTTGAACATGCCCATGGCGTCCATGCCGGGCAGGTCCCACAGGTTGCCGGACAGGTCCAGGCCGGTCAGGTCGATACCCGCCGCCGCCAGCTCGTCATCCCGGAGAACGGCCTTACGCCCGTCCAGGCGGACGATACGCGCGGGGTGGACGCCGTCCAGGTCGAAACGCGGGGGGACGATGGTGAACACGGGCATCTCGACGGGCGCCCAGTGGAACAGACGCCGCTTGACGTCTTCCACGGGAATGGCGCCGTCGTAGTGGTTGCTCTCGTCACCCTGGACGTCGGCACGGTAGTGCCACGCCTTGCCACGCTTGCCGGTGAAGCCGATGAGGGTCATGGTGTTGAGCCACTGCGCAGTCTCGCGAGACATGTGTTTACCGTCTTTCTGTGTGATGGCTGTGAGTCCGGTTTGGCATCATCAGGCACGCGGGCACCACCCACGTACGACACACGTCTCCCGGTGTGAAAGACGTGCGTTTCGCCTTTACTGCTGGACAGCAGCCCTCTCGCGGGCACTCTCGATCAGCGCCGGGAGCTGCTTCCGGATTATCTTGCGGAACGTGTTGTCGGCACCGCCGCCGTACCAGTCCCGAAGCGCGTCCACCAGGGGCTCGATGTCGGCCAGGTCGGGCGCCTGCTCGGGCAGGACACCTGCCTTTTCGGCCAGCCTCAGGAAACGTCCGTACTCACCGCACCAACCCTGCTCATCGCCGAACGTCTCGATCTCCTCACGCGTCATCGGGAGAGCGCGGAGAACCGTGTGCGCGTGGTGCTCGTAACCGTTGAGGACCGGCGGCGTGGTCGCGATCCAGCGGACCATTGCGTTCTCCGATTCGCGGAGAGCATCGAACGCAGCCGCTTCCGCCTCTTTCCAGTCATTGTCCACCTGCCGGAGGGCAGCCTCACGCTTCTCTGCCGCCACGTAGTAAGCCGCTCTCTCCTCCTTCGGAAGGAGGGGGGACCAGGCCGGAACCGGGTTGTCCTGCTCCGCCTGCGAGCGCCTGTCCCAGTAGTCGGAGCTGTTGCGGGCGTCGCGAGCGGCGAAGTACTTCTCAACCTCGGGAAGCATGGTTGTACCGTCTTTCTGTGTGTGGTGATGGGGATCTGCCATCCTCAGGCACGGGCGATCAGTCCCGTACGACACGCGTCTCCCGGTGTGAAGGACGCATGTTTCGGCTTGTCTAGACGTAGCTCTCTCGCTTGACGCCGCCGCGCGGTCCGAGCGCCAGGCGGAAATCCGGATAGTTGGCAGTCTCGCCAGCACGCCCGATGTAGACGTCCATGGTGCAGTCCTCGCCCACGGCCGGGAAGCACACACGGGAGTTCTCCCGGTTCACGAAGTACGTCGGCAGGCCGAACGCGCCCGACGTCTCGGCACGCTCCCGGAACGTGTTGATAGCGTGCGTGATGCTGGTGAACTGTTCGACGCTGTCAGCGTCCGGGAGGCTGTAAGAGCCGTTGCCGCCAAACCACAGAGCCGTAACGATCATGATTGGTTGCCTCTCAGGCACAGTGAAGCCAGGTCAGAGCGTGTGAAGGGTGTGCTAGCGCCTGCCGGTGTGAAAGACGCTAGCACACAGGGAAACGCGGGAGAAGGTCAACGCCTGCCCGTGATGCGCTCCATCAGTCCGGAGGTCTCGATGAAGGCCAGCACGTCGAACGCGTCGCGCATGCTCTGGACGTACGGCAGCGTGACCGTCACGTCTCCGCGCGTCAGGACATAGCTCGCGTCCTCCTGCTGTTCCGCGTGCCAGCCGACGGAAAATGCGGCTCCGAGGATGACCCCCATGTAGTCGTCGGCCCGCACGTTGGACAGATGCCCGTTAGCCATTTGGTCGCCCTCATTCTGTGTCGTCTCTGTGAGTCCGGTTTGGCTCATCAGGCACGTGATGACCAATCACGTACGACGCGTGCCTGTCTGAAAGACGCGCGTTTCGCCGTTACTACTTATTCGCTGATTGCGTCGAGCGCGTCACACATGCTCTGTTTCGTGTATGCGCAGTCTGCGCCGATTTTTTGGGCACGGTATGTGCCATAGTTCTCCTGAACCACGCCTACGTATTCGCCATCACGCTTGACGTCGAATTGCTTCGCATACGGGTTGTATTCAAGAGTGATCATGTATTCCGCCTTTCTGTGATTTGCCTTGGTGCATGTTCCCAACACGCGCGGTTGCCCGTGTTGAGAACACACAGGGAAATGGTTCGCTAGGCCATTTCCCGGCGTGCTTGGTACAGCTACCCGCTACGGCTTTTCGTTCGTGCACATCATCGGGTTACCGATGCATTCGCCCGAACGCATTCGCTTGCGTTCTCTGTACCTAGACACTCCCACCTATGACGCTGTGACCTTGTGCTTTGGCCTGCCCGCGTAATCGCTCGCGTCGTGATCTGTCGCTAGCGTCTGCCCACAGAATTTGGGCTGAAAGACGCATCTAAGCGCGTTATCCGTACGGTCATCGCGAAATCTCGGCACACGGTTGCCCGTGCGCACACTAACGCGTAGGTACAGCTCATGACATAGGCTGTGTCCGTATTGCTCTACCCGTTCTTACACGTTGGCCGCATTTTAGGTAGCACGTCCCAGCTTTCTCGCTTCCCGACTGGTCTTGACCTTTCCAAAGGGTCTGCCAGCTAGCACAGCGAGCGCTGGACCGCGCGCCATAAAGCGCAGCGTCCCGCCCGAAGAAACAGGCTTAAATTAAATTCTCAAGCAACCGCAAGATTCCCGACACAGGGCGTGCGTGACCTAATAGACCTCTGGCGTCCAACGAATTTTCACCGGCCGCTCTAGCGCGTCCACACATAGGGGACTGAAACGCGAGCATCTCAGATATTGCCGGGGTCGTTGGGTACAGAGTCCATCCGTATCCCGTACGTCCTATGCGGTTATCAAGCTTCATGCCCGCACCTTCCCCGTTCCCGCTTTCGCGAGTCCGGAGCCGGGAGGCTCCGTGTGGCCGGTCCCGCTGGCCTCACAACGAGAACTATCCTCGTTTCGAGTATAGATGTCAACACATTTCTAAAATTCGCTTGTGACCTGCACTTTTACCCTCGTGTACCAACCAATCACATGCTTGGTTTGATCTTGTTCAAGGGTCAAAAGATCTTCAAAGTGTGACGCAGGTCACACCGATGATTCGGACATTCGAGCATTCCGTGGGAGAATTCCGGCGCGTGCGGGATCGGCTCTCGCGCGTGCCAGCACTGCCGTTCGCCCGCACCCTGCCCGCGAATTCGGGGGGATCGGGGAAGCCCTAAGGGAATGCCTCTGTACGCCTCTACAACACACCATAGAGACGAGAAAATCGGGCTCAGGTCCAAGTACCTTAAAGGACACCTACTCCAGCCATAGAGACACTACAGACGCATACAGAGGCATAGGGAGATTGGCCGAGGTCTCGCCCGTGCGCGCGTCGCGCGGCTCGCGTGGATCGCACTGCTTGCTATTGCAAGCGCGCTGCAAGCACTTTGAGCGAATGTCATTACATAACGCTCAGTTAACCTACTTGAGTAGTGGGGATTGCGTCCCATTTCCGCTCAGTGAGGCAACGGCAACAGGTCTCAGTCAGGCGTTTCTGACAGTAGCCGGTTCGGATCACGCGCGTTTCCCTGTACCAATGTTCCTAACGCTGTGTGTCGATGCACGCTGCGTCATTGCAGGTCGAAGGGCTCTTGACAGGATTTCCGAAATACTCTCAGTAGTTTGACCTGATCAGGCACGGTGTGCGAGTAGGGCTATTCTCGCAAGTCCCAATGGCTCTACGTAGGTGGTCTAGAACGCGTTGTAACAAGCGTTTGGCCTTGACAGGTACCCCCCCACCCTTAAATGATCTTGCAGGGGTACCTTGACGGCCCGACCAGAGCCGCGCCGGGAGTACGGAGAGTGAGAACAGTGGCCGGTGATGCGGCGTAACTGCTAGCTCACGGAAGGTCACGGAGCTGCGGAAGCCACGGAATCACGGGAATTCGGGCAATTAATCTAATTAATTGAATTAATTGGGCTAATTGAATTAATTAGATCTAATTCGGTGGGATAGGATACGTCGCATGCAACCAGGAACCCGCATCATGTTCGTTCGATACGCCGAGGACGGTACGGCGACGGTGCAAAGCTGGGGAGTCTTCCCGCCAGACGCTCCGGAACTGGCGAGCGCCTATACGTCGATGGTCGAGCGGTTCGGGGAGCCGGACCAGCAGGACGTGATCGCGCCAGAGGACACCGGAGATGGCGGTTCGCGCTTCAGTCTCCGGTTCTGGTGATCGTGTATCGTGCGGCTATTGGCCCCGCACTCGCGGGGGATAGTCCTCTGAGGGCGAGGACAGCCGCTTTCTGAGCGGCATGCTCCCCACGCATGCGGGGGTTTGTACCCGAGACCCCATCGGGCACCTTCCCCTGCTCGCGTGTTGGAGGACCTGTGCTGAAGGACGCCACCAGATACCGCTACGGCAATCGCGATGATGCGGCCCGATGCGCCCATGTCGATGAGGAGAACGCCCGCCGCCGGGAACTACTGGCCGCCGCCCATCCGGCTTGGCTACGCCGGGCTCTCCTGGAGGCCATCAGAGACGGCGTCAGTCCCCGCGAAGCGGCCGAGCGGTTGCGTACGAGCTTCCAGGCGATCTACGCCCTGGCGCGCATCGATCCGGAGTGGGGGCGCGAGCTGGACGAGGCGACTTCGGCGGCCTGCACCTGTGAGGGCACCGGCTGGAAGCGCCAGGAGCCGCGAAAGCGCTGTCATTGCCCTATTGCTCGCGCCTATCGGGCTGAGGAGTCGCGCCGGGAACGGGCTCAGAATCCGTGACCCGACTGTTACAAAAGGGCTTTGGTGCACTGCGGGCTTAATTAAGAGGCTCGCGACCGCCTTTCGACGGCGTAGCGGCCCCTTCTACGCTGGGATAACCCTTAAATAAGGCCCACAAGCACGTCTGAAGGCTCGAAAAAGGGGTCCTGACCTGCGTAGACACTCGTCGGAGGTCGGTTGCTGCGGTCGGCCAGGGCTGGGAGAATGGAGGCATCCCAAAAGACCACCTGGCGACAGGAGCTATTTCGCATGCCTACGACCAAGAAGGCCCCGCTCACGATTCTGGAGAAGGTCGCGCTCGGGAAGAAGTACAGCCGCTCGGAAGCAGAGGAACTGAAGGCCGACATCGAGACCTGGTCCGGCCACGCGGAGACGCGTCAGGGTCAGCTCCAGTCGCTCTCCCAGGCGGAGCTGGCCAGCCTCGTTGAGCAGGCCGAGGCACTGGAGGAGCTGGGCGGCATCTTCCCGCAGATCGCCGGGCACCTGACGGCCTTGGCCAACCTGACGGCCGACCTGGGCTCGATCGAAGAGAAGCTGGGCGAGTTCACCGAGGTGGCGGAGTCCTTCTCGGAGCACGCCGGTACGTGGATCGAGAATGAGGAGGACCGCGAGACCATCGCGGAGGCGAGGGATGAGATGGAGGGCCTGGCCGATTCCCTGAAGGACCTCAAGGCCGAGCTGCTGGAGCTGGGCGTGGACGTCGAGCTGGAGGCGTAGCTGCTGGGCGGGATGCGTGCGCTTGCGTCTTTCACACCGGCACGGCAGAGTGTACGCATCCCGTCTTTCACACAGGAGCGACATGCTCATTTACGAGGACCTCTGTGTCGGCCTGCCGGTCGTCGCGGAGGGCAAGGAATATCGAATCAACGCCTACGACGCCGACGGCATCACCCTGGGATCAGTGCTTCCGATCTCGTCGGGGGAATCGCGCTACGCGTTCTGGTACATCCCGCGTGACCAGGTCTTCGACGTCATCACCTATGACGGTGACGCCGACTACCACGAGTCCGGCGGCGTCCTGTGCGATGACTGCGGGAAGCGCGTCCGGCCGAGGAGCCTGGAGTCCCTTCCCGAGCACGGCTGCACCGAGCGTCAGCACGCACGGCGGGAGGCTGCGGCGTGATCGAGGTCAAGGAGGGCGACGAGGTCCGTCTCTTCGAGAGCTACTACAGCGGGAGTCGGCAGCCTGGCGGCCAGCCGGGAATCGTGAAGAGCGTACGCCGGACCCTGTTCGACGCCGAGTTCAACGGTAACGGGACGTTCACGAGGACCTTCCGCCTGGAAGACGGCTACCTGAACGAGAAGAACAGCCGGACGTACGTCAAGACGGTTGCCCAGGCCGAGCAGGACGTTCGATACAACAACGCCATGAACCGGCTGCAACACCACAAGATCGCAGTGCGGGACGGGCACAAGCTCGACCTAGATCAGCTCGAAGCGCTGGTGGCGCTGCTCGACACGTTCGAGGCGGAGGAGTCGGCGTGACTGAGCTGACAGACAAGTCGGAGCTGCCTGCGCTGGTGTCGTCCACACTGAAGGAGATCCTTCAGCACGGTTGGACGATCGATGGTTTGGTCCTGATCAGCGAATATCCCGGACCTAGGTACTACATCTCGGCCAAGAACGTCCTGTGGTGGCTGACTTTCTGGGTCGATTCCGATGGCACCGAGGAGTGGAAGATCCGGAACTGCTCGATCGTCTGGCAGACCATACGAAGGACGAAGGGCGGTTACCTCAAAATCTCGGTCGCTGACCTACACCACGTTCTGACGCTATCGCGCGAGGAGCTGGAGATGTGGTTCGAGAACCGGCAGACGCAGGAGGCGGGGGAGTGACTGAGCCCGTCAACAACGTCCGCATGATCGTCAATCTGCGATTCGAGGGCGATTACTTCGACCCTGACGAGCTGGTAGACGTCGCCAGCGGTTGGATCTATGCCGGTCTGGAAGACCGTGACAACCTCGTTGGCACGAAGATCACTGGAGAGCTGCTGCCGACGAGCGACACCGAGGAGGCGGCGTGATCCAGGACGCGATTGGCCAAGCGCTGCGGCCCGGGTACAAGGTCGCCTTCGCGGGCCAGGAGTACGGCAAGCCGACGATCAACTTCGGTGTGGTGTCGGAGCTGGGGGAGGACAAGGTCTGCGTCGAGCGGACGATGCGCCTCGGCCACCCGAACGGAAAGCAGGACGGCCAGCGCCGCAAGGTCTGGGTCGAGCGATGGAAGGTCGCGCGGCTGGCTGCCGACGTCATCTTCCCGTGGGAGAACGACTTCACCTGGGAGGGGTCGTGAGTGAGCTTTCGTCGAACAAGGACATCTTCCGGCACCTGCGCGAGGCCGTCGCGGGCAACGCCGTGGCATTGGCCTACATACAGACGATCTCGGAGGAACTTGACCGGCAATATCAGCGGCTCTGGTACTTCGGTAACGACGGTCGCACGTACAACGACAAGGACATGCGCAAGTACCGAAAGGTCGAGCTGGAGGCACTGCACGATGTGGCCGCCGCGCTGCTGGTCGTGTCGCCGACGGTCGTGACTGAGGCGGTGGAGCTGCCGTCGGTGACGGTGGAGGGCGACGATCTCCCGGAAAAGCCGGGGGATGGGTGGGTGTGGATCCTCACCATGGACCGCCGCCGTGGTGTGTCGGCTCCTACGCAGCTCGGCGTGTGCGACAACGCGGAGAGCATGCGCCAGGCGGTGAAGGGCGCGCTGGCCAAGGCCGAAGGGTGCAACCTCGCCGTCCGGACGGTGTCAGATTTCGCGACCATCTACTCGGGTGACGAGATCCCGAAGGACGAGCTGTGGGTCTGCACTGACGGGACAGCGGCCTGGAGCAATCGCTTCCTGATCAGCGCCGAGCGCTTCACGATGAACGAGCTGATGGAATGGGAGGCGGAGTGAGCGAGAGCAACCGCCCCCTCGCGGTTGGCGACGTCATCCACGGATTCGCCTATGGCGCCTTCGGCCGCGACCACTTCTACTGCGCTCGCGTCGAGGCTGTCGGCCGTGATTGGGTGGTCGTCCGATCGTCGCTCGGCACCGTGGAGTTCTCTACCTTCCTGGATCTCGTCCAGCAGGCCCGCGACGAGGTGTGCCCCAACGGGAAGTACAACTGTGAGCCGGGGGAGTCGTAGTGAAGGAAAAGATGGCCCGGCTGCGCGCGGTCATGGAGGCGCATAACGTCCTGCGGGAGAGTTACAGGCGGGTCCACGAGCACGTCGGTAAGGCGCAGAGCGCGAAGCCGGATGAGGTGGCAGCGGCGATGCGCGAGTACCAGAGGATCATGGACGGCCTGGAGAATGAGGTCAACACCCTGATAGACCAACTGGCTGCGGAAGCTCTGAAGGACGACCCGCTCGCGACCAAGGACGAGTCATGAAGCCGTACCTGGTGATGGACGTGGACGGTGTCATCAACCCGACGGCTGAGGAGCCTCGCGGCTACAGGAGGGTCGCCTACCCCGGATCGGAGCAGGACGGCTACGTCTGGGTCAACGATGATCACGTCCGCTGGCTGGCCGAGGTCCTGCCCCGCGTCGAGCTGGTGTGGGCGACGAGCTGGAGCACGGAGATGTGGGCGTTGCGCTGGCTGGCCAAGGAGCTGGGGCTGCCGGAGGATCTGCCGTGCATCGACGTCGGCAAGTACGGCGGCGTGACTTTCGGCCGAACGGCGAAGATCGGGCCGGTGGAGAAGTACATCGGTGACCGGCCGACGGTATGGATCGACGACGTCTTCGGCGGCAAGGACTGGGGCTGGGCGTTGGACCGGACGGAGGAAGGGATCCCGACGCTGCTGATCAATCCGCCGTCGCATCTGGGCCTGGGCTTCATCGACATGGGCCGCGTGCTGGCGTGGCTGGACGAGCAGGAGAACGGCTGACCGAGGCGTAGACAGCGAAAGGCCCCGGAGTCCGAGATTCCGGGGCCTTTCTCGTTGCCGTCGCTAGTCGTCTTCCCTATACGAATCCAGGAGGGCGGCGGCCTCTTCCTTCGCCCCCTCAGGGGCCTCGTCGTCGGTCAGCTCCACGTACCTCACCAGATCTTCGCGGCGCAACCTGGTGCCGTTCCCGATAGTCACCCAGGGGGAGCCCCACTGGCTACGGCCACGCATGCTGGACGAGCCGAGACTGTCAGCTCGGACGAGCATCTGCTTGGCCTCCTCGCGCGCCTCCTCAGCCGCTTTCTCGGCCTCGAAGTCAGCGACCTCGGCCGCCGTTCCAGCGAACACCCAGTCCATGGCGATCGTGGACATGACCACGTAGTAGTCCTTGTCCCGGTCCGGCTTGATGTAGTAGCGACTCACTCGTCCTCCGCTCGCGAAATCAGTGTGAGGTCCGCCGGATGGAAGTCCATCGTCTTCCCATCGTTAGTTGACTTGAGGACAACCTGACTCCGGTTGAGGGCCACGATCCACCCCTGCCCGTGTATCCAGTGCTTGGGTCGGTTGTACGCGTCTCTGGTGGGCTCGACCTCACAAAGATCGCCTTCGCGCATAGACGTGCCGTCTAGGTAGATCTGCTCCCCGGCCCGGCGCCGAGCGTCAGTGTCGATGGCATTCACTATCAGCTCCTCCTCTCGGGCCTCGGGCCAAGGGGCTTTGGCGTCAGGAAGGCCCGTTCCATGCCGACGACCGGCGCACCCGCCGGGCCGATCAACCCCTTGGTGATGATCAGGATCGGCTTGTTCTCCTGCGTCTTCTCGTACCACTGCCAGCGCCAGTGCTTCCGGCGAGGGAATCGCACGGAGTACTCCCGGCCGGAGCCGCCCGCCGACGACCCTCGTACCTTCCCGCTGCCGGTCTGCTGCGTGAATCGCGTGACCTGGATCTTGCCGTTGAGGTTCGGGTGCTTCCTGCGGGCGCTCTTCAGCCGCATCTCGTTGCTCTTGCTGCGCTCCTTGGGCTCTCCGCGCTCCAGAAGCTCCTGGCGGATGATCGCGAAGTACGACAGGAGGACCTGCATGTACGGCGACTTCTGGCGCTTCTGGGCGAAGTTGGGATCGAGGCCCTCCTTCCACAGCTCCATCGTGCCTTCGTCGCCGATCGTCCAGACCACGGAGGCCACCGGCAGTACGCGGGGGTTCTCCTGCGGGTCCATCCCCAGGTCCGTCGTACGCGCGTAGATCATGAGCATCAGCATGTAGGCGCCGTCCAGGTCGCCATCCCCGAAGAAGGTGACGCGTTCGTCGTCGGCCTTCAGCACCATCCAGGACATCGCCGCGACCGGCATTGAGTTGCCGTCCTGGGGAATCGGGTCCGGCAGCGGCTCGGCGAAGTGCACGAAACCCGTGGGGGTGAGGATGTCGGTGAGGTAGGCCGTGGTGGACGGGTAGCTCTCCCACATCTCGCTGAGCGTCTGGCACACGTCCACTGGCGGTACGAAAGTCGGCCCCGCGATCAGCTCCTCCCGGTGCAGATCCCGCAGCTTGGCGGCGGTGCTGAGCTGGCCGGGCGTCGCCTTGGTCAGTGGTATGCCGGACAGGTCGGTCACCATCATCACCGCGAGCATCATCCGCAGGCCGATCTGGGCGTCCCCGAAATACTTGATGAGGGAAAGGCGGCTCTTCACCGCCTCCTCCACCGCCGCTTTCTCGTCCATCAGTTGTCCCCCTCCAGAACTCCTACCCGTCCGACGGGAGATTCTTTATCCCGCCGCACGGCTTACAGAGAAATCCGCGAGTGGCGCCGTCGAACTTTTCGGCTTCGCGAACAATCTCCGCCGCACGCTTACTGGTTACTGAGATAGAATTGAGCTGGTGTAGGTTGGTGGTTCCCTTAGGAATGTACTTGCAGCCGAATTTGTGTACGCTAACCGACACGATGCGACCGGCATAGGTGACGCCCCATGTTATCGTGATTGCGTCGGCCTCAGAATATTGCTCTTCGTTGGCAAGCCAGTTATTCGACTTGTTCCATTCAGCTAGCTGCTCTTCGTATTTCTGTTCAAGTTCGGGGCTGTACTTAAATAACCTCTTGGCCGCCTCTTCGTTAATTCCACTGCTTGAACATGCCCTTTTAAAGGTGTTCCCTTTGAGCATCTTTCTGAGAATCTCGTTAGCGCGATTCTTGTGGTACCGCGCCTGTGCCTCATGGCTCTCGCTCATAAGCTCCGGTTTGGCGTCAAAGAGCTGTCGTATTTCTGTCATGGGTATCCGCAGTTGTCTGGCAGCCTCCTCGGGCCGTCCGGATTTCTCGACACGCTCCAGAAACTTGCCCCACCACTTGACTTGCATCAGATATCCCTCCAGCGGATGTCCCGCCGCACTCGCGCGATCTTCTCGATTACGCTGCCTGCCTGGTCGCTTGGCTGCTCGACTTCCGCCATGCCGTGATCGGCGGCCTCCTTGCCGGAGGAGAACAGCGGGACGGGGGAGACGTAGTCCGTGACCGCGTAAGCCTCCTCGGGCGTCATCCGACCCGTCATCGTAGCCACTCGCAGCGCCAGCAGCTCGTCACCGTCGTGACATCCGGCCCACCCTCCGCAAATCCGGGAGGCCGAGTCGCGGTCTTGCTGGTGGCACAGAAACACGGTCGGCGGCTGCTCTCCCGTCGGCCGGTCGTACTCGCGGAGCTTTTCATACTCCTCAGGTGCCCATACGCCGGAAGGGACGTCCTTGCGGTAGGGGCAGCTCTCGCACGGGCGGGGAGCTGGGCGGCGATACTTCACGCGTTCTCCTTCGGTGTGTCGGTCCGTGCGTTCTCCGCCTCGATCTCCCGATAACGCTTCTGAATCCACCAGTTGACGAGGGCCACCACTGCCTCAGGGTCGTCCACCTCGCCGAAATCCTTCTGGATGTAGTCCCCGGCCTCGCCAGCGGGCACGTGCCAGACGTTAGACACCAGCGTGTACGTCCACGGGCTATCGGTGAACTCGACATCCACCGTCTCGTCCTCGGTCACAAAGACCTGCGCTGCGGTGTCGGTCATTTCTGGCGACGGCGCTGGAATGGCGTACCCGGCCGCAGTCAGCGCTGCGCGGACCGCCTCGGCCGCCGCTGCCTGCTCCTCCTCGGTGAGGACCTTGCGGATGGCGAGCGTCGAGCAGACGTAGACCGCCTTGCCAGGGTGGCCTTCTACGAGGCCCTCGTTTCGCAGGAGGGAGAGAGCGTTCTTCATCGTGCCTAGGGAGACACCGTTCTTCGCAGCCATTTCCCTGATGGGATGGAGCTGCTGGCCTGGCTCCAGGACGCCGTTGAGGATCAGGCGCCGCAGCCCGTCAGCGATCTCCGTATAGGTCGGATGTTGGTTAGCCTGGTTAGACTGGTTAGCCATGTGGAAGACCTTAGTGCATGCCCGACGACCTGTCTACCTGTGTGAAAGACGGGCTGGGGTGCGTTGCATTTTCTTGCAGTACCCGCTTGCCGCTGGCCTGCCGCCCCTGCGGCCTCCTAGCGTTGTGACCATGGACGAGACCCTTTTCCGCGAGTTCTCCGAGATCTGTGACGGCATCGCCGAAAATCCGGGCCGGAACGCATGGCCGACGCACGATCTCCAGCGCCTCCTCATGTACCACGGCGATATGAAGACGTTCAACACCGTGGTCGCCGGTCTCGTCACCATGGCTCACCAGCGCAAGCCGGACGCCCCGGCCGAGCTGCTCGCGTCGATCTACGCCAAGCTGTCGGAGGCGGCGGAACTGCCCTTCCCCCAGCTCGCCCTGGACCGCGCGCACGCGCTGATCACCTACTTCCAGACCGGCGTGGAGGAGATTCCCGGCGAGGGCCAGGAGATGGAGATGGTTGACGCGCTCTCGGCCCTCGCGCTGATGTACGTGATGTGCTTCTTCAGCACGTAGGCCGGGAACGCCGAAGACCCCCGGATCTCTCCAGGGGCCTTCGCCTTGTTACCTACCGACCAGCGTGGTCAGAGGGTCACGCGTTGCAAACTTCGCGATCGTCGGTCTTGGAGATGACGCCCGAAGCCGGGCCGTCGAACTCGCCGTCCTTCACGCCGCCGACGAAGGCGTCCCACTCGCTCCGGGTGAACGCCAGCTTCGGGCCGTTCGGGTCCTTGGAGTCGCGGACGAGGAAGAGCAGATCGGCGTCGGCCTTGTGCTCGGCGACCTCCGGGCTGCCGGGGACGACCGTCACTTCCACGCAGTTGCCACTGGTGCTGCGACCGCTCTTGCGCCACGGGGCAACGCTGAGGTCCATCGTGGATCCTTTCTCTCTGCGGGGTTGTCTGCCCTTACGATGGCACGGCAACGACGCGTATGCAACGGCGCATGCGCATCGTGGCAAAAAGTTGGAGCCCCCGTCACATAGACGGGGGCTCCAACGAGAGCGTTGTCAGAGAGTGATCACAAATCTCCGTGCCGGATGGCGCGGGTGAAGGCAGCCCATGCGCCGGGCGGGAAGACCAGCGCCGGACCGGTAGGGTCCTTGCTGTCCCGTACAGCCACGAGGCCGGGGAGGTTGGTGGCAACCTCCACGCAGTTGCCCTGCTGACTCCGCGAGCTTTTGCGCCATTTGGCGTCGGACAGGTCACGCTTCGTCATGCCCGCCCTCCTTCCATTTCCGTTGGGCCTTGGCCAGCAGTGCCCGTGTTGCGTCCGGACCGTCGGCTGCGGCCCGTAGATGCTCAATTAGAACTCTATATTCCCTGATGTCCGCTTTGTTCTCCAGGAACAGTGTGCTTGTACTGCCCTCGATGTAGACGACATCGTGGCCTTCATCAGGGAATTCGAGGATGACGAACGCCCCGTGCATGCCAGGGTAAGCCCCAACGCTCCGAGGAATCACCTGGATTGTGACGTTGGGCTCTTCGGCTGCCTCTAGGAGCTTGGCCATCTGCTCGGCCATGACCTGACGGCCGCCGACCTCCCGAAGCAGGGACGACTCGTCCATCACGGCCCAGAGCATCAGCGGGCTCGGATCGGTCCGCGTGAGGAGGTGCTGACGCTCCAACCGGGCGGCGACGCGGCTTTCGACCTCATCGCGCGCCAGGCTGGGATCCGTGCCCTTGATCATGGCCCGCGCGTAGTCCTCGGTCTGAAGCAGTCCGGGCACGGCCAAGGGCTCGTAGGTGCTCACTTTTTCGGCTTCAGACTCAAAGCCGATGAAGGTGGCGTACTCCTTCGGCAGGGACGCTGCCGTCTGGAGCCACGTTTGGTCCGCTGCGGCCTTGAGAAGTGCGCGCAGTGACTCACGGTCTTCCGGGGGAGCGTCGTACGCGTCGAGGAGTGCTTGAAGCGTCCGCGCTTGGGGTCGCACCTTCGCGCCTTCGATCCGGAACAGTGTTGCCCGGTTGATCTGGGTCTGCTCCGCTACTTCCGTAGGCGACATGTCGGCGGCCTCCCGCAGCTCACGAAGCCGGGAGGCGAAGCGCCGCAGTCGCAGTGTCGGGGCCTTGTCGCGTGCTGCCACGCGCCCAGGGTAGCGGTTTTTCTTGCGAGTTGTTGATGCGCCGTTGCATGTGCGTCTTCACGTGTGCATCATGGCATAGAGCTTGACTGCTCTTACGGAATTCGGCAGGCGAATGAGCCGATCCGGCCTACGTCTATGCCATCAGCCGTGGGAGAAGGTCACGCAATCCGCGCAGTTCACTCGATTCCCCCCGATTTCAAAAGTGCTCCGCCAAGCCGCTGACCAGGTGATTGACGGACCTTGACCACTCGCCGGAGGTGCGATCCATGCCGACCGAAAGCACTGTACCCAGGACGGTACCGACAGAGGCGGAAGAGCAGTACACACACCTCATACGGCTGGCCTGGGACCTTCGGGACCTGGGGCTGGAGACGCGGGTGGAGCTTCCGCTGAAAAAGGATCCTCGCCTGGCGGTGATGCTCCCGGTGGAGACGTTGCGGGTGTACGCGATGCTCTTCTCCGGCCAGTGGTTCTTCTCGTGGGGGAGGGGCCACATGCAGCGCATCGACGCCCTGGCCGACAACGCGGCGCAGAAGATATACGAGGTGGCGACGCGATGATGACCAGGGACGACATCTACATAGCGGCATCATCGATGCTCTTGCGCTGGCAAGGGATGTGCATCGGGATGCGCCACTTCACCTGCGACAACGCGCAGACGCCGGGCCTGGCGCGTCACTGGGCGGTCGATCTGCTGCGCGCACACGGTGTCTCGGGCGAGCTGCTGGAAACGGCCGAGCTGCTGGTGAGCGAGGTCGTCACGAACAGCCACCTCTACGCCGACCCCAGCAATGATCCCGACAGGCTGATCACGGTAGGCGTCGGCGTCAACCGCGAAATGATCCACATCGAGGTCATCGATCCGGGATCGCTCGTCAACGTGCCCGCCATGCGACCGGCGGAGGACGAAGATCTCGGCGGGCGGGGGCTGGCCCTGGTACACCAGCTTTCGCGCGAGTGGGGCACTGATCATGTCCAGGGGATCGGCCGGGCGTTCTGGTTCCGGCTCAATTTAGCGGGCTCCTGAGATGGATCAAGCACTCCGTGAGGCTCCTTTCGTCCAGTACCAAGGAGATCTGCGGGTGCCGTGGGTGCTCGCCCATGCTGACGAAGGCGTGACAGCAGATCTCGTCTTCACCAAAAGCCGGGCCATGGGTAGGGATCGTCTTTCCTACCGCCGCCCGCGCCGGAGCGATTGGATCGTGGACGGCACGCTCCTTCGCGCTCGGGTCCGCCAGAGCTACAAGGGCAAGCCGCTGTGGCGCAAGATGAACACCCGGCGGCAGTTCCTCGCCATGGAGCGAGATCTGTGCCAGGTGTGCAGCCTGCCTGCGACGGATCCGGACAATGGGCTGATTCCGTGGATCGTCACTCCAACGACCTACCAGCCCATCGGCGGCGGTCTCAAAGGCACGAATGCCCCTCCCACGTGCGTGCGCTGTATGCCGGTCGCCCGTGAGCAGTGCCCGAAGGTGCGGGAGGCGTCCGAGGTCTTCTGGGTGAGGCACGCCGAGCCGGTCGGCGTGCTGGGGGACGTCTTCGAGCCGAATTGGCGCGGGTATCCGGTGCGCCAGGCCAAGAACGTCTTCGTCAGCTTCGAGGAGTACTCCCGGCATCCCATGACGCTCGCCCACCAGCTCGTGGTCCGGCTGGACGACAAACGCCCGTTCGATCGCTGTCCTGCTTCCTGAGCCTGTGCAGGACGGCGCAGGAAATCCGGGCTGACCGATCACCGTGCCTGCCGGTAGACTGCCCGGTATGGGAGTGATCAGGGTCAAGAGCCAGGCGGCTCGATTCGAGCACGTCGAGGTCATGTGCCCTGTGCCCTGGTGCGGTGCGGTCAGGGACCAGCCGTGCAAGAAGCGTACGAAGTACCGGCTGGTGATCTCGGAGAAGATCCACCCGGCCCGCCGCAAGAAGCAGGACGAGCTGGACGCGAAGCGCAACGCCTGACGCTCCTGGAAGTGCCTGAATGCCGGTCTGGAAGGCGTCTTTCAGACCGGTATTTTGGTGCTAGGCTCTTGCCCAGTCAGACAACCACCAGGGTCTAGCGGGCACCAGAAGCCCCCGCTCCACGCTGCCCGAGCGGCAGGCGGCCCGCCATCCCGGCACGAGGCGGAAAGAGTACCCGGGCACCGGCTCACCCACCGGTCGTAGAGCGAGGCCGAACAGGCTAAAGGGGATTGAATCTACAGGCGACCAGTCTTTGGTCCCCAAAGCCCCGCTCGACGAAGGCCACCGTTCCGGCACGGACCCAGCGAGCGAGGGACGCCGCGAGGCGGGGATCGGAACACGGCAGGCTCGGACTGGACGCGGCAGACGCGTACGCCTCGGATGACGACCGAACCCCGAGGGGAATCGGGCCGAGGCGATGGATCTGTAGAACACCCCGCCCTGGGGCCGCGTAATGACCGGCCTGGCAGCCATACCTGACCGATGCGACCGACCGACGGCGTACGGAGATGAGCTACCCCCTCTGCTTGTGAGACGGCCCGCTTCTTGGCGGGCGTATACGTCCCATGAGCAGGGGGCAGGGCCTCCCCTCCCTGGCTTCCCTCTCTCGGCCCCGGAGGGGGGCTTAACCCCAAATGCGGTAGATCAGCTTGCGGCTTTGTCTCTGCCAATCCAGCCGAGCTTGTGGATTTGGTAGCCGAGTTGGAAGCGGGTCTCGACGCCTGCGACCGTCATGAGATCGGCGATGTGACGCCCGACGGTGCGAGTGGCGACGCCCAGGGTGGTGGCGATCGTCTGGTCTGTGGCTCCGTTCAGGAGCGCTCCAAGGATCACTTGATCACGTTTGGACAGACTCTTGCGTCGCGAGCCGGGGGCGGTTGCGACCACCCGGTCACCAGCCACGTGGAGCGGGACAGAACGCTCCCAGTAGTGCTCGAACATGTTTACGAGTGCGACGAGCATGTTGCTTTTGCGCAGGACCACCGTTGCGTTGCCTTCCGGGTGGTCCGGCCGGTGCAGGGGCAGCATCCCTATCGTCCGGTCGGCGACCATGAGTTTCATGGGAAGTGTTCCCAGGGCTCCCCGGACTTCGTCGCCCGCCTTGATCGCGTACGCGAGCCCGTATTGGCCTTGGTCCTCGGCCAGTACTGACTGTTCTGCGATGATGCGCGTCCGGACTCCCCGCCGCGCGGCCTCCACTTCACTGGGGGTGTTGGTCGGTGTGGCCACGACATAGGGCGAGGTCGAGAAGTTCAGAACCTCCTTCTTGGCGTTGTCGTAGATCGCCCCGAAGTAGCGGCGGATCGCCTCTCCCTCCGTGAGGATCTCGAAGGGTTGTGCGCCGACTTCTGTGGGCCGCTGCTGAAACATTCGCTCCAGCTCCGCCAGTAGCTCGCGACCGGCGATAAGGGTCTGGGCCTCGTTCATAAGCCGTCGTCCGAAAGCCAGATTCGGCTGGATTGGGACAGGCGGATCACCTACGACGATTCCCTGTTGCCGCAGGGAGTTGATCGTCGCAGTCACCTCCGGCCCAAACGCCTGCCTGAGCTGCTCCGGATCCGAGCCGTCCTTGATCAGGTGCGTCAAGACCTCGCGTTCGGTGTCGGTCAGTCCCAGAACATGTTCCATCTTCACCTGCCGTCCTTACAGCTTGTCAGTGCGTAAAGGAACCTATCGGGCGCGAATCCGAAAATACTAGACCTCTTGACGAAAAGACGCGAGCCGTCTGTAAGACCCCAAGAAGGTCTCGGAAGAGTAACGGGGTACGGATGGTGCATCGAGGACATTGATGCATAGGGACGTCCGAAACCATGGATCTGTAACGTCCCAAGCAAGTATCGGACGGGTAACTGTGCGTAGATGTCGTATCACGGACAATGTCCGAATGGGACAGCCGAAAACCTAGACGCCCCATCGGTCCCGCCGGTTACATGGTCACCGCCGCTGACGCCTGTCACGGTCCAGAACCTTTCAGTGCCCTAGCGCACCCGTACACATAGATAGAGGAAGCACGTTGTCTCGTTCACTTGCACGCCTGCTCGGCGCCGTTCTCACCGCCGCCATCATGCTCGCCGCTCCGGCCCACGCGCTCGCCGACTCCGAGCCGACCCCTGAGCCGACAGCGACCACCACGCAGAGCCCCGAGCCGGAGCCCTCTTCCGAGCCGACGCCGGAGGAGACCGGAGAACCGGCCGAGGAGCCGACGACCGAGCCGGAGCCGGAGCCGACGGCCACGCAGACGCCGAGCGAGCCCGAGCCGACCGAAGAGCCGACGACCGAGCCGACCCCTGCGCCGGAGCCGTCCGCCACCCCGACCGTGCCGACGCCCGGCGAAGGACCGACGCCCGGCTCGACGCCGACGCACACGACGAACCAGCGAAACGGCGCAATCGGCTGGTAGGTAAACCAGCCCGCACGACAAGACGTCAGGAGCTAGTTACGCATACGGCGAACCGCCGCACAAAGACACGACCTGGCTTATAAGACACACACGCAAGGGATGATACGTATGAGCGACATGAGTCTGTCGAAGGCCATCGAGTCACTCACCTCAGCGGCTCACTTCCTTCGGCAGGCTGCCGAGCAGATCGACATGCTGGACCCCAGCGCCCAGAGCGCGCGTGACTGGTTCCGCGCTGTTAATGTGCTCGACCTGTGCGCGGGGAAATCCCACGGAGTGACCGACCGCGTCCGCGAAGGCATGCTCGCCTGGGTGGACAGCGACCCCGCTGTGGCGCTGTCCCCGGCAGAGAAATCGGCGGGAGTAACGCGCGACGATGTGCTCCAGGTGATCAAGACCGCGATGGACGAGGCATTCACCGCGCCGACGATGCACCTGGCAATCGTCCGGACTTCCCTGGGCACCCTGCGTGACGACCCGAAGGTCCAAGCCGCTTAAATACGAAAAGCCCCGCCTCCTTCCGGAGACGGGGCCTTTCGCTTGCCTTCTAGTGCGCTGCCTCGTACTGCTCGACGACACTCGCCGCGATCCGGCCGCGCTCACTGACCTCGATCCCCTTGTCCTTCGCCCACGCGCGGATGATCCGGCCCTTCTCCCTGTCGATCGAAGGGGTCGAACTACCACGGCGACGGCGGACGGCGACCGGCTCGCGGACGCGGCGAGCGCTCTCGACGAAAGGCGCGAGCGCCTCGCGCAACTGCTTCGCGTGGGAGCCGGATAGGTCGATCTCGTAGCCGCCACCGTCGAGACCGAAGAGGATCGTCTCGTCCGCCTCGCCACCGTCGATGTCGTCGATGAGGATTTCCTGAATACGCTTAGCCATTGTGGTTCTCCGCTGAACTCTGTGCTGCTCGAACTTACTAAGTCCGAATCTAGCCACTGTCATTCGGGAATGCAAATCGAATGGCGAATAAGTCGTAAGTAGTGAACATATCCCTGCGCAATTGCGGGTGATGTACGCTGCCGCCTATGCGATTGTTACCCTTAGCGACCATTCTGCTCGTCCTGGCAGGAGGCATTCTCGGGTGCGGCGGCGCCAGCGCACTGCCCGAGCAGGCTTCTCTCCCCAGCTCCACAGCGCCCCCCAGCTCGACCGCCGCCCGCGACCTGGCCAGCAAGCTGACCGGCCAGCAACGCATCCCGTGCACCGAAGCCGAGCCCGAAGGCGAAGGAGTGCTCGATGCGGCCCGATGCGAACTCCTGGGCAAGCCCCTGCACATCACCGCCTACGCCGACGCGACGAAGGCCCGCGCGGCGGCAGAGCGGCTGTATGAGGAGCTGCGCCAGCAGTGGGACTTCCCGCTCGTCCTGACCTACGACACCTGGGTACTGGACGCCTCGGCCGACCGCTCGACAGGCGTGGCGATCTGGCAGATGTTCCCCGACGCGACGAAGTTCGGGTCCTAACACGGCATTCGGGTCCTGACACGGCAGAAGCCCCGGCCCTTGCCTGGCCGAGGCTTCCAGATGCCACACACAGAAAGGGCAGCGGAGCCCTCGGGGTCACTATCCCATGCCCGCGCGATGATCGACAACTGACGTGTGAGCCGGTCCGGGATACAGTAGGTGCACAGCGGAATCGGGCCGGAGGCAAGGATGGGCGAGGTAGAGGAGAAGATCGAGGATCCGCAGGTGGCCAAGTGGCACAAGGCGGCCAAGATCTACAAGGAGAAGCGCTCCCTTGCAGACGTCGGCAAGGAGATGGGCGTCCACGAATCCACCGTCCGCTACTACCTCGCGAACCTCGGCTTCAAGGACATGCGTCCGCAAGGCGATCGAACCCGCGAAGACGTGACGGACGAACTCATCGTCGAGCTACGCGAAGGCGGGCTGAGCTTCGCCCAGATCGGCGCGCAGGTGGGCATGTCCAAGGCTGGCGTGCACGCCCGCTACATGGTCATCACCACGGGGGAGCGTCCCTCCGATGCCACGCGTCCCGTCAAGAAGCGCATGAAGAAGGACGCCCCGAAGCCGCAGGAGTAGGTCAGGCGACCTGCGCCAGAGCCTCCCGTGCGCGAGCCCCGTTCCGCCGGTCGTAGCTGAGCATCACCGTGATCGACTGGTGTCCCGTGATGTCCATGATCGTCTTGGGGTCCACTCCGGCGTCCAGCAGGTCACCCACCAGCGTCCGCCGGAAATCGTGCGGCGTGGCGTCCAGGTGCTTGTGGATGGCGTTGCTGATGGCCTGGCCGGACAGGTGCCGCTGGCGTGAGGCCGACGGCGACAGGAAGTCTCCGCCGATCGGGATGAACAGCGCGCCGGGTGCGTCGCCGCGAATCGCCAGCCACGCCTCCAGCAACTCGACGGCCCGCTCATTGAGAGGGATCTTCCGCTCGCGGTCGCCCTTACCGATGACGCGGATCTCCATCGCTTCCCGGTTGTAGTCGGCCCGCTTCATCCCGCCCAGCTCGGCCCGCCGCATGCCGGTGTAGCGGAAGACGCCGAAGACCGCCGCATTGCGGATCTCCAGGTGCGTCCCTGCGCTGGCGCACGTGTCGATGGCAGCGGTGATCTCCTCGGCCGCGATGTGACGACCGCGCGGCACGCGACTACCCGTGACCGCCTTGATGTTGATGGCGGCCTGGTAGTCCTCGGCCGCCATCAGCCGCAGCAGCCACGCCTCCCTCAACACCCTGCGCAACGCGGCCAGGTGTTTGTTGACATAGGCAGGCGTCCAGCCCTGCGCACACAGCATCTCCCGGATCCGGCTGGTGTGCTCATACCGCAGCAGGTGCCAGCTCATCTCCTCCGCCGAAACCTTCTTCCCACGCACCAGGGAGGCGATCCGGTCCAGGCAGCCATGCTGCGAGCGCCGCGAGCCAGCAGCCAGCGAACGCATGTAGCTGGCGACCGGATCCTTGACGTCCTCGCCCACGTGCGCAGGCAGCTTGGTCATCAGATCTTCTCCTGCGGAACCTCGGGGGCCTTCTCGCTGGAAACCTGAGTGATCTCGAACAGTCCCGGCTTGATGTGTCGGCAGACGGCGACGAAGAAGGTTTCGTTCGCTGCGATGGCTGCGGTGATGGGGTTCTCGGCCTCGCCGATGTAGCGGGCGGAGATCACGCCCATGGCCCTGTTCATGTAGACGGCAGCCAGGCCCGGTCCTGCGATGGCCGTTCCGCTGGGCGGCATGTCCTCGGGCTTGACGGCTGCTGCGAGATCTACGAGATAGCGGTTCACGTGTGCTCCAGGTGGGGACCGACTTGCGAGAAACCAATGTTGCACAAGTGAGGAAGCTTATGCAACATTGACGGCTCAAGGCAGACGCAGGGTGTAGGAGTAGCAACGTGGCGAAGAAGACGAAGAAGGTCCCAAGACGCGGAGTGAGCGGCAACCCGGCCAGACGAGCCCAGGCAGAGCAACTGCTGGCCGAAGACACGCTCATCTGCGAGATCTGTCGAGCACCGCTCGACTGGAAGACCGCCAATGGCATCACCAGCTTCAGCCACCCAGCCGGGATCAAGCTGGAGTTCGAGCACCGTCCGATGCCGACGACGGGTAAGCCAACGCCTGCGACCACGGTCTGCGACTTCTGCGGCGAGACCGGTATCTCTGCGTCCTTCGTGACGGCAAAGCAGATCGTTGTGCCCGATGTGGATGCGCAGGGCAACCCGACTGGCACGGGGAACGGCTATGACAAGCGGTGGGTTGCGTGCGCGCGGTGTACGCCTCTAGTCGAGCGAGGCAACCTGGCTGCCCTTCTGGACAGGGCCGCGCACATGCTCGGCGCTCGGCATGACCTCGGCGAAGCCCAGCGTGCTCGCCTCCGCAGAGACGCGAAGCGCCTCCAGGAAGCCTTCTTTGAGGCGGAGCCGACAGGCCCTTTCCCTGCTTAATCGAATAGGTGTTCTATTAATGAAGCCCCGTACCGATCTTCTTTCGGACGGGGCTTCTTGGTTGTGTATCGATACCTACCCTGTAACTGAACCTTAAACTAACCGACTACCTGTTTGACATGCACTAATGATTTCATGCAACATGTGTCGGACACAGACCCAGACAGACAGAGAGTGAGTCCCGTGGACCGCCGCTTCTGCCGATACCTGGACGAGAAGGAGCACCGCATCTGCGGTCGCATCCTGCCAGCGACCCGTAACCCACTGCGATTAATCTCGGCTCGCCTCGGACAGGTCAGCCGCATGGACCTCTGCGACGAGCACGAGCAGGCATTCCTCCAGCTCATCGAACCTTTCGTGGGTGAGACGAACACGGGCGGCCCGGCTCGCGACCTCGCTGCCAAGGTCGAGCTAGCCATCCACACGAACAGCGCCAGCGGCGAAGGACTGGACGACGCCTCCATCCGCCAGGGCCTCCGCGTCCTCGCAAAACTGAACAAACTGCCAGAAGGCTTCAAGATCACCGGGCGTGGCAAGATACGCGGCGAAGGGGTAACTCTTTTCCTGGAGAATCGGCACGAATTAGATAATCTAACCCCGGAAGAGTTGGCTAAGCTGGTGGAGGCAGCCCCTTCTTCTGAGGACTAGTAACGTGCGCACCCCCGAAATTCTCGGCCTTATCGAAGAGTTCTTCACCACCTACTCCATCGACAAGGCCACCCCCGAAACCCGCAACGACGTGATCGACCGCTGCCAGAACCTCGTCACCGAGGAAGCTGAAGAGGTTTTGGAAGCTCACGCTGCTTACAACGCAGCCCCCGGCCCTGAGACCCGAGCACACTTCGGGCAAGAGCTGGGTGACGTACGCTACGTCACCGGCTACACCCGCCATGCGCTGAGCCTTCCGCCGCGTCACGCCGCCGCCTTCTATCTCGACCTACCACCGACGTTCCACTCCGCCGATCTTTGGGGCGGCATCCGCCAGCTTTCCGAGCGCACCGCGAACTACTTCGCCGCCCTGAAGCAATCTGAGCCGGGCAGCGAGCAGGAAGAGCAGGCGCGACAAGCTCTGGCCGTCATGCTGGAACGCATCGACGTCAAGATCAACGCAGTGGCCAGCCACAACGGCATTCCACTGGAAAAGGTCATCCGGATCGTGCACGCGGCCAACCTGGACAAGGTCTGGCCCGACGGCACCATCCACCGCCGCGAAGACGGCAAGATCCTCAAGCCGCCCGGCTGGGAGGACCCCAAGACGCGCATCGCCGACGCCCTGGCCGCCTGAGCTTTAATAAAAGAACCGTCATTCCGTTTACTCTGGGATTGAGTTCCCGGCACGGAATGGCGGTTTTTGTGTTCCTCGCGTCCCTCGCGATTCTCGTAGCGGAAGACCCAGGTCTCTCGCTGACGAATCCTATTGTTCTCGGCCCAGTGGTCGGGTTCGTCTTCGCCGTTTTCGTGTACGAGGTCATCGTGCCCGGTAAGTCCTACCGGCGCGAACAGGAAGAGAACGCCCGGCTCCGCGAGCTGGTCGAAACCGTCATCCCCCTCACGGCGAAACTGGTTGAGATATGCGAGCAGAATACCGAGCTGATCGAGAAGAACACGGCGGCCTTCCACGAGGTGACGGCGTATCTGAAGGTCAAGGATCACTGACCGACGCAGAACTCATCGAAGAGCACATGCGCAAGATGCGGTCACGTATGGACACTCTCGACGAGATTCTCGGTAACAACGCTCGCATGCTGAGAAGGTGGTAGGCATGCTGCATCGACAAAGTTGCGTCATCAAGGACGGCTATCACTACGGCCCCGAAGACTGCTACCACACGCAAGAGGTAGACGAATTCGGCGAGATCAAACCGTGGGGCTGGACCGTACAACAAGAATTGGCCCAAGAAGCGCAATAATGGGAGAGGTACGTACCCCCATTGTTGAGAGGCAAATAGTGGATAAGACCATTGACGCTCGCGAGGCTTCCATCGGCTGGACCGCCCAGTCCGATCACCCCAAGCCGCGTGATGTGGATGACACGGTCGGCAACACCTTCACTCCCGACCAGCTCCCGGACCCCGAGGTTCAGCGCGCCGCCGGTATCAACCCCGACCAGTGGGCCAGGGCCATCGTGTTCGAGCCTGAGACGCCCGCAGAGCCCTCTGAGGCCGACGAGTAACACCCAACCCCACACGCCCCCAGGAGAGCGTTCCTGGGGGCTCTGGCACGCAGACGGGAGCATCCGTGGCCGAGGACCGCCGTCCTATCCCTAGCTGGGACGACCTGGCACGCTACGCGCGCAGCAAGGCCGACGAATGGGCGCGCGAGTTTGCCTCCGACCCGCCCCGCGACGAAGACGGCAACGAACTGCCCCGCGTCCGGCCCGGCACCAAGACGAGCTACGGCCAGCCCCTCAGCGAGCCCGACGAGGACGACGACCTCTTCCTGCCCTACCGGCCCACCCCCAGCTCCTACCCTCCCCGCCCGCGCACCCAGGCCGCCGGATACGACCGCGCCCGCCAGGAATTGCGCATCGAATTCAGAGACGGCTCGCGCTACGTCTACCACGACGTCCCCCCGAGCGTCTGGAAGAATTTCCGGCGCGTGAAGTCGCCCGGCCGCTACGTGAACCGCGTGCTGAACAACTACCGGTATGAGCGCGAAACCGAGCCGACGATCGACGACAGCATTTACAACCCCTTCCGCACGAAGAGCTACCGCAGCGCCAACCGCAGCACCTACCGCAGGCGCACGCGCTAACAAACGCAGCGAGGGCTTCCATAGGATTCCGCTATGCCCCAGACCTTCGACTTCGGCCCGCTAAAGGAATCCGCTTACGGCATGCGCTACCGCAAGTACTACGCCCACTGGATCAGCCTGAAGCGGTTCGGACCCATCTTCGAGCGGCGCACCACGCTAACGCAGGAGCCCCCTTACCTCGTCGGCCGCAGCGCCATCCTCCATCTGTGGGGAACGAAAATCGGGGTAGTCGTCGGCAGATGGACCGGCGAACGCCTGGACGAGGACAGCGCACTGCTGGCCGCGCTCAACTGCGTTGACAAAAGCGACCTCCCGAGAATCGGCGAAGACGATGAGCCGACCGGAGTATGAACCCTACGCACGCATCGTGGAATCCACCATGCGGACCCTCCTCGCCGAATTCGCCGACGGCGACCCCGACATTGAATGGCACCTGCTGAACCTGATGGAGCTGACATGAGACTCTTCAAGAAGAAGGCGACGCCGGAGCAGCGCGACGCCATCCGCGACAAGGCCGCCCAGCGCATGTCCACGCTCTCCCCGGCCGAGATCCTCACCTACGCCGAGCAATACCTGGGCGCGAGCTGGATGGCCCTGGACGGCTACAAGCGCGAGCCCGGAACCGAACGCCTGGTGGAGTTCCTGACGAACCTGTCCACGCTCGACGGCATCGCCGACGCCCTGGCCGCCCGACACCTGTGACGCACGTCACACAAGCAACCAGTTACTAGGTTACGAGACGCCACGAACCACCATCGGCTGGAATCAACCCCATGAGCACCGCACAGACCATCACAGACGAGCCCATGTGGGGCAAGGCCGAGATCGCCAGCTACCTCAACGTCAGCGAATACAAGGTCAGGACGCTGGTCGAGCGCTACCGCTTGCCCGTCTTCGACATCGGCGGCGAGCTGCGAGCCCACCGCAGCGAGTTCATGGACTGGCTGAAGACGCGGAAGGTGGCGCAGCACTGATGGAGCAAGATCTCACGGTCGCGGACCTCACGCTCATCAGCGTCGATGACCTCTGCAAGATGTGGCGCGTCAATGCGGACTGGATCTACGACATGGTTGCGCTGGGCGAGGACAAGGGCGGCCTGCCGCATCACCGGCTCGGGCGGCGAACTCTTCGGTTCAAGATGAGCGAGCTGGCTACGTGGCTTGACGCCCGCAGGTCCGCGAAAGCCGCCTGAGCCTCGATCGGCCTCCGCATCCGTGCGGTTTCGTGGAGGCCGATCAATTACCCATTTGCCTGTTTGATGGCGCTCTGCCTGTTGAGCGAGGAGCAGCTTGAACGGCGGTGAGAGCCTGCTCTGCCAAGCCCTCACTTCAGCGGGCTTGAAAACGAGCCTACCTGGTACGACATGTAGGCGCTGAGGCAAATGTGCAGCTTGCCCGACACCGCGATGCTGGGGATCAGGTAGACCATCATGTCTCCATCGATGATGAAGAATAGATCAACATCGTCGAGTCGGTACGGGACGCGGGGACCGTTTTTCGTCGCACCTGGCGTACGGCGACTGGTCACCACGAGCCAGGAGCCTTGGCTGTCTCGTGTGGTGGTTGTCTTGACCTGGACTCGCTGAAAGCGCCCATCCAGTTCAACGAGCATGTCGTAGACCTGGGAAGCAGTGGTGGGCTTGGCCACGGGGATGCCCCGAAGCTCGAACCACGCCTGCGCCAGCGCTTCGGCCGCGCTCCGGAGGTGGGCGAGCTGGGGGACGCTCGTATCGGCGGGCGCGGCATATGTGGGAGCCTCCAGGTGGCTGATGTCCAGCCCCAGCCGCAACGTGTGGGCGCGCACGCTTGCTCGATTTTCCCCTGTGTCGGACTTCATCCCGAGCATCCGGAGGAGTTCTGCCCAGGTTCGGGCTTCTGGCGTCGCTTCTCTGATCTTTTGATCACTCCAGCGGCGTACGCCTGTGAAGTGATCACATGGGATGTCATGGTCGCTGGCGAATCGCTTCACGATTCTCATGGCCGAGGCGGAGGCTTCTGGCAGACCGAGTAACCGAAGAGCGCCGCGCCATGAATGTGCTTTGGCGATTGCCTGCGCAATATCGGTATGAGTGACATCGCTGCCTGAAATGGTCACCTTCAGCATGCAGGTGATCTTACGACAGAAGCTCCGCATCATTTACGATGCGGAGCTTCTGTCCGTTTTGTGTCGGGATGACAGGATTTGAACCTGCGACCCCCTGACCCCCAGTCAGGTGCGCTAGCCAAGCTGCGCTACATCCCGTGGCTGTTGGATCACGTTCGGCTTTCGCTTCCCGCTCTCTTCGGCGCGAGGTAAACACTACCACGGCCCAGGAGGGCGACGACGCTTCCTGGGCCGTGGTGGCAGCGGTCAGGCGGCCAGTGCGTCCAGCTCATCGAGGTCGCCGAGCATGACCGTGTCGTACTCGTCCGGGTAGCACAGATAGTGCTTCTGGAGCACCTTCTCGGAGTTCCCCAGCCGTGCGGAGATGACGTCCGGAGTCCATCCCTGTCCTAGGAGCGCGTTGGCGTGGCCGTGGCGGAGGTTCTTGATCGGGATGCGGATCGTCAGGTCGGTGATCTCGTAGGCGTTCCGCCACAAGCGGTTGAGGGACTCGTGGCTGACGTACTTGGAGTTGTCGCGAGGGTCGTGCCTGGTCTTGGCGACCAAGCCTCTTTCGGCGCGCTTGCGGCGTGAGTACTCCGAGCGCTCCTGGCGGCAGGCGTCGCACCGGCACCGGGCGATCTCGTATGCGTTGACTGTCCCGTGAGCATAGGTTCGCCCGTTTTCGGCCTGGATGAACGTCTGACGGGCTGCTTGCATCTGCTCTTCGGTGAGCACCGTGCGGCGGTAGGCGACACTGCGGGGGGCGACCAGATGTGCGGGGAAGATTAGGTCGTCGTCGGTGAGGCCGTGCTGCTTGATGTGCTCATTGATGAGGTTGCCGATCGCCACGCTGACCTGGACGCGACGCTGGGTGCCGTTCTTGGTGTAGTCGCGCACCGAAAAGCGCTCCTGGTTTGGCTGGATGTGCTTGGTTACGACAGCCAGGGACTTGCTGACAGTGACGGTGTTGGTCGGAGCATGCCAGTCAGACACCTTGAGTGGCGTTAGCTCGCCCATGCGCATGCCGCTGGCGTTCATGAGGCGGAAGAAGAGCTGGGCGGGCTCGCCTTGGACGTTTGGCCACAGCCGACCGAACTGCTTCATCGTCAAGACGAGAATCGGCTTACGGGTGACCGTGATGCACGGCAGTCCGTCCACAGGATTGTCGTCGCGGTAGCCGTCGCCCCATGCCATCCGGAACATCGCGCTCATGGCGGCCTTGAGGTGTTTGCGGGTCTGCGCCGGAACGCTCTTCTCCTTCAGCCGCATCAGGAACGTCCTGATGTGACTGCGTTCCACCTCGGAAACGCGGAACTTCCCAAGGGCCGGAATGAGCCAGTGCGTCAGCAGAGATCGGTAGTTGTCGAGCGTGTTGGGTTCCACGTCGTGCAAGGACAGGAAGATCGGAACGAATTCGGCGATGGTGACGCGGGCCTTGAAAGCGGGGGAGGCGTCGTGTTCGGCGTAGTTGAGGAATGCTTCCTGCTGGGTTGCCACCTCCTTGGCGCGTTCATCGGTGTCGAAGGTCCCGACGTAGGCAGCCTTGCCGTCGGGGGTACGCGCGTAGGCAGCGAAGCGAAGGTGGCCGCGCTTGGTGCGTCGAGGTTGTGTGTACGGCACGGGGGGTCCTGTCTCGATGTCCGTTTCTCAAGATCATCGTTGCTAGTGGCCGTGCTAGTGACACGTCGATCCACCATGCTCCACCATCCCCCTTGTAAACCGCTCTGTAAGGGCATCTACCTGGGGAAATAGGCCGAATGATCTCCTACTTGGTACATCATAGACAGACTGGGGG